CCAACCCCCGAAAGGGGGGGGCCCCCGCCGGGCCCGCCCCGTCTCGTCAATAGGCAATATGCACAAACTTTCGGGGGTATGTTTGTGCATATTGCCTTTGTGCAATTTGACGAATTTAGGTGTCCTCGTCTGGCGGACAGAATGCGGCGTAGTCGTCGCAATCCAGTTCGGGGTGGGCCAGCTGGCAGTAGCCGGTGGCTTTGTCGCAGTAGGGGCAGGACAGGTCATAGGTGGGGCACTCGTGCATAAATATTCTCCTTTCCGTATAGGCGGCCGGGGCTATGCCCGGCTCGCCTTGTACTTGTTTCCGACTTCCTGCCAGGGGTTGGGGCGGATTGTCAAATCTGCCTTGCGCTTGCGGCGGAGTACGCTATGCAGAATAGCCGCCTCGATTTCGCTGTCTGCCAGGCCGATATGCTCTTCCTCAAACGCCGGCTTGCCGGTGATATACTGGAAAACCACCTCGGCGCTGGTCTTGGGGTTGCCTGCCTCGCTGATATAGCCGTTGCGCTCTGCCCACTTGAAGAACTTTTCGGTGTTGCAGATATTGGAGCAGGCGCCGCCCCAAATGTCCCAGACCTTCACATCCCGGTTCATCCAGTTGCTGTTCTCGTACAGCCATTCGCAGGTTGCCCGCATTGCCCGCATATCAAAACCGGCGTTATATGCGGCGATTGCCTCAATGTCGTAAAAGTCAACCGTTGCGGTCAGCTTGCGGAGAACATCGGCGAACGGCATGGGAACCGTCTTACGCTCATATACGGATTGCCAGTATTTAGGCATCTTCCAGCCGTAGTACGCAGTCGCCATTAACTGCGGATTGCCCAGCACTTCCAGCACGCCATAATGAAAGCGGTGCTGGATATAGCCGGTGGCGGTGTCCATCACACAGCCGCCGCAGTCGTAAACCTTGGGAGCGGCAAAGCCGCCCGCCGTTTCCACATCGAAAATCAGAACATTGCCCATAAGTGTTGGAACCTCCATCTTTTTTGGTATACCTTATTATAGCATGGGCGGGGCCTGTTGTCAAGCCCCGCCCTGCATTTTGTCAGCCGACCTTATAGCCGGTATACTCCTTCTGGCTGGTCAGGCCCTTGGAGTTGGTGACAGTCCGCACGACCTTCTCGCTGGTCACGCCCTCAATGTACTTGACGGCGTTCGCCACCTGAAGGGCGGTATAGTCGGTGCCGAGGGCGGCGTTAATCTCCGCCGCAGTCATGGGGGAGGCGGTGAGAACGCTCTTGATGGCGTTCGCCTTCTCCATAGTGGCGACACTCGCACCCTTGGCGGTGGACTTCTTGGGGTGAGCGGCGTTATAGGCCGCCTTGCTCTCCTGAGCGTTCACCAGAGCCTGAGCCTTCTCCATGAGCCGGATAGAAACCTCGGGGGTCAGCTCCAGCTCGCCCTTGGCGAGAGCGATAATGTCCAGACCGAACTGCTTGTAGGTGTACTTGGAAGTGGTAGCCATAGTAAAATCCTCCTTAAAAATATGGTAGTTGGTGTTATGTGCGGGGGTTCGACAATACAATCTTGTATTTCGTCCCCGCAAGGGTGAACTCAAGGTCACGAAAGTTCTGCCGCTCCAGCGGTATAATCTCCGCACCCTGCGCCGTGAGATATTCCACAAGACCGTTATACAAGTCCTGCTTGGCTTGGGGATACTTTTTGTTGTATGCCCCACGCTTGCGCCCGGCTTGGGTCTTGAGAATTTCCCCGGCGGCTTTTTGCTGTTCGGGGGTCAGTATGAAGTTATCAAGGTCCACGCCCTGCTCGATTAGGAAGTCATACTGCCGCAGGGTCAGCCGCTCTATGGCCTGTTCGGGGGTATCCCCCTGTTCAACCCATGAGTTGAGCTTATTCAACAGTATGTCCCGCAGTTCCGCCTTTGTAGCCCGGCGGCGAGGCTCACCAGCCATTCCCTCACCTCACTTTCTGTATTTATTATAGCACATGGGGTTCGCTTTGTCAAGTGCTTTTTTGGACTTTCCAAAAGTTTTTTGCGGCCCTGTCGCTGTCAGCCGGTTCACCGCCCGTCCCTCTTGGATTGTCTTTATTATAGCACTTTTCAAGGAGCTTGTCAAGGGGTTTTGAAAACTTTTTTCCCGCGCGTCCCGCGCCCGCATGGGGCCGAACCGCCGCCGGGAGTTCTCTTGCCCTCCTGACACTACCTATTATAAGGGATAGCCGCCCAAAAGTCAAGAACTTTTTTGCAAATTCCGGGGGATCTCCGTTTTGCACAAATTCCGGGAGAAAAATTTGTGCAACTTTTTTGCCGATTTTCCTTGACAATTTAACGCTTTAGCGTGGTGAAGTGCGACGCCGCCGCCCGGCCGCTTTCGGGATTGTGCAAAACAGAGAAAAATGGCCTGAAATTTGGCGAAAATTCGGCGAATTGCACAAAAAGAAAAAGCGCGCCGCTCCGGCCGCACCGGCGCGCCGATTTTATCACAGCTGCGGCCATTTGTCAATAGGTAAAATAGACAAAAATGAGGAAAGCCGACTGTGCATTTTGCACAATCGGCAATCCCCAACAGAAAGGAAAGGAAAGGAAAGGAAGAAAGTGGTGGAGTGTACGGGAGTCGAACCCGCTTAGGACGTTCCCAGCCGGTAGCTATTCACTACTGCGGCCGTTGCTTACCCGAGCAACCCACACCCCATATTAGGCGGGTTTTTGAAGAGAACCCGCATAACTCTACATGACAACGGCTTTGTTTTGAATGTTCACATGGCCGGTTGACCGCAGGAAGAAAAACTTGTTCCAGAACTTGGAAGCCTGCTTGTCGTGCCATAAATAAATTTTACCAAATACATGACGGATTGTATAGCGGTCGTCACTCTTGGCGGCTCGTTTGATGTTTTCCATCGGCACGGCTTTTACAGTCAACCGGAAGAATACTCGATAGACCACATAGAACGGCAACCCAATTATTACACAGGGGATTGTGATAGGAGCCGTATAGATGATTACCAGCTGCCCGTCGATGGGGTCGCACAGGAAGATGACCACCAGAGAGAGGACATAGCAGAGGGCGAAGCCGCCCAAGAAGTACCAGACCATTATACCTCCTCCTCCTCGCAGATGATTTCGTTGTTGTCCTCTACGAAGTTTTCCAGGTCGGAGGCCATGCCGCGGATGTTGTAGCCGCCATCGCTTCCGCCGTTATATTCATCGAGATTGTCAGCGCATTTGTACAGAATATCTGCGGCGGCTTTGAGTATTTGCTGCTCCCCATCGGTTAAGGTGATAACTACCCTTTTGACGATGTTCATTTTGTTTTCCCCTTTCGTTTCTTTCTGTATTGATTATACCACAGGTTTTCTTGCTTGTCAAGTATTTTTTTATGTGGGGCGGTGGATTACTCCACCAGCCCCCGCAGAGCGTCAACGATGTTTACCATCGTGGGGTCAATCGTGTCGCCCATATGCCAGCCGTTGCGGACTTTGCTGTTGTCGTCAATGAGGATAAAGTTGTCACCCTCGGAGTGGTAGCGCCGGACGCAATCGGCTTTCGTGGTGCCGTATGCAACCAGGTGGCAAGCGTCCATCGGGAAATTGTAGTTGAGAAGCCAGCCCATCTTGGCCATCCGCACAGCGTCCTTGTATGCCTCGGAGCTGTCCTTTGCCAGCCAGCTAATCACCCGGATTTCCCAACCCTGCCTTTTGAGTTCTAGAAGCACATTACGCAGGGCGTTCATGTCGCACATGGGGCGGGCCGCCAGGTATGGCCACGGATTTTCCGCCTGCAGGTATTCCAGCCATCCATCCACGCTATACAGGTCAGCGATTGTACCGTCCATATCGAAACAAACCATCTTATTCATTGAAGTATTCCCCTTTCCTTTTCTGTACCTTAATTATACACCAAAAATTTTTTCTTGTCAAGTAGTTTTTCAGATTTTTTAGATTTTTTTTGAACCTCTTGCCGGGGCTTCCTTTCCCTTTCTGATAATAGTTTACTACAAACGGGGGCGAAAGTCAATCGGCAGATTGCACAAAATCGGGAGAAAAGATTTCTCAATTTTTGTTTAAAAAAACTATTGACAAACCAGGGCTGGGTGTGGTACAATTTTGCGGGCGCAGGCGCCCGACACGACGCGCCATTATACCACATTCCGGGGCGCTTGTCAATAGGCAAAATGCACAAAAATTCCGGGGTGCATATTCATGCACCCCGGATGGATATTTACTCACAGGTCTTTTTGCGCGGCCGGCCTACCGGCTTGCTCCCGCCCTCGTGCTTGCACTTGGCATTTACACGGGAGTAGTAGTATTTCGGGGCAAGGTCGCCGTGTACCTTTTTCTTGGCGGCGAACACACGGGCAAGGATTTCACTTTCAATAATGGCATCGTCCAGCCCCTTGTGTTCCTCTTGGAAAGTGGTGTCGCCCGTGATGAACTGATACATGAACTCCGCACCATAGCGGACATTGTTCTTGCCGGAGAAATAGCCGTGCTCCTTGATGAAATTGTAATACTTGCGGGGGCCTACCAGACTTTCCACGGCGGCGGTCATAATGTCACGGGGCCGCAGGGCAAGCACTTTCTGGGCACTCTCACGGTCAAAGCCGTGCTTGCGGCGGTACTTGGTGAACAGGTTACGCAGGGCGTTTACATCATAGTCCGCATTGTAAGCCCACATATCGGGAATGTTGTATTCCTCACACAGGGCGTTCAGGTTGGTGAAAATGTCGCTTGCGCTCATGGGGTCGATTTCGCCGTTGGCGATTCTGTCCAGATACTCCGGCATTTTGCGCTTGTAAAATGCGCTGTCCATCAGTTTGCAGTCGGTGAAAACTTCCTTGCAGAGATAGGCGAAACGGTCAACGATTGTTCCGTCACGCTCCATGATAACGCCGGAGCAGTCATAGGGCAGTTGCGGCTTGTCGTCCTTGCCGTCACCGAAAGTGGCGGTGTCGTTGGTGCCCTCACAGTCAAAAACCAGATAGTGCTTTTTCTCGAACATTAGTGTTACATTCCTTTCATGTATCTATTTTGTTCCTTGTTACATTCTTATTTTACCACACAGGGGGCTGTTTGTCAACCCCCTGTGTGGATTTTTTGTCAGCCGATGGCGTAAGCGGTGTACTCCTTTTCGGCGGTCAGCCCCTTGCCGTTGGTGGTCTTGCGGATGACCTTGGACGCCTTGACGCCCTCGATATACTTCACGGCGTTGGCAACCTGCAAAGCCGTGTAGTCCGTGCCCAGAGCGGCGTTGATTTCGGCGGCAGTCATGGGCGTGGCAGTCAGAACGGACTGGATAGCGGCGGCCTTTTCCTTGGTGGCCTCAGACGCACCCTTGGCGGTGTTCTTCTTGGGATGGGTGGCGTTGTAAGCGGCCTTGGCTTCCTGTGCGGCCAGCAGGGCGGCGGACTTTTCCGCAACACGGGTGCGGATTTCGTCCGTGACCTCGATTTCACCGTTGACGATGGCGATGACTTCCTTGGCGTAAGCGGCGTAAGTGTAACGAGTGTTCATAATTTTTTCCCCTTTCAGATTAGCAGATAATTTTTTGATGGTCGTTTCTTATTTCCGCGGATTGCTTAACACTATTTTGTAGTGTACGCCGTTCAGCGTAAAATCCAAATCACGGAAATTCTGGCGTTCGGCTGGCATAATCTCTGCGCCCTGTCCTTGCAGGTATTCGACTATGCCGTTGAATAGGTCTTGCTTGCTTTTGGGGTACTTCTTATTATACTTCATCCCCTTTCTGCGCCCTGCCTGTTTCCCCATAATAGACTGGGCGTTTTTCAGTTGCTCCGGCGTGAGCAGTAGGTTGTCGAAGTCCACGCCTTGGTCGATAAGGAAGTCATACTGTTTATCAGTCAACTTCCCTACGGCATCCTCTGGACTATCCCCACCGTCAATCCAGTCACTGACTTTCTTGAGTAGGACTTCCGTGAGTTCTGCCTTGGTCAGCCGCTTGCGTGGCGCTTTCTTTTCATCCATGTTCCTCACCTCTCTTTCTGTATTTATTGTACCACACTTTCGGCGGCTTGTCAAGAGTTTTTTTTGAAGTTTTTTTGAAATCGCTTTTGCAATCTCTCTTCCCTCTTGACACCTTTATTGTACCACAGACTGGGGAGTTTGTCAAGCCCTTTTTTTTGATTTTTTTGAAATCTCTTTCGGGCTGTCGCCCTCTCCCTTTCTGTAATTGTATTGTACCACAGGGGCACCCAGAAGTCAACTGGCAAATTGCACAAATCGGGATCTCAAATCGGCCAAAAATTTGTTCAATTTTCCTCTTGACAAACGGCGCTGGGTGTGGTACAATATTGCGGCCCGCCGCGCGGGAAAACGGGCCGCCCATTTTACCATACTTTGCGCGATTTGTCAAGATGTAATTTTGCACAAAAAGAAGCGACCCGCTTTGTGCAGGTCGCTGAATTTGCTCTGTTAAAGTTTGAAGTCGATGTAGCACCGGGAACAGCTCGAACCGGCAACGATGGGGTAGTAAGTTGCCCCCCGGTAGACCTCCAGCGGCACGCCGTGCATTTTGAAATAGTCCTTAACCATTTGCAGGTTAATCTTGTGCCCCAGCGTTTCGTAGAAGCGGCCCTTGTTGCGGCCGCTGTTCATTTTTCTGGAGGTGACGCCGATGAGAGTAGCCATACCGTTTCCGAGGTCGTAAATCCGACGGCTCCGCACGGATACGGAGGTTTTTCCTTGGGCGACTTGGCTCATTACCTCTTCCGCAAGTTCATTGATGAACTCTTGTGTGTGTTTCTCGATTTGCGCCCTTTCAATGGCTTTGGCTTCGGCGGCTTTCTTAGCGGCTTCGGCTTGATACTGGGGAGCAATTCTTTTCATCTCGTCCATAGTCATCATTTTACATTCTTCCTTTCTTGTGGGGCCTTGCCCCTTCCATGGTCTTATTGTACCACAGAAGGGGCGATTTGTCAACCCCTTTTTTACTCGCCCTTGAGGAAAGTTTTGCTGGTGTCCACCAGCTTGTAAGCGATTTTGTCCACCTTCACGGTGAAGGGGATGCCGTTCTTCTCGATGGTGATGGCCTCTTTCCCGCAGTTCTTGGGGACTACCCGCAGGCCCTTGCTCCTTGCGTGCCGCAAGGAAATGTGGCGGCTCTCTTTCATCGTCCACCCATACCTGCGGCTGAAGTATTTGAGGCTATCCCAGCTGAGAACCTCGAACCCGTCGCCGCAAGGATGAACGATACCCAGCAGTCGGAGATTAGCGGCCACCTCACGAGTGGAGAGGCTGGCGGCGGCGGCGGTCATGTTCTCCTTGTACTCGGTAGCGGCCTCCATGCTCTCGATACGCTGGCGGACGATACTGAGAATCTGGCCGGGGAACAGGAAGTCGTCGAAAGCGGCCATAGCGTCAATGACCATGCGGTAGATTTCATCCTCGATAATCTGATTGTGTCGGGCCAGCCGCCACATTTCCTCACGAATCTTGCTAACGGCCTCGTTGTTATTCTTGTGCATACCCATCTTTTTATCCTCCTTAGATTAAGTGTTGGGTTTTGGGGTTCTCCCCTCTTTCTGATTGTATTGTATCATACTCGAGGAGATTTGTCAACCCCTTTGATAGAAATTTTTGATTGCGATTTCGATACGCTGGGCGGCTTCCACTCGCTCAAAATGCCAGGTATTCGGCAGTTTGTCTCGCTCTCTTTCAAGGGCTTCATTGTAGGAGTTGCGGGCGGCGTTGTACTGGCTGATAGCCTTGACCAGTCCAAGCTGAGCGGTCTTGAAACGCTCTTCGGCGTTCCGCTTGTCGGGCCCATCAGGAAGAAGGCCGATGGCCAGCCGCCGAGATTCGACCACTTCCACCATGTCGATCAGCTGGGTGATGGCGTCCAACAGCACGAGCCGGGTTCCATAGGTGTCGGTATTCTCCACATTAAAGATAGGTTCTTTCTTTTTACCAAACATTTTTATCACCTTTCCCTTTCTGATACTATTGTATCAGAAAAGGGGCTGTTTGTCAACCCCCTTTCTGAATTTTTTTTTACTTGAAATGTTCTTCCATTTCGTCCAGCCAGTCGAAGTTCGGTTCCTGGAAGTAGGAGTAACGGCCCGGCTCGCTGGTCTGCTCGATGGCCTTAAGCTCTGCGGCGTTCACGAAGTCAACCTCGCCAGTGTAGCTGTCAAAAACGATGTAATTCATGTTCAGCGCTCCTTTCCTTTTCTGATTGTATTGTACCACAATACAAGCAGATTGTCAAGCAAAAAGTTGCACAATTTCGGGATCAATTTTTTGGGCAGAATTTTTCCAAAAAAACTATTGACAAACGGCGAAAAGTGTGGTAAAATTTTTCGGGGTGCCGCGGCCGATTGCGAAAGAAAAGAGGTCTGGTATTTACCAGACCTCTACGAAAGCCTTTGCAACCTGGTCGCCGTCCAACATCAAGGTGTAATACCCTTCAAGGGCGAAGTTCTTGACATTACCAACCTCTGTTACATAGGTGTTTCCATTTTCTGCCACAAACCAAACCTTGTTGTCGTCCTTTTGCTGAATGTACCCCGTTGTTACATCGAACACGGAAAGAGGGTCGCCACAGGCTCCCTGCGGCTCTTCCTCTTTGGCGCTCTCCGTCATCAAAACAAAGAGGTTCAAGTCGGAGTGCTGGGGATTAGGTGAGCAGTTGTCGCTGACCACATCCACCCAAGAGAAGAACGCCCACAGCAGGAACAGAACGCAGATACCAGTGATAACTTTACCGATGATTTTCATTTTTTCTTTCCCCTTTCGTTTCTGTAATTGTATTGTACCATAACAAGCTGGATTTGTCAAGCCTTTTAGGAAAAGTTTTTTTGCAAGTTTTTCTGCATTTTCTTTTTCAATTTAACGCTTTAGTGCGGTGAAGTGGCTAGGGCTGCAGCGGACGTTAGCGGTGGCTAACCAGGTAGATAGGAGAAGCGGCCCGAAGGCCGCTTTGTTAAGGCTCGATTCTTGAGAAGTCCATCAAGTCAAACAGGTCATGCTCCTCAAGGCACCCCTCCTGCTCCACCTCTACATACCAGTCAGCACCTGGATACTTGGACTTGAAATCCTCAATGGACTTTCTCAGTGCCTTTACATCTGTTTCAAACTCCTTTTGCTTCTTTTCCTTGATGAAAGCTTCAAGTCCTTTCTGCATTGCAAGCAGTTCAGTCAAGCTTGCTTCTGATACCTTGCTTCCTCTGTGAGTTACATTGTAGAACAGTTCATTGGTCTGTCTCTTGTATTCTTCTGTCATTGTGGTTCATCCTTTCCTTTAGGTTGATTTAATGATAACACAAACAAGCTGATTTGTCAAGCCTTTTATTTGAAATAACTGCGATTTTCTACTGTGCCATATAGGGCTTTTTCGGTCGTCGTTGGAATTGATTAGTACATTTCTTCCTGCTTGTTCACAAAGAAGTAATCAATGTTAGTTGCATCAACTCTGTGCTCTTTGGTAATCTTGTCTGGATTAGTCTTGAGCAACTCATTCATTTCATCACATCTCTGCTGTGCCTGTTCATCTGTACCATACACATAGCACAGAAGAAATGTATCGCAAGTCTTTTCCCATTGAGTACCCTTGTTGTAATAAGTAGGTTCTTTCTGCTTGTAGCAAATGGTGTTAGCCATCATAGTAGTCATTCCTTTCTGTACCTTAGTACCTTTCCTTTTCTAATTGTATTGTACTACATCTTTAGTTCATTGTCAATACATAATCATTCATCATTGTCAACAAAGATTGATTGTCTTTGTTGTTCATCTTGCACAAAGTCTTCGCTTTCGTCAAAGTGCTCAATCCCACTAGTCTCAAATTGGGCACTTTGACAAAATCGAAAAATTTTCAAAAAACCTATTGACAAAACGGCGAAAGTGTGGTACAATTTTCTGGGCTGTTGCGACCGAGTTTGGTAACTCGGTCGCTTTTTATTACACCTTCTTAATCCAAGTCTTGGGGTACTCAGCCCGCCGATGCTTGTCGAACTCCGCCTTAGAAGCAACCGCTTCCATTCGGGTGTTGGTGTAGTCCAGCTCTGCCAGAACACCATCGTACCGCTGACCATACACGATGAAGTTGAGTCCGTTGGCCTTGAGTTCCTTAGTAGTCATCATAGTGAACATCCTTTCCTTAGTCCTTGCACTTTAGTCAAGTGAAGTGAACCAAACTCTTTCCTGTTCCTCTTTACATTTTTATTTTAACACAAGATTGAAAGAAAGTCAAGTCTTTTTTTCAAATTCTTTAGAGAATTTCTTTTGTTAAATTCTTAACAATGTTGCCCAATTTTTGGGGTGGTTGAAATTGGAGGGCCATCGAACATCTGTTCGAGCCTAAGGAATCTTTTATTGGCTGTCTGCCACCTACCCCCTGGTAAGAATTGGAAGCCGGGGGAATGGTTCCGGGTCTTTCATACTTTAACGCGCTAAAGTAAAAGCGCGGACAAAAAACCCGACCGCTTCATTTTTTTTGACGACACGGTTCGGCACCTTACCTCTTACTACCTAACCGCTTTTCTTCCTCCCTCTTTTCGGGAGAAACCATATTCCAAAAGGCCCAAACTATAATCGCCACCAAAACAGCAGCAACCTCCATTATGCCGTACACGAGGGCATTCTCAAAGCCGAACATCAGTGTCATCACATGAAACCACAGCGCGCCGCCAAAGATAACACCAAAGGTTGTTGCCAAACAAATCACGAAGCGCTTCAAATGAAGTCCTCCAAACTCTCCTCTGCACTCAGCAGGCTCTTGGCCGCCTCCAGATGCGCAAAGATGGCATCCCTTCTCTGCACATTATACAGCCGCTCCAGCATCACAGCGGCCTGCTCTCTTGTCAAATTGCCCTGTGGATCAGTGCCGTCAGTCAGCCCCGTGTCTTGCGCCCATTCCCAGCTATCTTCAGCCCAGTCGCTCGGCCCTTCTTCCTCTTCCTCGGCACAAAAGTTATACATCTCTTCCCAAAGCGCTAAGATGCTTTCGCCATAGCCCTTACCAGGAACCGCCCAGCGGCCGTTCAGCCCAGTCCACTTGTTGCCTGCGGCGCCTCTTGTCACCAGTCTAAACCTTGGGTCAACGCACTCATTGACGAGCGCCTCATCATTGGCATACGCCTTCAAGTGCTGAATCTGCGCCCGAACGCCGAGCCTTGCGCTCTCAAACCAAGCGCCCTTCCCCACTGGGCTGTTATTGGTGGCGCCAATACCTGCAAAGTTGTTCTGCTCGGGAAGCACCTGGCCACCAAACCTGAACCAGCCAGTCTCCTTTATGCTCTGGCAAAAAGCAATGTCGCCGCGGATGCCTTCATTGGCGCCTTCCTCGAGAAACAGATCGGCCAGCTCCAGTAGAGAAACGGTCAACTGGCACTCGCTCTTATCTACTTTGGTATTGAACCATTCAACCATCAGCTGGGCGCTAATCTCAGTTGGAATGATACCGGCGATCACATTGTTGGTATTCTGAATTTTTGTCATATTTGAGCAACCTCCTAAGTTAATCAATAGAAGAATGGCTATCAAGCCACTCACGATGTTCTTTAAGCTCTTAATCATAACTGTTTCTTGTTTCTCTCAAAATGTACCAAAAATCACAGAGTACGAAATAAATCAGCCACTGAAGAGCGTTCCATTTAAATGCCCATGTGGCCAAGCCGCCAACCGCAAATGTCGTAACATAATGAATGGCAATCTTTATCCACTTGTTGGCCATTACCACTCCTCCTTGAAACTTTTAATCAGAAGCACCAGGAGAGCGATGAGCGCGATAATCAGGGCTACGCCGCAGCCGGCCATCAGCAGACCCCAAATGAAAAACAAAACATTCCACATAATTTACCTCCAGAAAAGAAAGAAGTGAATGAGCGCCGCCAAAGCGCCGACAGTGATTACCAGGCTGGCGATAACAAGGATTACAGGCGCCAATTTTGCAACGACAAGGAGTAACAGTAAAGCAAAGATTGCCAAAAGAATACTCACAAGAATTTTCATTATTTTCCTCCTACAATCACACTGTAAATGAAATAAGACAGCGTCACAGTGATGCTGAGAATGGCTAAACCGCCGACGATGTATTGAAGCATTTCAACATTAAATACCGCTATACAGACAAGGCCGCCGATGATTAGTATAGCGCACAAGGCACTGATAATTGCCATCCTAAGCCGCCAGCCGTCAATGCGGTTATAGTAATCATTTTCCCATCTCTCTGGCGCACAGAAGAATTGTTTTAGTTTATTTTTCATTTTTACCACCTATCAAAAAGAAGTTCGTAAATAAGGAAGGTCAGACCCCAAACAAAAAAGCAGAGGAGGGCGAGCAGTGCAACAGCTAAGATTATAAACGGGAAGTTCATTAAAATACATACCACGCCGCAAAGGAGTGCTATTGCAAGAACAAGACTGACGATTACTTTTATGGCTTCAATCATACGATTGCTCCTTTCCTATTTTCTATCTATATTATACCATAAAAATATTTTTATGTCAAGTACGGGTATAGTAATAGAAATTTTATTTTTAATATTATAAAATTAGATATTAGGTAGAATATGAAACGCCGACCAGGTGTGGAAAGGAGGAAGAGGCGTTTGGCTGATAAAACAAATACTATTGACCTTGGTCAATTATATTGGAATGGTTCTTAGGCAGTTTGGCGTAAAAATGGTAAGGTGGCCAATGATTTAATTCAAGCAATATTTCAACAAATGAATTTAGATGAATTACAAAAATTTACAGCTGAAGGAAAAATTGAAAGCCATCCAGTAAATATACCCAAAGGCGGTGGACGATTAGCCTCTTTATTAGGTAATTATTTTGAATATTGTGTATGGAATGAATTATCAAAACTTTTAAACTCAGACTCAGATATAAATTTTCAAGGAAGTGAAGTCGGAGATGAAGGATCTCGTTCTACTGAATTAGAACTTTATTTAACGGCAAGAGGGGTTAAAAATAATAAAGTAAAAGAATTTAAAAAATAGGCTCAGGATTAGGCGGCCATTGCAGCGAAAAAATTTTGGGATGATTATAAATTATCTAATCCAAATAAAATGAAACAAATGGAAAATGTTTTTCTTACCTGGTTAGGCGGCAGTGGCGCTATTGGTGACTTAAAGTTAGTAGTAGGAAATGCAATTATTATGATTGAATGTAAATTTTATTCCAGTTAGACTTATAATGAGCATGGTATTGGATATTTTAATTTTTCAGATGCAGATGCCTAGAACTTTGGTTTACAATTTTGGGCTTATTTATATTTCTTTGGATCTCCATATTGGAATGAAAAAAATCCAGAGTCAACCGAAAGTTGGGTTACTAAAGTATTGAACGATGGTTTTTATAATTATATAACTGATTCTGCGGCAAGTAAGGAGAGTCATGCTGTTTTAAGTTATTTAATGCAAAAAGGACGCAAGTACAATATTAATAAATATTTTAATACTACCCAGGGTAGTCGAGCAATAATTACCGGAGAAAAAATAACTGAAGGAAATAATTAGGCAAAATTATCTGTAACTATAAATTTAGATGAATTATTAAAAAAAGATAAAAATGATCTTCGGATGGAAAGACATTAGGCTTAGCTAAAATTTACTTTAAATCAAAAGGAGATTGGTGATTTATCTATTCCGTCAAGAGATATAGAGACTATCACTCAAAATAGTAATTTTAATAATCCTAATAAAGACGGAATTGGATGGACTACCCATTTCCGTTTTATTTTACAAAGGGATTTTTTAAATCCATTTTAATTTAGTAAAAGGAGGGCCTTATAATGGCTAATGAAAAAATTAAATTAAATGTCCTTGGAGCGCCAAAGGATGCTGAAATTAAGTACTTTCAAAAAGGTGATGGGGTAATTATGGTAAAAAATAATCTGCCCTATGAAACGGTTTTTGAGATGATCCAGTGGAGTATTAATTTTATTATGGATGATCGACCTTTTGTAAGCGCGCCACTGAAAGAAATTATAGAAGATTTGGCATTGATTAAATTCTATACAAATATTGATCTTGCTGAAATTGAAGTAATTGGTTTTTCTGCTTCTGACCTTTATGCTGACTATGATATTTTAAAGGATAGTGGCATTATTGAAGATGTTAAGGGGTTTATTAATAAAGAGCAATTAGAATTTTATAAAAGAACTTTAGATGCTACTCTTAAGTCTTTAGTGGAATATCGAAATTCTGCTGCTGGACTACTCGAAAGAATTCACACTTTGGCTTCTAATCAAAGTGCTTAGATTGAAAATATTACTGAAATTCTTGATAATCCTCAAGAGATGGCTCAAATTAAAAAAATGTTTGAGTTGATGGATTTGGGTCAAATCAATCCATCAATTAAAAACGCTCCAACAATTCAAGAATAATTTTTAAGGAGGGGAAGATATGGCAATTACCTTTTAGGTAGGATTTGTTGCCGATACTAAAGGCCTAAGAGCAAGTCTTGGGACTATCTCCTCTGAGATTCAAAAGGCTTTTAGTTCGGTATCCGCCGGAAAGGGCATGAGCGATGATATTGCTAAGGCTGTAACTTAGGCACAAATCCTTGAAAAAACCCTAAAAGCAGCTACAACAGATAAAGGTATTTCTTTCTTAAAATTAAATTCCGAGCTTCAAAAAGCAGGTAGCTCCGCTGAAGAATTAGTGGCAACACTCTCTTAGGCAGGGCCTGCTTTTTCAGGAACATTAAATACCTTTTTGCAAAGTTTCGCTCAAGCTGACCGAAATTTAATTTCTTTAAATGGTCATTTAAAAGAAATGCAGCGAGTAATGACCCAATCAATTAAATTTACTGCTGCCCAATAGATTCAATAGTTTGTTGTTAATCAGATATAGGAAGCAATTCAATGGACAAGACAATTAAATGATGAATTAACTACAATAGCAATCGTTTCTGGAAAAACTGCAAAACAAATGGAGTAGGTTTATCAAGTTGTAATTGATAAATCTAAAGAATTAAGAGTTTCTGCTCAAGATTATGCTGAAGCTGCTTAGATTTTCTATCAACAAGGTGTCCCTGACGATGAAGTAATTCGTCGTTCTGATATTACGATCAAGGCGGCTCAAGCAGCAGGACAATCTACTCAAGAAATGTCCTAGCAATTGACTGCTGTTTGGAACACTTATCGAATGCAAGGAGAAGAACTCGAAAGAGCAGCCTCTGTTGGCGCGAGATTGGGAGCAGAAACAGCAGTTGAGTTTAAAGATATAGCAACGGCAATGCAGATTTCAGCCTCAGCTGCTGCTCAAATGAATGTTGAGTATGATATGCTTGCCTCTATCATTGCTACTGTTGGTGACACAACCCAACAATCCGCATCTGTAATAGGTAATGCTTATAAGACCATTTTCTCTCGTTTTAATTAGCTCGTTAGTACAGGTACAGATGGAGAAGTTACTTTAGGTAGAGTTTCTTAGCAACTTGCTGATTTAGGGGTACAAATTCTTGATTCCAGCGGCGATCTTCTTCCATTAGGAGACACCATTATGGATTTAGGTAATCGTTGGGACGAGTATTCTTAGAAATAGCAAATTGCTTTAGCAGAAGCTATTGGTGGTACTAGACAATTCGGTCAAGTTTTAGCATTATTTAATAACTGGGATGAATTTATGAAAAATTACCAATCCGCTCAAAGCGAGGTTGGTGGAGAAACACTTGCTGCTCAATATGAGCAATCTTTAAATTCTATTGATTCTGCAATGACTAATGCAGCAGAATCTTGGGCAAGAGCATTTAGTGAAATTTTTGAATCTGACGCTTAGATTGAATTTTATCACACTTTAGAAGCGATTGGTAATACTTTTGAAGATATGATTGATACTGCTGGCGGCCTTAAAGGAATTTTATTGTTAATTGCATCAATTGCAATGAGACAATTAGTTCCAGCTTTCGAAAAAGCTAAAGCAAGTTTTACTACTATGATGGCAAATAGAACTTTAGAAAGTTAGTAGGCAAGTATTGCTAAATCTTTTGAATAGTAGAAAGCAGGAGTTGCTGCCGCAAATAATATTGGTTATACTGGAAATAATTAGTTTAATACCGACAATGCAACAGAACAGTAGATAATAAGTAACCAATATGCTCAATAGAAATTAACTATTACTTAGCAAGTAGCGCAATAGATGGCTATTGTAAATAAATTAGAATAGTCTTCTTCTGCCGAAGTAAGAAATAAAGCAGAGGGAGAAAAATAGGTTCTTCAATTATTACATTAGCAATCTTTAGAAGCAGTAGATTTATTATAGAGCAATTAGTAGATTACTGCTCAATTAGAGAGACAATAGAAAGCGGCATAGGCAAGAGCAGAGAGAATGAGTAGAAATGCCTCCACCCCTGATGAAAAGTAGTAGGCTTAGGCGGCTCAAAGAGAAGCACGAGCAAGACAAGCAGGAAGTGCGGCTTTAAGTGCGGCAAGCATTGTGGATGGAACCTCTATTGAAAAAACTCAAAAATAGATGATGGGACTTTCATCTATTTTCGGCAGATCTTCTGATGCGGCAAAAGAGTTCCAAAAGGAAATAATGTCGGTTGGTAATGCTTTAAAAAATACTTCTCCCGAAGAATATGGAGTTGAACTTCAAAGAGTTTCTGATGCTTTCCAAGCAATGGCTGATAGTGGAGAATTAACTCCAAATATGAAGGCTTTTGCAGAATAGATGGCTACTGGTTTTGCTTAGGCAGCTTCTGCTCAGGATAGACTCATCAATAATAATTCTCGACTTGCAGATTCTCAAACAAGATTAAATTAGTTGTATAATTCTGCAAAGACCGCGATGGCTGGTTTTGGGCAATCAATGATGAGTACTTTAAGTGCGGTTTCAACATTAGCAATGAGTTTTAGTTCTCTTTGGTCAATGGTCGAAAGTGGAGATGTATCTTTAGGTGGAATTATTACTACATTGTCTATTGGCATTCCTTCAATGATTAGTTTTGCTGGACAAGTCCAAAAGTTGGGTTCAAGTTTTGCTACTTTAGTCAGTAGCGGAGCCAGTTGGGCAGCTGGTTTGGCAGCTCAAACAGCAGCAGAGACAGCAGCCACAGGAGCTACACAATCGCATACTTTGGCAATGGGATTATTTAATATTGCCAAAAAATTAAAGATTGTCCAAGAAACTGCCGATACTGCTGCAACAACCGCCCAAACTGGAGCAACAACAGCGCAAGCTGGAGCCACTACAGCTGCTACCGCAGCAACATGGGGATTAAATGCTGCTTTAAGTCCAGTATTAGTAGTAGTTCTTTTAATTACCGCTGCGATAATCGCTTTAGTTGCAATTATTTGGGCTGTCGTAGCTGCTTTTAAGGCTTGGCAAGCATCTACTCCTGAAGGACAATTAAAAGCAGCTGAAGAGAATGCTGCTGCTCTTAACACTCAGCTTGAGGACACCAAGACTCGTGTTGAAGAAGTTAAAGCAGCATTTGATAAATATAATTCTGTGACAGAGACTTTAGATAATTGCGTTAAAGGTACAGAAGAATGGAAAGAGGCTTTAAGAGATGTTAATAATCAAGTAATTGAATTGATGTAGGAATTCCCTGAATTGGCTACAATGACTTAGGATGGAGAAAAAGCGATTACTAGAAATGCAGATGGATAGTTAGAAATTGCAGATTGGGCTTAGGATAGAATTCTACAAGAGCAAGATGACTAGCTAAATGCTGCCTAGGGTGCGGCCTATGCTGGTTAGCAATAGGTTAGAGCGGCAAAAGCCAATGTTTAGTAGTCTAATATTGAAAGTGCTTTATATGATGCTGGCGGCGGAATGAGTTTAGGGGAAGGCATTGCTGGAGGCATTATTACTGGATTAGGTACAGCATTACTTGGACCTATCGCTGCAATTCCTGCTTTAGTAGAAGGGATTAGTAGTATTGGCACAGCAAATATATCTGATGTTATTGCAAAAAATGCAGAATCTTTAGCAGGTCTTAATAGAGATGAACTTGTTCCCGCCCTTGAATAGTTATTTAATGATAATGGCATAGTAGCAAGTACAGATAAATGGGCAGATATTATTCTTGGAATGGGTAGTGATTTTACAGAATATGCTGCTGCACTTTAGGCTAATACAGAAGCAATGAATATTGAAAATCAGCAAATGGCTGATTAGATTATGGCTGATAGTGGCTACGCAAATAGTGAAGCTGGTTCTATGGCTCTTGAAGCTGGTGGAGAAATTTATGGACAACTTCAGCAGCAAGCTTATGAAAAATATATGAATACTGATATGGCTGATTGGCTTGGTATTGGAACTTCTGAAGGTAAAGCAATGTGGGCCGATTATGCCGATCAAATGGGAATTAGTGATTTAGATGGATATAAAGTAACAAATTATCGTAAAGATGGTGGCGTAGAATATGAGTACATTGATGAAAACGGACAAAAGCAAACAGGCGAAGCCACAAAAGAAATGATTGCTTCTACCTTAGCTGCCGCTGATGCTGCAGATTAGTTAGAAGGCAATCTTAGCGAATTAAGAGCAACCATTGCTGATTTAAATGCTTCTGCAAATGCCTATGATAGAGCTATGGCAGCTTTCTTATCTGAGGGTAATTTTGAAGGAGCCTCAGTTGGTGAACTCGATAGTATTAGAGAGCAAGTAGGATTTTAGGATACTACTGGTCTTGAAGGATAGGCTTTAACTGATGCACAAAATGCAAATAAGCAAGCTGTCACAGATTATGTAAATTCTGCTCTTGGTGGAGATGACGGTGTTTTAAGTGATGAAGAAGCTCAAGCTATGGGTTATGAATCTGCTAATGCTTTTATTGAAGCCTTTACTGAAGGTCTTGATGTCGATATTGAATTGCCTTCTGGATTAGGAGAAGGAATTGCTGATCAATTAAGTGTTGGGGCTTCTAAAGCAATTAACGATACTTACGAAAAGATGGGCGAAGAAGGCGGTTAGGCTTACCTTGATACTCTTCAAACTATTTATGATTCCGTTGATTGGTCAAAAATGACTCCCGAAGAAGCTCAATAGGCTTGGGATTAGATTGCAAATATTGATTGGAGTAATATAGATGCGGCTGACTAGGCTGCCCAAATAGTTGAAAATTTAGGCGGAGAAATTGATACTACCACAACCGCATGGCAAAACAATAAAGTTGCTATGCAAGATGCAATGGATGCAACTTATGATGTAACTTCTGAAATGGAAAAAATGGCCGCAGCAGCAGCTATTGTAAATGATTTAGAAATCAACGGAATAATTTCAGACGAAGATTATTAGACATTAGTAAAATATAATGACGCTTTAGCAGATTATTTTATTACTTTGGCTGATGGGACTCATTAGATGATTGGGGATCCATTAGATTTATAGCAAGAAATGCAAGAATCTTAGCAAGAAAAATATAAGGATATGATAAAAAATACTGGAGAATTATTACAAGAAGAAGTAGACCAATATGCAGCAGGTATCGCAGCATTAGGTGGATCAGCAGATAATTTAGATTAGTACAGAGATACTGAAAATTATGTAGGAGAGGATGGAAAAAATTATTATAAAGGGGCCAATGTTTAGACATAGCTAGATTTCTTGGCATCTTAGGGATATGATTAGGATCAATTAGATGCATGGACATTAGATTTAGAAGATGGAGAAACAACAACAAAAGTATTAGAAGATATTGCTAAAGCAGTTGATGAAACAGGTAATAGTTTCAACGCTTCTAAAGATAATATAGCGGCCTATAATGCTCAATTATTACAATTAGAAACTTCTTATGCTATGACAGCAGATTCTGCAGAAGAAAGAAAAGCAATGCTAGAAAGTGGAGAAATTGGCCAAGATGCTTATAATGCAGCATCTTTAGCTGCCATTAATGAAGAAAAATGGGAAGGATTAGATTAGGACGATATTGAGGCAGTTTAGGATTACGCTGATCATTTATAGGATGTCGCTGATGAATCTGAATTGGTTTCTGAAGAATTAGAACATAATGAAGAAGCTGCAGAAGATGTCGCTAGAACAGTTACTAAAATGAATAAAGGCATTGAAGATTTAGCTGAAGGGTATGAAGATTGGGCGGATATTTTATAGAATTCTGATAAGGCTTCTCAAGAATATAATGAAGCTATGGATGATATGAAATCTGCGATGAGTGACGTTTTAGGAGTAAGTGAAGATTTCTTATCTGATGATTTTATTTTAGATAATTTAGAAGATATTAAACTTGCTGCTGAGGGAGATGCAGAAGCAATTGATCGCCTTGCAATTGCTGCAGGTAGAGATATTATAATGCATCTCGATATTGAAGATGAGGGCGTAAGGCAAGAAGTTTTAGGTCTTTATGATAGTTTAGCTGCTGAAATTCCTGATATTAAAGTTGGAGCGACGGTAGATACAGGGAATTTCTTAGAGACTGCTAATGAAATTATTTAGACTGCGGGTATGACAGCAGAAGAAGCTAATGCTTTATTTAGTTCAATGGGATTTTAGGCTAATTTTAAAACTGAACCTTAGCCTGTTCTTCAAAGAAATCCTAAAACAGTAACGAAAACTGAAGTTTTAGGATATACTAGTGGCACAACAACGGGACCAGATGGAGAACCTAGAGAATGGGAATATCCTATTTTATCAACATCTACTTATAATGATGGATATAGCGAAGAGTGGGGCGAAGTAGATGCTATTGCAATGACTACTTCTCCTGACGGTTCAGAAGTCCCAGTTATTGAGTCATTAACTCGCACTTCTTCTGGAGCAATGAATAATTATTCAAGTTCAAATAGAGGTGGAGGATCTCCTGGTGGAAGCGGCGGGAGCAAAGGTGGAGGCGGCGGTTCCTCTAAGGCTCCCGAAAAGAAAGACGATCCTGGAAAACGAGAATCTCTTAAAATTGCGGATCGTTATTCTACTGTTCAAGCCGCAATAGATGATACTCAAAGAAGTCTTGATAAATTAGACGATACAATGTCAGATATGTGGGGCGGAGTTAAACTTGCTGCTCTTCGTAAGTACAATAAAGAACTGTGGCAATAGGCAGAAAATCTAAAAGCAATGCTTGCTTTAGCAGAACGTTACAAGAAAGAGGATGCTGCAGCCGCGGTTGCTTCTCAAATTGAGGCCGAAGGCGCACTTGGTGGATAGATTGTTGATCTTGAGTTTAATGATGATGGGTTTATTTCTAATAGAACCGAAGTCATTAATAGTATTGATGATCTTCTTTAGGCGTCTTACGATGCATATTATAATGCTTTAATGGATTATAATTCTGCAGTAGAGGCTGGCACAGCTACTGAAGCTATGAGTGAGAATGTTGATAAATTAAAAGATAATTATGATGATCTTGATGAGGCCGCGCAAAATTATATTAAAGATATGGATCTTTCTGATGAAACCGCACAGAAATATATTGATACTTTAAACGATCTCGTTGAACTTATTCGTACTGAAATTTCTAATCGTATTGAAACTATTACTTATCGTATTGAGCTTCGTACAGATATGAATGATCTTGAGATTGAAAACCTTGAACGTTCTATTGAACATCTTGGTGATGTTGGCGTCCTTACAGGCTCTAAAATTGGACTGCTTGGCGATGTATTTGGAAAAGCAAAAGATAATGCTTGGGAAGCAGTTGGTGGATTTAATTCTTTAGTTGAAGTTTTAAATAATTTAAATACTGCTTCTGGTCAAGAATACTTTATAGAAAAATATGGCCAAGAAGCCTGGGACGAATATTCTAAGAATGGTATCCTTCCTGAAGACTTAGTGAGTGGATTAAAAGATTATATTAACGATATGATGTCTTCTGTTGATGATATGTATTCTAAGATGGAAGATATGTTTGATACTTATCTCGATTTGCTTGATTTGTATGCAGATAAATTTGATTAGATTGCGGATAAGTTAAATCTTAACGCTTCTAAACTTGATGTATATCAAGAACTTCTTGAATTTAGTGGTTAGCAATACAATGGCCGTCAAGGACAAGAAGCTCGTAAGGCTATTGCTGACGCCCGTATTTCCACAAGTCGCACAAATATGGAGTTGTCTCAGGCTAAGTACGATACCTATAAAGAGCAATATGATGAATGGATGAAATAGGTTGAAGATTTCCAGAGAGTCCATGGAGACGATATTGCTTCCTATGATGAAGCAACGGCTGCGGCTTGGAACAAAATTGATGAGACTCGTCAAGAGCTTTACAATGGTATGCAAGAGTCTGAAGAAGAGATTTATTCTAATTTCTCTGAATTGGTACAAAATGTTGCAGATGCCATTGAAGTTGGCGCCCAAATTATTACTGAGCAAACCGTAGAAAGTCTTGATGGCTTGTTCAATGATTTCGCGGCTATGACTGAGACTTGGGATTAGATGGAAACTTTACGTACATTCTTCTTAGAGGATTATGATAAAGCATATCAATTAGAATCCCTACTTCGTGATATTGATGACGTAATGAAAGATGTAACTGATCCCGAGGCTATGAATGAGTATCTGGCGCTAATTGATGAAATCAATGCTGCAAATCAGGAAGGCGTTGATATTACTCAAACGGATGTTGACCTCTTAAAGGCTAAATTTGAACTTCAAAAAGCACAAGATGCTTATGAAGAGCAGATGAACGCTAAGAATACAATGCGTCTTGCAAGAGATGCTTCCGGCAACTGGAATTACGTGTATTCTCAAGATGGGCAACAGACTGAAGATGCCGCTCAAGCACTTGCTGATGCACAGTATAACTACGATAAATTGCTTCATGAAGCAAGAGATGAATCTTCTCAATTGTGGTTATAGACTCAACAAGAGTTCTTTGAGTGGCAAGAGCAAATTGATCAAAGTCGTTTACAATGGGATACTGCTTATCGTGAACAAATTCAAAGAACTTATGATTATTATTTAACTTTAACTGAACGTTATGCTGGACAGGTGGATAAATATAATAATATGCTCGGAGATAGTTATGCAGACACTACTCTTGGTATTATTACTCAATACGGCTCTATGGAAGAGGCACAAGCGGCATATACCGAGCAGCACGCTCAATATACTGAGAAACTTGAACAAAATACAAAAGATTATGAATAGACTGTCGACGAAGCTGCAGATGAAATCGGAATTGATTATGATGATTTAGCCTGGGATGTAACTGAAGCAGCAGAAGATATTATGGGTCAAAATGAACTGTTAAAGGGCGATATTTGGGATCTTCAAGGACAAGCCAGCGATGCATTAAGTGCTATGTCTGCCGATGTTTGGTCTAATGTCAACAGTATGATTTCTGCAATTCAAGCCCTTGAAGCAGAAATTGAGGCTGCTCTTGCATTATTAAGACAATTAACTGACCAGTCTACTAATGGTGGTAATACCGCTTTCGATGCTAATCGTGACTATACAGCTACTGGATATAATGCTTTGATTGCACAAGGAATTATAAATCCAGGAGATGTTGATCAAGTTAGAGATTTCTTTGAGAATACAACTTAGGGACAATTGATCGCTCAAGAATATGAAAATAAGGTTAAAGATGATTATTTATCAGGAAAGACTCCTTGGTATGATAGTGAAAAAACTAAAGAAGATTTTATTAACGCAATGGAGTAGGCAGTAGCTAATGGTACATTATAGGGAAATAAAGAATATGATGAAGGAGATACAAGTGATTTTGCAAATGCGGTTGGTGATAAAGGCTCTCATTATAATGATATATATGGTACTCCAAGAACAGCTTCTGGCGGTTTGATTCGTACTCCTCAAATTCGCTCTGTTGCAGAAGATGGCGCTGAACTTATCCTTAATAACACAGATACCCAAAATATTCTTGATGCTGTTCGAAATATGCGTGAAGTTGTAAGAATGAGAATGAGTTCAATGAATACCGACATTGCAAAGCAAACTGAAGGAAATGCCCAAAAGACAGTTATTAACAAGGATATTCAACAAGTTGACCAAACAGTATCTATTGATGCCACATTCCCCAATGTCTCTGTCGCGGCAGAAATTGAGGAAGCATTGAATAACTTAATAAACCAAGCGGTTCAATATGCCACAAGAGATAACCGCTGATTGAAAGGAGATTAGTATGTCATCTAACTTAGTTGAGAATTTCTTTGGCGCGATAAATACAATTTCTCAAGCCAATGTAAATGCGGCTCAACGCGATGTAACTATTGATGCAGAAATTCAATCTGTGGTTAATATTGACATCGGTGAGTATAAGGTGTCATACCAGGGAAATATCTTCTCAGCCACCGCCGCTGATTCGACTGTAACTTATCAGAAAGGGGACAAGGTTTATGTCCTTGTCCCCGGCGGTGACTATTCTAAAAAGAAGATAATTCTTGGTAGTTCCGCATATAAAAATAACACAACTTATAGTGATTTGTCTGACATGACAAATTTCTATATTATTAAGGGACCGAATTGGCTTGATTAGTGGTATAAACCAGTTCAATTACCTCTTGAAATTTGCGCTTGTGAGGATAGATATAAAACTTCCTTACTTAAAGACGCTCATTTTCAAGACTATGGATTTTTAAGAGAACCTCCTAGCCCAAGAGAGGGCTATCCGACGGTTGATTACCCAACAACGTTCATGACGGATGAATAGCTTGCAGAAGCAGATGAACAATTAGCTCGTTATTCTGCCACTTATGATAGCATTATGATTTCTGCAACTTTTAGGACTGAATTTGCTTCAACTCATACTAAAGGAGAATACCGTTTAAGAGTATAGTGTATTACCGATAACCCTAAATATATTACTGATCCAGCGCATCCTGATTTTAAAACATCAATGGGTGAAGAATGGCTAAAATTAAATAAAAAATATGAAGAGTATGTTGCATCTATTGATTAGCAAAAGTATGAAGATGATCCTGCGTACGCGGCTGAAGTTGATGCTAAGAAGTTAGAAATGCAAGTAGCCAGAGATAACAAATCAGTTCAAAAGAAATATCAGTTATTGAATTTTGATCTTGGATTTAAACAATTCAGTGGCGCTCCTTATGCTTTTGTTGCAGATACTCCTCAAAAAGGATATTTTTCCACTAAGAATGCAATTAAAGGTCTTTATAGTATTAGTTTGTGGCAAGACGGTCAAATGGTTGCAGATATTATCCCTACTTATCTTTCTGATGGAACTATCACTTATGATGCCCAAAATTCAGTAAGAGATAGAAACAATATCTTTTGCGACAATATTGATATTCGTTTTGCCCAAAAAGTTAATCTTACAGATACTCTTTTTTATGCATGGATTGAGACTCCTTATGGAGATACAGTATATGATGCAAATGCCGTCGAAGGACGTCCCACCGGCCGCGCTTCTGTCGACTTAATTGCTCATTTGCAACACGGCCTTCAAGATTTAGTTGAGACTTCTCCAGAAGCAATTGAAGTGCATTGGTTTAGAAAAAAAGCAGATGTAACTTCAACTACGCCAACTAATGAGGAAGTTGATAAACATAACAATACCTGGTTTGATTATGGAGGTCCTGGATGGTATCCAATAGAGAAGTTAATTGAAGAAGGCGATTTGAACTATGCGGTTGATTTTAATACATTAACAGTTCGGAAAGAAGCTGTTCCATATAGATGGACTTACAAAGCAGTAATTGTTTATCGAGATATGTCAACTTCTGCAGAATCTGAAATAAACCGTTCAGAAGTAGAACAAGATGTTATCCGACTTGATTCTTAGTATGACTTAAAAGTAGAACAATTTACTTCTAAAGATGGTCGTAAAACCTATTTAAGAATTTTAGATTAGAATAAGAGTGTTCATGTAAATGATCCTGTTACTGGAGAACCTTATAGAGAGTGGTTCGGCACTTGGTATTTAATGCTGCAGGACGGTTCCTATACCAGAATTTCAGATCCTTATTGGGAAGGGCCGCTCGAAGTAAATGACTTTTTACTGAATGACATCGCAATTTTCTATGTCGCCGCCTATGATCCATATGAAGTAGATCCAGATGGTGTCGGAGATTTGCGATAGGTCCAAGAAGTAACTGTTTTACGACATGATATTATTTCAGCAGACCCAGAAGATGCTAGTCTATTATGTGATTGGATTGGTAGAGATACATTTAATTATGATGCTCTTGGAGTGATTAAAGATTGGGCCGCAGAAAAGGACAATACTCTTGAACCTGAAATTAGTTGGGCTGAAGGGCATGGTTCCGATTATGTCATTACAATCTTTGGCCCAGATGGGATAACACCACTTTCTAATCGCGAGTATTATGATGAAAATTCTGATACTGAATCTGGTTAGACAGGTAAGTTCCCAACTTCCATGATGGATAATATCTGGGTAGACTTTGAGAATACAATTCACTTCAAAGTTCTTAATCAATATGACATTGAAAAAGCAAAAGCCGAAAATAATGTCTTTACAGTAAGAATTTAGACTGTGAATGGCGTTGACTATGAGTTTAAGAAAACTATAAATTTCGTAAAAGACGGCGATATGGGAACTATCGGCGCCGAGTGGTCTGCTCAAATTAAGCCTTGTAACTGGAAGCATTCTCCAGATAACGAAGAAGGTTGTTATCTTGAAGCTCTTGATTATCCTGCTCCTCTTGTTATTTATGAGGATGAAGCAACAGGCAAATGGGTGTAGGATAAGAATTTCCGAGTATTCTTAAGACCATTTGTTAAGAAAAATGGTATCCCTCTTGAATAGATGGATCCTCTTGAGGGCTATTTCTACAAGACTTATTGGGATGTTCGTATGCCTGCTTCTTTTGAGTCTACGGGTGAAAATCGAGGTCGTTATGCCGCGAATCTGCGTTTGTATCATGCAGATGGTACACAAGATACTGAACACGTAGGTAGTTTATTTGGCAGAAACGGTAGCTTCTGGGAAAACGGCGGCATGAATGTTTCTTAGGGATACACTCCTAATATGACTCAAGCCAATGGCTTAATGGCGAATACTTACAGCTCAAAAGTTAATGAATTTGAGTAGTCTCCAAATGGTCTGATTGGCTTTACAGTTTATCCTTCTCGTCAATATGCTACTGAAGCTCAGGAGTTTGCTTATGAAAATTATGGAGCTATTGAGGTAAGATTTTTTGATAATTTACACGATGGTACTCAGATTGGAATGGAGAGTCTCCTTTATCGCTTTATTGTTAAAGCACAAGTTGATATTATGAAGGGCCAGTATGACCAAGGCAAAAAGATGATTCAAGTAGAGGGTAATGTTGAACGTATTAACTCCATTGTATCTTATTTCCCAGTAGATGTAATTGTAAATACCGACAAAATTGACTTTACTGATTCTGATAATTATGAAATGTTTGGTCTTGTATAGAAAATTGCAACTAATTGGCCTCAATATGTAACTTATAATGCTTCTGGTTATGACCCATCTGTATTCCCAGATGCAATGTGGTTTAAGTTTGGGCCTAACAGAGATAAGGAAGAAAAGAGTTATGAGCCTTGGAACTTAACGCCGCTCACTCAAACTATTGAGACATAGCTAAATCCTGTAACCCAAAAAATTGAGCATTATTATAGAGCTAAACCCCATTTAAATATGGCAGAAGGATTCTGGGGCGTTTTAAGAACCCGACCTGGAGATTCTCCTTTTGGTAATGGCTACTTTATGCGAAACCAAGTAATGTATCTTGATGCTTATGGAAATGTTGATATTAACGGCTGGGACGGCCAAGGTATTGACATGAACGAAGAAAATGGTACAATATTTGCCATTACCGTGGGTGCTGGTTACAAGCGACCTTCAACAAATGCCTTTACTGGTGTACTAATGGGAGCTGACCGTTCTTTAAAGCGTGCAAATGTAACTGGTGATAGCTTTGCTCATGATGAAGAAGCGAATAAGCATATGCCATATTTGACCGGCTTGTTTGGCTATCAAGATGGTGTAAAATCTTTTGCTTTGATGGAAAATGGTACTGCTTTCTTTGGGCGCGCCGATCGTGGCGGCCGTATCATGATTGATGGTACTAATGCTACAATTTATGGTGGCGGTAATGGCGAAATGGGAAGCCCCACTATTGGTGACCCAATGTGGAATAGTATGAGATTAACCCTCTGTGATTTAACTCATGCGACTTCTCCAGAAAGTGGTGCAGTATCTGGTTATTGGCAGTATGCAGATTCTTATGAAGAAGGTAAATAGGGACAAGATGTAAATAATGGAAAGCAACTTCCTTCTTATGTCGGTATTCAACAAGGATATGATGAAGATGGAAATCCAGTATTTTATGAGCAAGGATTTAATGGTTCTTATTTCTTATGGAATCCTAATGAAGATACTTCGCCTGCAAATATGCTGCCCAACTGGTACAAAGAACTTTGGGAAAATGCTTATATTAAACCCGATGGAGAAGTTCCTTATTGGCTTGGTACAGGTACGAGAGAACCATAGGAATATGGGGAATTAGACTGGTTCCGTGGCGACGAAGCGATGGGAACGGATTGTCAAAGAATCGATTATTTCTGGGGCGGCAATAATAAAGATTTACTTATTTTCCAAAGAGTAACTCCAGATGATAAAGCTGGAATGTCTGATGAATAGTATCAAGAAGAATTAGATAAATTAAATGATAAAAATGGCGCGGATTAGAATAATTCTCATTAGTTAAGTGGTTTTGCTCCTTCTCGTGCTTCAACGACTCCTGCTATTGAGATTGGTCAGCATAAGCATGGTTTGATGCCTGGTATTCTTGATTGGTGCTCTTATGAAAATGTATTTAAGACATTGAATATTCCTGGAGATAGAAACTTTATGGTCACTTACGATGGTACTGTTTGGGCTATGAACGGTATCTTTATGGGAGTGCTAATTGGTTCTAATATTATTGGTGGTCGTATTCAAGGTGCTGAGATTGGAATTGGTCATAATCCCAATGCAAATTCTTATTCATATGTTATGGAAAAAGAGCACGGCGCTTTAACCGATTGTAAATTTGAAGAGTTATGGGCGCCACATGATGTTCGTCGTCCAATTAACGATAACCATACTCCAGGAAAATGTCCTAAAGGCTATGGTGGACTAGGATTTTATGTAGATGGCCAAGGTAATGTAATTGCTAACAGTATTAAGATTTATGGCGGTTCTATTGATATTGGACGCTTCCATATTATGGGCACGGCTTTAGCGAGCGAAACGGCTATTATTGATGAAGATTATGGCCATTTAGTACAAATTGCAGAATCTGATTTCTTAGGACCAACTCATATTTATGGTAATATTGGTATCGGACCTTGCAGAAACTTTAATGATATTGATTGGCCGCCTAACTGGAGAGAAGAAAAACTAAATCAAGGTAACTTATTCCAGACTCATGGTTTTGTTGGATTAGGTATTCCAATGGAAAATGAGACCGATTATAGTATTCATGAGATTGCTGTCGGTGGAGATAAACTAATGAAAGGTCCTTAGAACTATTAGGCGACTTAGCAATTTGGAGCCGGAGACCCTGGTATTGGACGAAATTCTCTTGAATAGACAGCCATGTTCGGTATTGATAGCTTTTCCACTTATTTACCAAAAGTTGGCGCTTCTAACCCTAAAAGCACAAATAGATTGTAGGGACATTTTTGGCCAATGCACTTCCATTATGGAGAAACTGATGAGCAAGTTGAGGGGCAAACAAAAGATACCTTAAATGCTTATATGACCGTAATGGATATATTTGCTTCTACCGGCATGAGCGTTACAAATGGCTATCCTGGCCATGATAATGAAGCTATGAACTATTTTAGAGTAGGCCCTTGGGGATCTGAAGGAATGGTTCATTATTTTAGAAAAAATTTCCAGAAAGAACAAGAAAGTTAGGCTCCAAAATGGGATGAAAAAAGCGAAAAAGACAAGAATTATTTAGGTTGGTTAGGATTAGTAAATCGTGCAGGTACCGGTACTGATGAAAATGATCAATATGCTATTGGTATAACTACTTGGTATTCTGCCCCAATTGTTTTTAGTTCTGATGGTGAATCTGCATGGAACACTCGTGGTCACTTCCATTTCTTTACAAGAGCTTTAAGTGGCCAAAATCCTCATACTACCGGCGAGACTTGGGTCAATGATGGAACTAATAATGCATTAGGTTTTGGTATTGTATTTAATATGGGTACCAATATGAATGTTGATAATGGAAAGATAGGAAACAAAGCATATTTAAGAACGGCAGGAGGAGCTATTGGTTTTGGCGTTGAAAAGAATTACGATGGTATTCATGGAACTTGGTCAATACCAAATGAAGCAGATCCAGAAACCACTTCTTTTTTGGTATTAAATAGTGAGGATGGACTAAATAATGCGAATCCTGGTGTTTGGCTGGCTACTCGTAAAGGAAATGTGCATATTGTACGTTTAGGGGAGCAAGGGCTTTGTTCAGGACTTCATGTTCCAGAACTATTTTTGCAAGAGAAAAAAGCGATGCTATCTGCTCCACAAGAATTAGATATTGGCGCTAACTGGACTAATGGTCATACCCCAGTGAATTATATTAAAATGACAACTAAGGAGATTAGTTTTGAAGGATCTTATGCTGACGAGGACAATCAAAAGAATATCTACGCTCGATTTGCATAATAAAGAAGGCACCCGTATTATACGGGTGCCTTTTTATTTTTTATATAAGAGAGAGCTAACTCGGTCAATTCCGACCTTGCGATTTTATTAGGCATTTTCCAGTAAAGATAGTTGTTTACAACTTGACTCGGTGTCGTTTTAGAAGTGGCTTTTCGCGGCTTCCAAAACTTATCTCCATACCTGCCGAGCATAATTTCGCCTATCTCGCTATAAATGATGCCCATATCGACCATATTAAGTAAGTCCTTCTCCATAGGACTTAAATATCGGTCAATACAATCCATTGACCATACATTCCAAAGGTGAGAATATGACCCAAGTGCTTTTCCTCCGCGGGAAGCTCTTTCACTATCTCTTAGATTAGGTTCTTTTAGAATAAATCGCCAAACTTTAATCCAAGAATCTGGGAGTTTAATCCCGAATAACGACCTTTGACGCTTTATTTTCTACCATTGAGTTTGGGTTAGACCTTTAACCCATTCTTCTGGTATCTAATCTATTGTTTGTAAGCACATATTTGCAGAGGCTTTGGAGTCGCTTGTTGGCGTTACGAGTTGGTCGATTTGCCATTGCTCAAGGCCATCATAGGCGACAATCTTAGGGTCATCGCACATAAGGGCAATCTCACCATTGCCGCTAATGACTGGATTCATAAAGGACTCCTTTCTTTATTTTCTAACTATATTATAGCATAAAAATTTTTTTATTGCAACTTATTTTATTTAAGGTATTATAAAATAATTTTTATTTTGAACGATGAAGCAAAACCCAAGGCCATAGGGATCTATAAAGGATTTGCCTCGTCGGAGCAAAAAGATATTATAAAGGAGACATTTGTATGAAAATTGACTTTAATGCGGTACGCGATTTGTATCGCCCAAATCAGCAAGCTGTTTCCAAAGGTAACGGAAAATATTTCTGCACTTGCTGTAAAAAGACTTTAGACGAGAAGCAATTCTTTAAGACCTCTCGTACAGACAAACATCCTACTGGAGTGCTTCCAGAGTGTAAAACTTGTCTGGCAATGAGGGTCGATGATACTGACCCTATGACCTTTTTACCAATTTTAAAAGAAGTTGATGTGCCATACATCCCAAGTGAATGGCGTAAACTTCTTATGAAAAAGAGCGCAAAAGCTGGATCTATTGTTGGTAAGTACATCAGTTTGATGCATTTGAACCAATATAAGAAATATCGTTGGGCAGACTCTGAAGCTAAGACCAAAGAGGAAACTGAATCTTTACTTGCCGCCATGCGCCAAGAAACTGATAGTGAATCTGAAGCTGAAGCCAAAGTTGAAGAAATGCTGAACTTTGGCGATATTGCGCCTCAAAAACCAGCTCAAGCTATGGTTACTGCGCCAGATATGTCTGCGCTTTATGGCTTAACGCCAGAGACTTCAAAGTATAATCTGACTCAGGAAGAAATCAATGAGTTGAAAGTAAACTGGGGTGAAGATTATACTGAGGATCAATACCTCTATATGGAACAAATGCTTCAGGATATGATGGAGTCTTATGTTATTCAAGATCCAATTGCCATTTCAAATGCACGCATGATTTGTAAGATGACTATGAAGATGAACAAATACGTCGATATTGATGATGTAGCTTCTGCATCTCAAATCGGCCGTCAGCTTGATATGTTCATTAAGTCTGCAAATCTGGCGCCTGTCCAGCAAAAAGACCGTCAGCATACTACTTTTGCCATTTCACAGTTGGCGTTCTTGGTTGAACGTGAAGGCGGCTTTATTCCAGAGTTCTATGTCGATCAGCCTAATGATAAGATTGATTAGGTATTGAGAGATATGCAAGAATATACTGAGTACCTGGTACGCGGCGAATCCAATATCGCTGAAATGGTAGAGAATACCGAAGCAATTTTGGCACAAGACCCGCTTCCAAATGCAGTCGAGGACTATGACGATTTCGCTGCTCTTGAGCGCGAATTGCTGGGTGATATTGCTGATATTGAGGAGGGACAAGGTAATGCCACTACCGATTAAGAAGAATAATCAAAACAATCTTCTTACACGCGTAGTTAGCAAACAAGAAATCCTTGATAATATCGAAGAATATCGAAAAGCAATATCATTCTATCGAGCTTATCCAGATAAACTTGTTGATATGTATATTCAGGCGTCTGGAGAAGATTGTACCTTCAAATTATTCCCATATCAACGAATCTTTTTGCGTGCAATGGCAAGATATAAGGATGTATTTTTAACATTCAGCCGTGGTACTTCAAAATCCTTTATTGATGACCTTTGGAATATGCTGGAATGTATTCTGTACCCCAATACAAAGTTGGCTATTGCAGCTACCACAAAGGGTCAGTCTGCGGCTATTTTGGAATCTAAGGTTTCAGAAATCCTTACTTTGTTGCCAATCTTACGCTTTGAGATCAGAAAAACAGAGAAGGTTAAAGATCAGTTCACCATTTACTTTAAAAATGGCTCTCAAATGAGCAACCTTGCTGCAAAGCAATCCTCTCGTGGTCTGCGTTTCACAGGTTTGACTCTTGAGGAGATTATTGAGGGTGATCCTGATATTATTCAGGAAGTTATTATCCCTACTCTTGCTATTCAGCGCCGTGCGGCAAATGGTGAATTTAATAAAGCCGAGACCATTTCTCAGCAGAAAATTTGCGTTACAACTGCTGGATTTAAGGATACTTATGCCTACCATACTTTGATTAGAACACTATTGCGCCAGTTGACGGAGCCAAATAAAGCTATTGTACTGGGCGGCTCTTATAAAATCCCTATTATTGCAGGATTGCAGAATATGGACTTTATTCGTCAGTAGAAGATGAGCGGTACATTCAATCCCACTTCTTTTGGTCGAGAGTATTTGAGTCGCTGGTCCAGCGGGTCTGAAAATGCTTACTTTGCGGCGGAAACATTTGATAAATACCGTTCTCTCCAAGAGCCGGTATTTGAGAGAGAAAAGAACCTTGGCAAAGGTGTAGATTATGTGTTTGGTATCGACGTTGGCCGTTTCTCTGACCAATCAGAAGTTTGTGTGTGGAAATATATTCCACAAACAGGTACTACCTCTACAAAGCATCTTGTCAACATCTATTCTTTCGAGCAAATGCACTTCGCCGAGCAAGCGATTGAAATTAAGCTGCTCTATGAAAAATATCACCCAAGAGCAGTCGTCATCGACGGCGCGGGCGTTGGCGCCGGCCTAATTGATGAATTGATTAAATCCCAAGTAGATGTGCGTACCAATTAGTTTTTACGGCCTTGGGGTGTAGCCAATGATGATAAAGGTTATTATAATCAATTCAAGAGCGCAGATATGGTCCCAAATTTGCTTTATATTATCAAGGCAAATGCTCCATTCAATACGGAAATGTATGCTAATTTGCAAACACAGTTGACCACAGGTAAATTACGTTTTCTTATTGATGAACGCCAGGCCAAGATGAAGATGGATGCTAGCCGCGCTTTAAAGTTCAAAGACATGACTGAAGACGATAAAGCAAACTGGATTGTACCATTTATGCAAACATCTATTTTGAAAGATTAGATGATTAACTTGGAAGAGAAGCATGAAGGTGTAAATATTATTCTTGACCGCACAAATAAGAATATCAAGAAGGATAAAGTGTCAGCTATGGGCTATGCGCTTTGGTATATTAAAGTAGAGATTGATGATCGTGCATTGATGCGCCAAGCAATCTCTTGGGACTAGGCTATGAAAATCGCTGGCCGCCGAGATGGATAGAAGTCTATGCGCTCTCGTATTACTTTAAAGGGTAATGGATAGTACACTTCTAATCTACGAAAGAGAAAGAAATAATTTTATTTTTGATGTTATAAAATGCTTTATATAATAAAGCGATGACAAGGAGGAATATAAATGCCTTGGCAAGAAAATGACCATCCTTCCATCATGGAGCGAAAGGCAGCTATGCTTCTTGATTAGGGAGACATTTTGTATGTTACAGAATTTTCTTTCCCTGATTTAAAATCAGACCGAGGCATCCCGCTGCGCTTTGATTTTGCTATTTTTGAATCTCCAGAGGATATGGAAAAAGAAAGACCAAAGTTTCTTTTGGAAATGCAAGGCGAATAGCATTATAAGCAAAAGTTCCAAACTAAGGAAGGCTTTGCAAGACAGTAGGCCAACGATAAGAGAAAACGTTCCTACTGTGCGGTTAAAGGCTATACTTTAGTCGCAATTCCGTACACTGAATACAATTCAATGACACTTGACTCCATTTTGGAGTAGGGTAAATACTTTGATTGAGAAAGGAGGGCAATATGGATAAGCCTATGTTTAAGCGCGTCAATGCTCCGCGCCCACCAATGGACTTTGGTTTGTTAAAAGTCCGCAAAATGACTGTTAAACCGGCTGAGGCTATCATCTATAAAGAAGATACTAAAGGCCGCAATTCTGTTGATTGGACTCGACAGACACACGACAAAATGATCGAGACAACTAAGGGCACAGATTTGAAGCAAATTCGTTCTCTGTCAAAGTATTTCTTCCAAACCAACGGTGTCTATGCTCGTGCTGTTCGTTATTTGGCGGATATTTATAAATATGACTTTTTGCTTTATCCAAATCTTGATCTTGACTTAGAGATGACAGATGAGTTCAGTGACAAGATTTTGAAGAAATTTAATGTGCTACTTGAGCACTTTGATAATTCGGCAATTCAGTTAATGTGTCGTAAATGGGCAAATGCGGTTTGTATTGAGGGCTGTTATTATGGTTACATCTGTGATGATGTAAATGATAAACTTGTTGTCCAAGATTTGCCTGTTGACTTCTGCCGTTCCCGTTTTCTTTATAAGGGAATGCCTCTCGTGGAATTTAATGTCCAATACTTTGATAAGGTAACTTCTGACCCAAAGTATAGGGAGAAACTTCTCGGACTTTTCCCTGAAGAGTTCCAAGTTGGGTATCGTAAATATAAAGCTGGTAAACTTCCTGCTGAAGAGCAAGGTGATGATGCTGGCTGGATTCTGCTGGATATGAACCGCTCATTTAAGTTTAACTTTAATGATGAGGATATTCCGCCCTTCTTGTATGCAATCCCTGATATTATTGGACTTGATGAAGTGGAAGATCTCGAGAAAGAGAAGCTGCTCCAGCAAATTCAAAAGATTTTGATTCAGAAATTCGAACTTGACCAAAATGGTCAAATTCCATTTACTATGAAAGAACTTCAACAGTTAAACCAAAATGCCGTAGATATGGTGGGTGACGCTGTTGGAGTGAGCGTATTGTCTACTGTTGCAGAAGTTTCTCTTGAAGATTTGGCAACAAGTAGCGGTACTGAATCTCAAAATAACCTCGAAGCTGCTCAAAATAGTGTTTATAATGCTCTTGGTATTTCTGCCAATCTGTTTAATACCGATGGCAACCTCGCTCTTGAGAAGTCAATCATTATTGATGAGGCTTATATCAAGCCATTGCTTCTGCAATTTGAGCAATTCTTTAACCGCTATCTTGAGTGGAAGTTTAACAAGAAAGATTTGAAGTTCCGCATGAAGATGCTGCTTACTTCTATCTTTAATTCTTCTGATATGTCCAGTAAGTATGAAAATCTTACAAAGATCGGCTTTAGCCGCTTCCTGCCAATGGTTGCTCTTGGACATACCCAGAAAGAGGTTATCTCTATGGCAAAACTCGAACAGCAGATTATGCAGCTTGATGCTTATATGTTGCCTCCATTTAGCTCCAATACTATGTCTTCTGATACTTGGAGTGATATTAAGGCGCAACAGCAGCAAATCCTCTCTGGTGGTAAAGTTACTCCCGTTGGGGGTCAAGCCGATGCTGCACGTGCTGGTTCTGTAACTTCAGATTCTGATGGTGGCGCTGGCCGTCCGCAACTACCAGACGATAAGAAATCTGATAAAACTATTGCAAATTAGGCGGCACAAAACTGATAAAAAGGAGATAAAACTATGATTAAAACAATCACAACTGCTCAGGTTCGCAATATTTGCGAAGATCTTCTCCCTAATTGGGAGACAGAAAGAAAAAATATCCAAGTTAGTGGTAGAGATATGTATTCTATCATTAAAATTAAAAAGGAACTTGAAAAAAAATTAGGCGAAATTCAAGAAACTGTAACCACTTTAGCTGAGCAGAGCGGAGGCGAAAGACAAGATAACGGAAGTTATAAAATTCCGCCAGAAAAGATTGAAGATTTAAACAATGAGCTGGCAGCTTTTAGTGACGAAGAAGTTGAGATTGAATATACTCCAATTAAAATTAAAAACGATGATATTTTGCCTCCAGTATTGATGGATTGTTTATTTGATTTCATCGAAATGGAATAATAAAGAAAGGGGATAAACTATGCCTTCTTTTTACCCTCCAGTATTAGAAAATAAGGCAAGAGCTATTCCTTTTATCCCATCTCCAGCGTCAACTGACTTTTATGAAATTGAATTTGCTATGCCCAGTATCAATGTCGTTACTGATATTGGGCATATTCAAGTTTCAATTAAATACTAGTCAACAAACGAATCTGCTGTTAATCCAGATTATTCCCCCGATAGAGCAGTATTATATATAAAGCGTAGTGAGGGCGGCCTTTATTTTAAGAGAAAAGATAATGGAAACTATTTAATATAGATTCCATATCGTTGTTTCGAAGGTGGCCGCCCTAAACAAGGAACTACATATATAGTTCAAGTACGTTTTGGATTAAATACACTCTGGGATCCAGCCACAAATGGATTAGATGGGTTAGGTTTTTAGGCTTTTGCCGCTTGGCGCAATTTATCAACTAGCCAAGTTCCTTCTGCTTTTGGTGAATGGTCAAATCTTCAAACAGTTTACTGTTATGGAGAAGCAACAGAAAGTCTTGAATATAATTTACATGATTTTGTACCAGAATTGGTTTATAGCTATGCTCCAGTCTTGGATGACCCTCTTGAACAAGTAAGAGTTGTGTATGAATATGCAGATATGTACGGTTCTCGTTTTAACACTCTTGTGTTTAATGGCCAATATTAGCAGGATGGAAGTTATTCTATGAAATGTAAACTTCCAATAGCTCCAGTATAGACCATTTTTGTTTCAATAGAAGCAACTACAAAAAATAACACAGTAAGAGGGCAAACTATTACTATCTATCCATTAAAAAACACTTTAGAAATTCCCGTACTTGGTGGAAAAATGGAAGATGCTCCATTAACAGGAGAAGAGTCTAAAGATGGAGTTTTAGCAAAATAGATCACCCTTACTTATGGTGGTTTAACTGGTAGTGAGACTTTAAATCTATATCGTTCGAATGTATATACATTAGAAACCATTAAAGTAATTACTGGTGTTGCAGCCTATCCAAATTCTAAAATGACTTTAAAAGATTTCAGTGTAGAAATGGGTGAAGATTACCAATATATTGCGTGTTATGTAGATATAAATGGAAAAGTTATTGGTACCGTAGTTGATGTATATGATTGGGGTTATGAAAATCCTGGTTATGCACGACTTATGGATATGGATGCTACCGTTTTCTTAACAACAAGAAAGCATCAACTCCGCCTACAAGGAGGAGTAAATGTTACCAGTTTAAAGAGAAATACTAATGATAATTTTTAGACCACTATTGGAAGCAAATATCCATATTATTCAAGAAATGGTCAAATGAATTATCGAACCTTTTCTCTACAAGGCTTTGTATCTATCAATTTTGATCCTACTGCTTCTTTTATGCGCAACGATAAAGATAATGGACTTTGGTGGGACAATGATAGCGGTTCAAAGTTAGTAGTATTAAACAGAGATCTATATGGAGAAACTTAGTTCTCTCTTAGCCGTCGAAGAATGTAGGAATTAGCAAAAGGAGAAAATGAATCTATTTCAATGCTTGGAAGTGAAAATGCAAGAGATGTTTTTGGGCCTAAAACAGTTTATGACGATTATTATTATAGAAATATAACTACAAACTTAGATACTGCTAAAACAGGAGAGAATTTCTATATTGAAAGAAAATTTAGAGAATTTGTTATGGAATGGCTTTCTGATGGTAAGCCAAAACTTTTTAGATCTGAAACAGAAGGCAATATGATTGTTATGATTACGGCAGTAACATTCACTCCATAGGATAAAAGTGCTCGTATGACATATTCAATGTCTTGTACTGTTACAGAAATTGCTGAATATAATCTTGAGAATCTCGAGGCTTATGATTTAATTCCATGCGATATTAAAACTGAAATGATCGAGGGCTTCCCAACGCATTTAGAGCCAGGAGATTATATATCTGAAGAAGATTATTTAACAATTATTGTTTATGAAGATAAATGTTATGAATACTTTTTAAATCATCCAAATCCTGATGATCCGACTTTAGGGAAAAGACTTGAGGAAAGTTATAGATTAACATTTGATCCTAATTCTTCTTATAATGCTTTCTCAAAAGAAGGAAATCAATATTTAGTCTTAAATTCAAATAAAATTGACCTAATCAATAAAATTTTAAAAACTATCACTGAATATCGTTTTATTCGTGGAGATGAAGATCCAAATGTCTATACTGGATTGATTTATCAATTTAACAAAATCTATAATATTCCCAATTCTATCGCTGGTTAGGAAATTAAATAGATTGATACTTCTACGGCAGTTCGAAATCAAAGCCCAAATATTATTAGCAAAGACCCTGCAGAATGCCGTTATAGTGTCTTAATTTATAGCGTATCTTCTGGGCAACTTCCAGAAGGCCTCGAATTAAATCCTCGTACTGGCATTATTTCTGGTAAACCCGTTTGGCCCCACACAGACGCGCCTCGTCCTAAAGACTCTATTGAGCTTAAAGTTACTGAATATTTTTATCGTGTTCCAAATCCAACAGATCAGGATACTCCTATTGAAACCCCTGATTCTGAGCATATTGCTACTATGACCATTAATGTTGGATATATTTATAGTGAATTACAATTTGATGAATTAGTTCATCCAGACGGGACTTATGAAGTAAGTATTCCTGTAACAACCGTTGGTGAAAGAATTTAGGAAGTTAAACTTTATCCAACATATGTGCGCGGTGGCGTAAAACTTAGTTAGATGGAAGATAGTCAAACTACTTAGGACTATATCTGGTCTGCTTCAGGATTACCTGCTGGATTATCTATTGATTAGAATGGAGTCATTTCAGGTGCTTACCTAAGTGCAGCAGTTGGTGGCATTGCTACGATTACTGTATCTGATGGCGTCGGTCAAACAAAACAATAGATTATTCACTATGGGGATGGCGTTCAATAGATCTTTTTCCAAGATTCTTTAGACTATAACCTTGATTATAGTGAGGTTGGTGTTCCAATTGAAGAAGTTGATGTTTCTGGCGGAGTAACAGGAGGTTATCCAACTGAGGATAGAACTCAATATATTCACGGCTACAAATTTAGTCAAACTGGATTACCACCTGGGCTTGATATTGACGAATTTACCGGAGTAATCAAAGGAACTCCAACTCAAGTTGTAGCAGCAGGTTCGGCGAGAATAACAGCAACAGATTTTCATACTCCTACTCCAACTTCTGCGAGTATTGATATTGTTTATTAGCAGGTTCTTGAGAAATTTGTTTTTGAAGATTCTGATAATTATAATATCGATCCTTATGGAGGAATGGACCCAATCAATTTGGGACTGGTGCTTGACCCCGGTATCTATTTAATGGATGAAGAAGGAAAAACTGGAGCAGTTCATGGTGGATTAAAATATAATGATCCTCCTTATTATAGATTCAGTGCAAAAAATCTTTTGCCGGACTTTAGTATTGACAATTATGGTCATATTACTGGTCGAGCTAGTGTAGCTAGCGAACAAAGAACTGCGACAATTTATGCTTATGATGCACGAGGAAAAGAGCAATCCATTGAAATAGAAATTGTAAAGATTATTTCTAAATTGTCATTCAGACCTCCAAATCAAATAACCATCCCCGAAATGTATGTTGGACCTACTGAAACTCCCATCCACATAGAAATTCCTTTTGAGTATATTAGCGGCGGTACAGATCCCTATGATATGTCTATCAGTGAATTACCCACAGGAATGAAGGGATGGACGAAAGTTAATGAAGATGGGTCTAAAGTATTTATCATTGAAGGTAAACCTTCAGAAGGGCGTCCTGCTCAAAATGCAATTTTAACCATTACTGATGATTCCCCAGAAAAAGAAACAATTACTTATAATATTGCTTGCGGACAAATGGTTGACGAATTAAAATGGAATCAAGCTATAAATCTTTAGGGATTTGCTATTGGGGAAGATTTAAGTTCTCAATTTGAGGGCGGAAAATTCTATATCCAGAATGTAATCGGTGGTAAATCTCCATATACATTGAAGGTTACTACTAATGACTGGAAATTCGCTCCATTGTATATTGGACAAGATGAAGGCGGAGAGCAGAATCCAAATGGTAAAATGTATATCGCTGGACAGATTAGTGAATAGAATTAGAACGAATCTTATACTTTAACATTGACAGATGCTTCTGGATAGTAGGTATAGAATGTAATTACAGTCGGATTGGCTGATCAGCCTTTTACGGTAAAAGCTATAAATAGCTTAAATAATGTCATTTTAGTGGCAGGAAAATCTCGTTTCACTGGCTATCAAATTATGTAGGCAGAAGGCGGATCTCCTGGTACTCCTCCTTAGGAATATAAGTATTGTGTTGCCAATGATTATAATTTAACACCTTTTGATCCCGGAGTTACTTTAAATTAGGATAATGCACAACTTTCTGGAACAATTCAAAATGTTGCTTCTCAATCTATTAGTATTGGATATACGTTTTATGCTTATGATAATGGAGGATTAGTAACACCAGAGGGTAACAAACCGCGTCAAGCATTTGCTACTGGTGAATGGTCTACTCCAATTGTTTATCAAGCTCCAAAAGTAACTTCATTAGCGCCTGGCAATAAATTTACTGTCCCATTGCTGACTATTGGCGAAGGCTATAATTCCGGAACATTAATTTCTGCGCCTTCAATTCCAGGGATTCTTTGGGAACTTTCCAATCCAAATGGATTACCGCCAGGATTAGTATGGACCAATGGTGCTATTACGGGTACCGTTAAAGAAGGATAGCAAGCAGGTTCAGTATAGCTTATTTGTAGAGTTCCTGCATCTGTACCTAAACCTGGAATTGTTACAGATGAAATAAAATTAGTTATTGATGTAACTATTGAAGGAATATTTACAACTTTATCTCTTGGTAAACCTGTTGGTATTGACTATGACTACTTCAAATTAAACGAGCCTATTAAGCAGAAAAATGTGGCTGCTGATTTAGCAGGTGGTGTTGGTCCATATACTTGGACTCTTGAAGGAGCACCGGCAGGGATTACTTTAAATAAAGGGACAACTCAAAATGTTGGAGAAGAAGTATTACTACAAGGACAATGCGGAACTGAAAAAGCCGAATAGATTTCCTTTACCGTTAAAGTTACAGATTCCACAGGAGCCGAGGCACATTATGTAATTTATTCTGGTGGCGTATATAAAGGCTTTACCTTTACTGATAGTGCGGCGATGGATATTCCTGCTATGAAAGGTAGTTAGGATATTACTGAAATAAATTGTAAGCAATACGTATCAGGTGGATCTGGAAACTTTACTTTCACAGCGGAAAATATTTCTCCTTATTCAATAGATTCTACTACTGGAATTATTTCTGGAAATTCTGGTACTGCTTCTCAATTAGCTAAAATAGGAAAAATTTCTGCAAAAGATTTAACCAACTTAGCTTTAATAGAATCTGTGGAAATTAATGTTGGACAAATTACTGCTGATTTTAGATATTTCCATAAAGATACGCATGATATTCCAGCAGGATCAGCTGGCACTTCAGGAACAGTTAATCTTAGTGATGGAGTAATAGGTGGTACAACGATAACCTATGCTATTAAGAGCTTACCAACTGGATGGACGGCAAGTAATGCTAAAATAAATAATCCTTCAAAGGGTATTATCAATTATACTTTACCTCGCGCTGGGACAGCAGCAGGACAGATAATTGTTTCTATTACCGATACAGTAGAAGGAACTATTGAAGCGACGATTGCAACGCCAGCAATAAGTTAAAAAGGAGGATTTTATGGCTGATTTCTTACAAGATAAGGTTTTTTTATTGAAAGTAAATTAGTATAAAGTCCGAAGATATTAGGCTGCAATTATGGTATTGGATTTTGAAACAGAAAATCCAATAGCTCGTTTTGAAGGAAAAGTGGTTAGCGGCAATATGAATATTGCCGCTAACTCTCCTACAAGAAAAACTTGCAGTTTATCTGTAATTTTTGATGCGGATACTAAAATGATTACGGATATTAACAATCTAATTTCAATCAATAAAAAAATTTCTTTATCTATTGGATTTAACAATCCTTTTTACCATACTCCAGAATATCAACAATATGGTGAAGTATTATGGTTTAAATAGGGGATTTTCTTTATAACTAAGGCTAGCTCTTCAATTTCTGCTAATGGTGCAGCGACTGTTAGTGTTGAATTAATGGATAAAATGGCGGGATTAAATGGCACTTGTGGCGGAACGCTTCCGGCATCAACGAGTTTCCACGATAGAATTATTATTGATGCTAATGGAGATTAGACAACCGAATATCCTTTAATTTCTTAGATAATTAAAGAATGTGTTCATCACTTTGGCGGAGAACATTATTCTCGTATTAGTGTAGAAGATGTTCCTGATGTCGGTCGTATCGTGGTGCGATATACTGGTTCCACTCCAATAAACTTTCAAACAGATAAGGACGCCAAAAACAGTGGTCGCTCATTTGTTATTGCACCTCCTCCAGTAACTGGATTTGAAGAAGTTTATGTAAAAGGCGATAACATAGGATATATGGAAACACCTTTAACTTATCCTGGTGAACTTATTTTGGCGGCTGGCGATAATGTCTGCTCTTTATTGGATAGCGTAAAAAATACTCTTGGTAACTATGAATATTTTTATGATGAAGAAGGAATATTCCATTTCAGACAAATTAAAAATTTCTAGGCTACAGGAAGCACTCCGTTAAACTTTAATGATGAAAATGATTCAGATTTGTAGAATGGGTATTTTCCAAAGTTCACTGATGATTAGTTCATCAATGAATTTGCCGATTCATCTTTAGTAACTTAGGTTAGTTTTAATCCTAATTACGCTAATATCAAGAATGATTTTATTTGTTGGGGAAGTAAAAATGCCGATGATAATACACAGACAATGGTTCGTTATCATTTGGCTATTGATACTCGACCAAAAGACATTCGCAAACCAAAGGACTTAGATCCTTCAGATCCTGATTATGAATCTGAACAAAATTACAAAGCCTTAATTGGAGATACTTATTCCTTATGTCATAAAAGTATTTGGAGCGTCAAAGATGCTACAACAGGAGTTGTTCTCCGTTATTCATTAAAGAGCGATGTTTTGTTAAATTCTCTTTATGAAGTATGGGGAGACGAAGTAGCTCCTTGTTTAGATGACTGTTTCGCTGATTTGCCAGAAAGTTATTGGTTTAATTGGAGAGAAGAATTATATCGACAGGCTTTAATGGCGTATGGGCAATCAACTGATGGCTCTTATTATGACGAAGAGTTATTAGCGGAATGGCGTAATATTTATGATCCTGGAAGCACATTTTTAAGAGATGGCTCTGATTCTTTCCAAAAAGGATGGGAAGACCACTATGGAGAAAATAATCCTTCTCAGCCTTGGGGAGGCTATAAAGTTGACGTAAAGGTTGCGCCTGAAAAATTAAGGTATTGGCTTGATATTATTGACACAACTGCAGAGATCGGTAAATTTGGTGTTAATCGTATTGGGCGCCGAACAAAAGTAGAGAACAATTCTAAAATAAATTAGGTATTTGAAGCTGATATTCCAGATATTGTTTTTATTCCAAATGATGGCGACATGGAATAGATGCAAAAAAATACTGAATATTATATTAGTATTGGTCAAAATTATTCTTTTGTGAATCAAGATTAGTAGCAATATTTACAACAAGTAAATTCTTTTGGTACCTGTTATGAACAAGTTAGAGCTATGTTGTACAATAATTTAATATATAATGCTTCAATATCTTTAACGACTATACCTGTATTTTATTTAGATGTAAATCGAGTAATTAGATTGAATTTCCCTAATTTAGGGATAGTTGGCAATTTCGTTATCAATAGTTTATCTTGGTCAATAGGTGGCTCGAACACCATGACAATCGGCGCAAACGAAGCGATTGTGATTGTTTAATTTTTTGAAAAATTAAAATTTTTATTTTTATCATTACAAAATCCAGTATATGTTGAAACGAAAATGCGATGCAGGAGAAAATTTGTCGTGAAAAATTTTATAACTTTTTTATTTTTGATTTTATAAAATGTTATAATAGTAAGTCTGGAAAACGAAATCAAGAAATTATTCCGTTTGCCAGCGTATCACGACAAAGAAAGGAGGAACTTGATGGAATCACAGGCAATTGTGAATACCATGGAAGTTCTGGAAACCAAGCCGATTAACGAGCTTGTTACCGAAGCTACCATTAAGGTATGTTATGTTTCAGAAAATCCCAATCAGAACAATACTGTGATTAACAAAGAGGTTGGTCGTCAAATCGCTGCGACCCTTCCTGGCGCTCCTGTAGTAGGCTTCTACGACAAAGAGTCCGGTGACTTTGTTCAACATAGCCGTAAGGTGACTATTTCCAATGGTCAAGTGAACATTGAAGATATTACAAAGCCTTATGGTTTCGTAAGTTTTGATGCTCCTTGGTATCAAGACTTTATGGAAGATGGCCAAGTCAGAACTTATCTGATGTGTAAAGCCTATCTATGGACTCGGCAATATGAGGAAGCCTCCCAAGCATTGAATAAAGGGCAGTCAATGGAACTCGATGAGCAAACCATGAGCGGCTACTATGAAGGCGATGTTTTCGTTTTTACTGCCGCTACCCTTGACAAGCTCTGTATTCTTGGTGATGCTTATGCACCCTGTTTTGAAGGGGCTAAGATAATGTCCTCTTATACTAAACAGTATGAGAGCCTTGCTGAGCAAGTGGAGAATATCTTAGGAAGGAGGTATTACGTCATGAATGGGCAACTTCAGCCTAAGCCTGAAAAGATTACTCTTGAGTACGCTCTTCAGCTTGGCTGGAATCTGACTGACGCAGTATATATGCAGCTGCGCAATCGTGGAGCTGAGATGAAATACGACATTCAGGGTATTTACTCTGAAGGCGGCACCATCTTTGTTATTCTCCAAGATCGCGAGTCTCTCGAATATGTACGCGTAAATCTGACTATCACAAGCGAAGACACAGTTGAGCTTGATAGTGAGATGCAGGCTGTAAGACAGACCTGGTCTGTTAAGGAGCCTCCTGCTCCCGAGCCTGTTGAGCCACTTGGTGGCACTACCGTAACTGCAACACAAGATCCCGCTTCTACTGCTTCTACTGGCGCTCCTGCTGCTCCTGCAGCTACTCCCGAGCCTGCACCTGCCCCTGCTGGTGCTGGAGTCTTTAAGAAGAAAAAAGATGACGAAGACGAAGGAGAAGGTGAAGGAGAAGGAGAAGGCGATGATCCAAAATCTGATGACGGCGACGGAACCGATGGCGGAACCGATGGCGGAACCGATGATGGCGGAGACGACGACGACGACAAGAAGAAAAAGAAGAAGGGAAATTTCGCAGCAGATGGTGATGGAGATGATCCAAAGCCCGAAGGAAGCGAAGGCGGCTTGCCAGATCCTTCCGTCGGAAACCCAGATCCAAGCGACATTCCCGGACCAGCAACTTTCTCCGCAAACGGAGAGGGCGGCGAGCCAAGTGCTGAACCTGCCGCTGACCCAGAGCCTACTGAACCTACAACACAGTTTAGCGCAGAGCCTGCTGCCGAGCCTGAAGGCGCTCCAGCAGTCGATTATGCTGCAGTGATTGAGGATTTGAAGTCTCAAGTTGAAACTCTTACCAATGAGCTGAATGGCTATCGCGCCAAAGCAGCCGAGGAAGAGAAAGAAAAGAAACAAGCAATGGTAACATCTTACAGTGAGATGCTCACTGAGGAAGAGATGAAGCCTGTTGTAGAGAAGCTCGATGAGTATTCTCTCGATGAAATCGAGTCCAAGCTCGCTGTGACTTATGCTCGTAAGCAGAAGAACAGCGGACATCCTTCTACTGGATTCCAGGTTAGCGTCGCAGGCGCTGCTGCAGTAGATCACTCTCTGGACGGACTCCCTGAATTTTTCATTCAGGCCTTAGAGCTTGACAAGAAGAAAGAACTGAAAATTTAATCAGTTTTTCTTGATAAAAAGGTTATAAACTTTTTTGAAAGGAGATACAAAGTAATGCCTGCTACTTTTGTAAAGACCGAAGGCAAGTATGGCCAGGTTGAGGCTAATCGTCTTTCCGGTATTACCTTCGGTTACATTGAGGCCCAGGCTCCCGCTTATGAGGACGCTGGCGCCGCAACACCTATTGCAGAGCTTGAGAACGGTATGTTCCTGTGTGTAATCCCCGACACCACTGAGACTTCTCCTATGGGCCGCATCGCGGTTCTGCCTGGGGCTGCACCTGCTACTGCAAAGCCTTACCTCGTATACTCTGAGAAGAAACTGTATGACGAGCGTATGGGTTATTCCGATTTCGTTGATCGTGCTGCCGATAAGGTGGATGGCCTTCTGTATCCCAAGCTGATCGGTATTGTGCCCGACAACGATGTTTACACCACAAACACTATCAACGAGGAACCTGATTCCCTGGCAGTCGGCGACGTACTGTATGTTGGTGATGACGGTTACCTGACTAAGACCAAGGGCACCAATACTACTTATCAGTTTGAGGTCACCAAGGTCTACACTATGCCCGATGGCCAGCCCGGCGTTAAGCTGATGAGCAAGGCCTGCGGAGCCTAATTGAAAGGAGGATTTACAGATGGCTTTCGTATATGCTGATAACCTGGCTCTTGCTAAGGTACTGATGTCCAAGAAGAATCCTTCTGGTAAGTACTCCTTGAACGGCCAGGAAGTTTCCTATGACTCCCTGAACGATACTCTTCAGGCTAATCTGAAAGAGATCGCTGGCACTCCACAGCTGTGGCGTGAGAATAAGAACACTGTCTTCTCTCTGATTGAGCAGACTCTTGATACCGTAATGCCCAAGAATGTTCTTGACACTTATGGTATGTTTGCCGATGTAACTACTATTGCTCAGGGTGACACCATGGTGTATCACCGTAAGATTGGTGAGCAGCGTGCAAAGCAGTTCGTAACTCGCGTTGCGCTGGCTGGTCGTTATGAGGCTTTCGAGCTTGCTGACGAGAAGTTCACCATCAAGACAACCGCTTACGGCGGAGCTGCTCGCATCGGCTTTGAGGAGTTCCTCGATGGCCGCGTGCAGTGGTCTGATTATCTCGACATCATCAATGAGGGTATGTCCGAGGCAGTCTATAAGGAGATTGCTAAGGCTCTCGTTGCTGCTATCGAGGCTTTCCCCGCTACCAACAAGGTAAGCGCAGCAAACTTCGACGAGGCTCAGTTCGACCGTCTGCTCCAGACTATTGCTATTTATGGTACTCCTACCATTTATTGCACTCTGGAAGCTGCTATGACTCTGCTGCCCTCTGACAACTGGATTTCCGAGTCCATGAAGGACGAGCGTTGGAACAACGGTTACTTCACTCGTTATAAGGGCTTCCCCGTAGTGGTTCTGCCCCAGTCCTTCACCGATGAGACCAATGCCACTAAGGTCATTGATCCTTCCTATATCTATATCTTCCCAACCAACAACCAGAAGCCCGTCAAGATCGTGTTCGAGGGCCAGACTCACGTCAAGGAGTTTGAGAACCGCGACTGGTCTACCGAGCTGCAGACCTACCAGAAGTTTGGTGTTGGTATCATCACCACTAACAATCTGGCTGTATTCCGCAACAAGGGCCTTGTTATTGATAATGTTCCCGGCGCTTGGAACTAATCAGTAACGATTGATTTTGAGATAAAGGAGAAATAACATGAAAGTAATCAATCGAAGCGATGGAAATGTGGTCTACTCTCTCCCCGAATTGAATATTCGTAGAGTGTTCGTTCCAGGAGAGAGTAAAGACCTTTCTGAACAAGAGCTAAATGCTCTCTGGCAAATTGATGGCGGCGCTTCCCTTCTTCGTAATGAGCTTATGGTTCAGGATGAGGAATGGGTAAATAAGATGATGCCGTACGCCCCTATCGAGTATTTCTGGCTCGTCGACGACGTTGATAAGTGTGTTCTTGAAGATAGCCTTGAGCTGTTTAAAGAGACACTTGAATACGCGCCAACAGGAGTTATTGATCTCATTAAGGCTCGCGCTTGGCAGTTGCCAATGACCGATCTTAATAAGATGGAGGCTCTCAAGCAGAAAACAGGTTTTGATACACTCAAAGCCATTGAGGTTATGAAAAAGCCAGAAGGCACAGCTCCCACCGCTCAGAAACCAAAGGAGAGACTCCGTAAGAGGGAGGGTTAATGTGACTTCTCTTAACGAGGTATACGATGCGTTTTTCGCGTTAATTACCGACGATATGTATATGGAAATTACAGAGGAGGAGACACGGGCCGATTGTCGAGAGCTTCTCGAGGCTTCTCTTCCTTTGTTTGAATTTCCAGATAAGCCGATTGATATTGTAGGAGATTCCTTCAACGTAGACCTTACCCGTGAAGAACGTAATATTCTCGCGTATGGTATGCTTCAGATTTGGCTTCAGCGCCAAATCACTTCTATCGATGTAGTTCGACAGAAGTTCTCAGGTACTGACTTCAAGCTGACCAGCCAGGCCTCTCATCTCCAACGTCTCATGACGCTTATGACGAACACCAAAAATGAGCATAGGCGCCTGCAGATGTTACACTCTCGTCGTAGAGTGGGGCCAACAGGCAACTATGAGTCAACATTTGATTTGTTGGCGAAAAGAATGCACTGAGAAAAAGGAGATGTAGTATGGCGAAACAATTTAAGTTTGGCCCCGATGCTTGGAAGTATAACAATACCCGTTTGACAAATCAAATCTTTAAGCTCCTACCTATGTATGAGAATGAAGAAGATTGGCAGGCTCAGCGCCGCACAGTGGTCGATGAGCTGTATGGGTACAACAAGATGTTTGAGGAAAATCCTCATTTCATGGTATTGATTGCCAAATTGATGGCGCTTGACTATGCGGACGATAAGATGATCTTCCGTAAGCGTATCTTTGAAGCAATCTCTGAATTGAAGTCAATTCAAATTTAAGGAGCGGTAGCATGAGCTATGAAGGCATGAAACGCCGCCTCAACTACTATGGTGGAGCACCACAGTAGGACCGCATGATTAGAGATAAACTCTGGTCAATGCTTTCTGCTACTAAATACTCCTATCAGGCGGCGAAATTTACGAAGTATCCTGGAATGGATAAGCAAACAGTTGGCTTATTTAATCCAGTTACTTAGAATATGGACTACGATACGAAGCTGTTATCAGTTCCGTTCGATGCCCAATACTCCGTCGGCGATGTATTTCGGTGGGACAATACCGGTACTTACTGGATTTGTTACGCACGAGATTTAACTGAACTTGCCTATTTTAGAGGTCAATGTCGCCGTTGTGATTATAAAGTTCAGTGGGTAGACGGCGATCGTGAAGTACAAGAGACATTTATCTCTGTGGTTGGTCCTTCCAATCCAGATTACACGTCTACGAATACGACATTTGGTTCTGCCGACCTACCAAATGCAAATCTTATTGTATTGGCTACGGCCAATAAACAAAACAGGGCGTATTTCAATCAATATCAAAAGTTCTTATTGAAGAGCTTTACCTATAAGGTAGATTAGATTGACGACATTTCAATGCCGGGCGTCCTGCAAATGAACTGCTCCAGGTACTATACCAATTTGGTAGAGGACGATGTTGAAACGAACATTATGAATACCTGGAATGTACAACCCGTCATTCCTGAATATCCGACAGAATACGGTATTGAAGGTCCGCTCGTCATTAAGCCTCGATTTAGAGTGGAGTTCAAAGCAATTGTCGCCGGCGGTAAATGGATTATTATAGAGAATGAAGGCGTTAGACCTCACGATTAGATCCCTGCGAAATTCCAAGAAACAGATGATGTCTATGCACAATCAATTCATGTTTATTGGGATTCAATGATGTCAGGCGCTTTCACCATTGGATATTAGATGCCAAATGGAACTCTATACCAGAAACACGTCTAGGTTGAATCATTGATGTAACGAGAAGGAGGAATAAGATGCCACTACTGCGATCACAAAGTGAGAAATCCATGTTGGGACGTTATTCATCATTCGCTTCGGTTGAAAACACGCTCTCACTGGTAGTGGATAGGTTATTAAAGAATGAGCGCCTCAAGCGTCTTCTTTATTACACCGATAAACACGCTTTGGAGCTGCCAAAGTTAAATCAAGAACAGGCGTATTCATTGCTCAATAATCAGATCAGAATTGTCCCTAAACTGACTATTGACCATGACGCTAAGCCCTATGTGATTATCACACTGGATAATTTCGTGCCTATGGAAGATCAAACCACGTTCAGATCTTTCCAACTTGGATTTGATATTCTTGTGCCGTATGAGTTCTGGTTGTTGGATAATTTCAAGTTGCGCCCCTATTGCATCGCCGGCGAGATTGACGGCATGATTAACAATGATTTTGTCATTGGCACTCAGGTGGCTGACTTTATGGGCGCTAAGCAGCTCATCATTAACGAAGCACAGGGAGGCCTTTCGTTGTATTACAATGTCGAAACCTATAAGGACGACAAAAAGTTACATCCTAAGGAAGGACCCACTCCTGTCTTTTGATTGATTTCAACATTGACGAGCTAATGCTCGTCACTGGTATTGATATTCCAGTTGAGGCTTTCGGAATAACAATACATCAGCCAAGAGTGCGAGAAATCGCAATGCTTGGTGAGCAGAACTACTTTATTGCTCTGTCGATATTTCGAATGAATAAAAAGTAGCTTCACATAGAATCACCCGATGTAACAAATTGGATGATTTTTAACGAATCATTGACCCAAAAGATGGAAGGCATCAAAGATGTCCGGGCGCTTTTGAGTAATTTTCTTCAGTTGTTTTTTACGACTAAGATCAATATTGGTCCGCGATCCTTAATCATTTAGAATAAGGATTAGCTAATCAACATTGAGCCAGAACAATTCGATGACTTTTAGGAGTTAATCGGAATTGTTGGAGGTGCTTCTTTATTGAGCGGTTCAAAAGAGGAGTTTAATCCAGCAAACAAGCTGGCGGCGGAAATCGCTGAAAAGATGAAAAAAGCGCGAGCGAGGCTCGCTGCTATGTAGCCTTAGGCTAAGTCGAAAGGCTTCCTGGCTAGATACATACGAGCTGTCGCAATCGCAACGGCAAACTCGCTATCGGACGTCACTGAGATGACTATTTTATAGTTAAACTCTTTGATGCAAACCTACTTAGCATGGGAGGCGTATGATCTTGATGTCAGAAGCCGTTTGGCTGGCGCAAAGAACGATAATAAACTCGTTCACTGGATGATGCGCGACCCAGAGAACGACGATGATTCGATTGGAACTCTTGAAGGTTAAACACTCTTATGAGATGTTTTAATACCTTGATTAAAAGGCAAAATCTTTTAATAGGAGGAATATTGCTATATGAAATGGGCAATTCGTGAAGCCATTGACGTCTATTTCAAGGCTAAGTCCGTGTTCCAGCTTGGTGCAAAGACTTTCCGTGCTGGCGAGCCTGTACTTATCTTTGATACAGTCAAGACTTCTACTCTTGAGGTTGCCGCTGAGGTCTCCTATGTAACTGGTGGCCGTGGCAATGCTCGTCTGCTCTCCTATGAGGGCGATAAGACCCTGACCTTCAACTTTGAGGATGCTCTGCTGTCCAATGAGGGTCTGGCAATTCTTTCCGGTGCAGATCTGATTCCTGCCCGTAACAAGCATCTTCCTGGCGCTCATCCCGACGCTCGTAGCGTGATTGCTCACTATACTGAGAAGTATTCTGTTGCAACCAACAATATGCGCGACGAGGATCAGACCAAGAACGTATACGATGATGACACTTCCCTGTACCCTGCTGGTGGTCCTGATGATCCCGATGGAGGCCAGGGCGTTGGCAAGTATGCTCCTCGCGGCGGCATTGACAACGTATGGCTGACTCGTAAGCCTTATGTTGGTCAGAACGCTAGCATCTATGTGATGCTGCTCGATGACGCTGGTGAGATTTCCGGTATGCCTGTCCAGATCAATCTGGAAACTGATGATAGTGCTGAGGGTGCTGATAAGTACGCTTACCTGCGTAAATTCCACACTCAGAACGATTTCATCGCCTTTGACCTTTACAATAAGCCTATGTCTACTGCAGAGTATCCCGATCCTGAGACTATCGAGGAGGCAGCTATCTTTGACGACCAGGTAGCCTACTATGTAGACTATGAGTCTTGCGTACGTAACTGGGTTACTGCTTGGGGTGAAAAGACCGATTACCGCCGTGTAATTACCGCTCCTAACTACGGCGAGACCTGGGGCGGCACTATGCAGGAGCAGGATGATGGCACTATGTCCCTCAAGGGCTTTGGCCACTATGCTTACTTGCTGGCTCCTTCCGGTGGTATTGCTCAGCCTAAGGCTTACAAGGAAGGCTCCGACTTCGTTTACAAGGTAAACGTTCCTTCCATTCTGTATCAGGACATCGTGCTGCTTGACTACTATGTTGAGTACACTCACGATGCAACTCAGGTTTCCATCCTGCCCGATAAGTTCGGTCCTTATATGTACGTCGAGGGTTCTTCCCTTGTTCGTCGTGCCTCCGATGGCGTGGACCTGCCTGTTGAGTTCGTGATTCCTAAGTTCAAGATCACAACTGCTCTGACCTTCACTCTCGCCGCAACTGGTGATCCTTCTACCTTCACCTTCTCCGGCGATGCTTATCCTGACTTCAGCAAGTTCGACCTTACCCGTAAGGTTCTGGCTGACATTCAGATTCTTGACGCTGACGATAACTACGACGGTGCTTCTTCCGGTATTGCTACCGCTGATCCTACCTCCTATCGCCGCTTCAAGTACAACAATGACTCCAACGGCGAGTACATCTGGAAGGATCGTTCCCTCGAGCCTCACCAGAACATGGACTACTCCGATACTGGCAACTGGCCTGATAAGCAGTACAATCAGGATGCTGGCGGACCTGCAACCCTCACTCCTGGTAGCGGCCTGATTGATCAGGAAAACCCTAAGATTGACGTCGACCTGAATGACTTAGGAACTAAAGTGTCTGACGTCATCGCCAACGCTCCCGCTGGTTCCACTCTTAAGTTCAATGAGGGCATCATCAGTGAGCGCCTGGTAATTGATAAGAACCTCACCCTCGAAGGTACTACCGAAGATGGTAAGGAGACTATCCTCCAGGGCGGAGCACAGTTGGCGGCAAACGGCGAGCCTGTTCGCCTGACCATTAAGAATATGACTCTGGTACCTGATGCCAATACTCCTATTGGCGTAACAAGTCAGAATCAGACTTCTACTGATCAGCGCGACGCTACCGTAATTATCGAGAACTCTACAATTCGCGATTTTACTGGTAAGGCCGTCTATGTAACTGACGCTAAGACTACAGCCATTCGCAAGTCTACTTTCGAGAATTGCGCTACCGGCGAGGATACTGGTACTGTGGGCGATCACACCATTGACTTCAACCTGGTTGGAGTTCAGGGTGCTAACATCGACCTTGATACCGTAATCTTCAAGGGTATGAATGGCCATAAGTCCTCTGTCAAGGTCACTCAGCGTGGTGGTCCTTCCGATAAGGGCGCTGGCGATATCCCCATGGATATTCCTCAGGCTACTATCGCTAACTTCACTATGAGCAACTGCGACTTCCAGACCGATGGTCAGGGCACTCCTGTGGATCTGATTATTGGTTCTGATCATAAGACTCCTGACCAGCCCGAGCTGAAGAATACTACTGGCGACTTCCCTGTGATGATTTCCGGTAATAAGACTCCTGTTCGTGTGCAGAACCTGTATAAGGGCAACGACGACGTTGTGACTGTTCCTGCTGGTGCTACTGGCTATAAGAACGCTAAGTCCGACTTCGTTGTGGTTGGAGCTGCAACTCCTGTAACTCCTATCTCCATCAATGCGGCTGGCTATGACGACATTTACTGCGCTTTCCGCGCCGCCAAGGCTGGCGACACCGTCACTCTGAATCAGGACATCGCTATCTCCGATAACGATGTGAACATCGCTGGCGACTCTATGGTTGCTGCGATGATTCCTGCTGGAGTAACTCTCGACGGTAATGGCCACAAGATCACTGTAGGTACTATCACTGGTAAGCACATCCTCGGTGTGAACGGTGAGAATGTCACCATCAAGAATGTGACCATTGAAGGCGCAGCCGGCGCCAAGTCCGGCGTGGTTGTCAGCGGCGTTTCCGCTAAGCTGACTGCTACAAACGTCACCATCAATAACTGCGCTAACTGCGGTATCCAGGTAACCAATGGCGGCCAGGTTATCCTCGATAACTATAAGTCCAATGGCAACGCTTGGGGTTCCGTAAACTGCGATAAGGGTGCTGGTGGTGCAACTCCTCGTGTAACCTTCAACTCTGGCGCTATGGCCGAGAATGTTGAGATTTACACTGAGCTTGTTGACATTCAGTGCGTAACCGCTCCTTCCCTCACTGAGGTAATTGGAGTTGGCGATACTCTGAAGGGCTTCAAGTATTACACCTCTGACATGGCTCGTCTGGGCGTGGCTGCCGTTGTTGTCGATGGCAAGACCACTGTCTATGAGGACATGGTTGAGGCTGAGGAGGCCGCTGATGAGGCCGGCGTTGACGTCGTAATCCTCTAATCTCACGCTTCTCCTTAAAATAAGAAAGACCCCTCCGGGAAACCGGAGGGGTTCTTTTTTTATGCCTATTTTTACTCAAATACCACGAGTGCGGCATCGTAGGGCATGAGATAGAGAAGTTCAGCATCAGAGTTTCTGGTGCGAATCCAGATCTCGATACAGGAAGCGCCGTCCTCGGTATTGAAATCCATAGAGATAAGATCGCCGATGTCCTTAATCAAATCAACCAGCTGGTTGAAAGTGGAAGGATTGGTGGCAAATCCATCTGGAGTCTTGATAAGAGTTACATAATGAATGTCGCGGCCGTACAGCAGGTAGTAGGTATTGGGAGGGCAATCCTCATTAAACCATGTTGCTACACGGTCGGCAAGATTCTCAGGGTCTTTCTCCAGGTCATAGAGAGGCTCCTTAGACACGATGCTCTTATTCATGTCATAGATAGTCATATTGGTAGACACGCTGGCAGTTTCATCAAGCGCCTTAATAGTCACTTTCTTGCCATTCAATGCTGCTACCACATATGCTTTCTTATCCATCTCTACCCAGAAGATTTGACCTGGCTTCAAGTCAGGCAGACCGCGGATAGTATTCTTACTGGGGACATCTCCACGATACCCTGGCAGCTTCTTAATCGCCTCTTTGATGCGATTAGTTTTTTCTTCTTTTTGGTTCAGAGCCGCCAAATCATGCTTTGTCTTGGCGGTGGCAAAGTCAACTACTTTGTCCATTAACCTTCCTCCTTTACTAAATCTACATGGTAAATATCGTCATCAAAGGGACGAATTTCAATCGACTTTCCTTTAAGGAAAATCAGGAACTTATTATCTTTCATGTGCTCAGATTTTACTACGCCCCAAGGGCAATCTTGAGCGCGACATCCATAAAGATGATTGATAAGAGTAATGAACTTATCAACATCACTTAATGGGCCATATTTTACAATATGCTGTTCACAATCTTCTGGCGACCATACCTCATAGAAGTCATTCCAGCAGAGATTCAACCATTCGATAAACTCTTGTCTCACTTGGGCATGACCTCCAGATAATGATTGATGTACCAAATCGCTTTCTCAAGGTCCTGCCGAGTCTTAGCAGGGTCTTTCTTTCCTGCGCGGCAGATGTATTTAACCGCATTACCAAGACAGAAACCGCGGATACCATCAGGACCAAGCTGGTCTTCGATAATATCAATGACCTCATACTTCCCACTGGTATAGTGGGAAGGATGATTTACAGGGTCATCATTGGGTACTGTCAGAATGGCGTGTTCGATATACTCCTCGCCAGGCTCAATGGGAAGCCCATCTCGGTCATAATAAGAAGAAGAAGTTCTATCAGTCGTCATTTTCGTTGCTATCCTCCAATGTTCCAGATTTTCTTTCCTTCTGGACTTCAAACTTACCAGTAGGAAGAATTTTTGTAATCTTATATGCTGTGTGGCGCATAGGACTATTCTTATAGGTCTTAGCAACGAAAATATCGTCTTGACGCATACCGTGAATAATCAGAGCAACGCCACGATTCAACCAACTCTTTTCAACTACTTTCTTCTTGCCATCCACTACTTTTGAAACCTGCTTATCGTAAGATGCAAATTGCTGCTTACGGAATTTCACTTCAACAGGACCAGTAGCAGTTAGCAAAGTAATTGAACTGTGGAGTTTGTCTTTTGCAATGGCATAGCCGGCAATCATTGTCAGCTTATAGATGGGAACTACTCGGCCGCTCGGCACCTTATACAGACTACCAACTTCAGGTTCAGTCGGCAAGTCATCAAAGTTGGAGATGTTATTGATATGAACCATAGGGTGTTCCTGGAAACAGAGGCCCATAGTTTCAATCTCCCACTCGGCATAGCCTTGTTCCTTATTGAAATACTTGTCCAGCCAATCAGAGATTTGTTTATCATTGACGGCTTTAAGCATTTCTTCTTGGTGCTCTTTCAAATAATTCTTGATATGGAGCATCCAACTATCGAAATAAGACTTCCAGTAAAGAGTAGGGAAATGGTTCTCTTCCTCAATACAACCTGTATCATATTCGATTTCATTAAGAAAATCAAGACAGGTTTTATTGATTGGATAATAGTCAATTTTTTCGCCGAGTCTTTTCTGTTCTGCCGCTTTCAACTGATTCATATAATGAGTGAAGTTGAAAATTCTTTGAGAGAACTTTAACTCCTTAGTATCTTGCGGCCAAAGACCAAGTCTACTAATCATAAGTAGATTCTGACCATTCAGTCGGCTCTTCGTATCAGCTTTAATCTCTGCCAATTCCTTGATTATATCTGATCTCAGACCGAATCTGTCGAATGCTCCGGCCTTTACGAGTGTCACAATTGAAGTGACATCAGCGGCAGTTTTCTCAATGAAATCCTGCAAAGATTCGAATGGGCGAAGCTCGAAAATCTTGGTCATAACCTTATCTTTGAGGCCCTTCACACCAGCCAAACCATAGTGAATGGTATTGTTTTCACTATCAACAGAGAAATCTGCCTCACTTACATTGATGTCGATAGGAGTAATATTCACTCCTTGACTTACCAATGTAGCAACCGCTTTGGCAATTTTATTGTAGTTGGCACCCTTACCGTCCAATGCTCCGCTTCTCTGAAGGAGACAAGCGCATTGCCAGTAAATGGGCGGGAAGAGGATACCACCCATAAGGATACACTGGACGCCGATGATAGAATAAGGAAGAGCATGATTGAGGGAGAAGCCATATCCGAGAGACGGCTGAATTACTACCTTCCATAGATAATCCTTTACCTCCTGAGTACCTTCACATTGAGAGTAGAACAACTCTTTCTGCTTGGTAATCTCATTCATTTTCTTCTTCGCGACGGTCTTACGAAGCGCATCAGCCTGCTTCAATGTGTATTTAGCCAACAACTGGCTCAATACCATGAAACTTTCCTGTGTCGCCGCGCAACCATTGTATCTATCGAGTTCCTGGTGCATAATGTGACGCTGTTCATCACTCAATCCAGCTTTAACCATTTCTTCTTCAAAAGACTCTGGATCATCTTTGATACGGCAGAATCTTTCAATCTGATCCTCTTCGCCTTCTTGAGTCATCAGACGAATCAAACCATTAACAGAAGTAAGCTCGGCAAGGTTATGAGGATGAGTTGCCAGGATACCTTTACGACCAGAAGCGGCGTCCCACTGGAATACAGAGAGCACTTCATTGTTATAAAGTTTCGCCCAGATTTCAGGGTTATTGAAGTCAATGGTATTGGGGTTGATATACTTACGAAAACACTGTTTAAGTGTTAAATCCTTATCAACCAAACCATCTTTCTTCAACAAATCAAAGCACGCGGCCTGAATATCAAGCGTGGACAATAAAAGGAAATCGTACTTGTAACATCCAGCCTCTTCCACGGTATGGAGGTCCAAGGCGGTGCACATATCGCCGTTTGGTGCTCTCATAAGAGAACAATGATTAGTTAAACGGTCTTGGTCGTCAAACAAAATCACGGCAGCAGCGTGCGTTCCTGACCCGACGATTAGACCCTCAATCTTTTTGATAATGTCCAAAAGGCCGGAATATTGGTTGCACTCCTTGATAAAACTGTAGTTGACAGAATATCCTGTTGTCTCATCACCTTCGAGAGTCTGTTTGAGCGTTGCGACAAAGCCGCGCTTAATCTCAATCAGACTGGACAGATAGGTTGAAATATCGCTATCCAAACCATTGGGAAATTCCTCGCTTCTGTAACCACGAGCAGCATTGCCGATGGCCGCCTTCAAGGTCAATTTACGATATGTGGCTACCTGGGTCATACCCAGTTCGCCGCGCTCTTTTCTTATTGCGGCAAAAAGTTCAGGACGCTTAGAAGGTTGAAAATCAGTGTCAATGTCCAGAGGAGAAGTACGAACTTTGTTGGCGAATCGCCAAAAGTAGAGGCCGTACTGAATAGGATCACACTGAACCACGTCCATAAGATAACAGAGGAGAGAGCCGGAGGCAGAACCTCTGGAGGGACCAACAGCGCAATCAATACTCCAAGCCAGCTCAAGAAAATGCTGCATAGTATTAAAGTACGCGAAAAAGTTATCGTTGAACGCTTCCGACTGGAACTTGAACGTATCGAACTCTTCCTCTAAACGCGAAAGGTATTCTTCATTCCATTTGCCTCGCTCCATCAGACTTTTAAGACAATACATCGCACAATAATAAGTCTGATAGTCTTTTTCATGTGTTGCCCACCAAAGAGTGGGGTATTGAGAAAGGTCAACCAACTGTTCAGTTGTAAAGCCAACATTGATAGGCGGAAGTTCAACTTTGGGAATACGAGGATCTTGCGCCAAATCATAGAACTCAATCTGGTCAGCGATATGAAGAGTATTCAGAAAACATTTGTCTACAAACTGTGGACGAATATCCATTTTATCCATAAGTTCATAGATTTCTCTTTCATCCATCATTCTGGCGAAAGTATAATACTCTTTTACTTCACGATCCTCTTGTTTGCTTCTCAGAAAGGCTTCGAAGACCGGGAAATCCTCTACGTTCTGGTAGTGCGCGTCAGTTGTGATGATGAACTGCGCCCGGCCGTTATAAAAGTCAACAGCGCGTTGATTAAAAAGAGTTTGATCCTTACTATCAGAAGGTTGAAGCTCAATATAAAAATCTTCGCTACCAAACTGATTATTGCACCATTCGATGAACTGCTCTGCTTTGTCGTATTCTCCATTGTTAATCAAAGTGGGAAACTCGCCGCCCAGACAGGCAGTAGAAGCAACCACATGACCGCGCGCCCACTCCATAACCTCCTCAATGTCAGATTTAAGAGTAGGTACTCTGCGCTTGCCCCACTTGACAGTTGAACGATACCATGCGCGAGTCGATAATTCAATCAGAGCTTGATAACCAATCTTATCCTTGGCAATCAGCAGGAAGTGATAATATTTCTCTCTCTGCTTATCGTCAGGGTCATAGCTATCGACGAGGTAAATCTCGTTGCCAATGGCAAGAACGAAATCATCACCGGCGTCGCGCAGTTTCTTTTGCATACGATTGATTTCAATAACTTCTGAGAGATTATCGTGATTTGTAATGGCAATACCGCGCATACCGAACTCTTTGGCTTTATTTACGAGATCTTCCAGCTTATTGATACTGTCCAGACCAGTTGTAATATTGCTGTATTCAGTATGATTGTGGCAACCAAAGTACATTCACTCATCTCCTTTTACTTTGTAGATGTGATATTGACGACTTTCAGTCGTTTCTTGGCTCTTGAGAGACCAGTATACAGAAGCGGCTTATCGAAGCGCTCGAGAATATAACAAACATTCTCATATTCAGAACCCTGGCTCTTGTGAGTAGTAATGGCATAACCATAACCAATATTCACAAAGTAGAGCTGAGGTGTTGGGGGAAGATGGTCAACAAGAAGATTTGCTGTGTCTCTGTCAATTCTTGTCATCTTTTCAACGAAATCAACGAGAGCATCTTCTTTATTAGTCTTTGACATACCAATCTTATCAAGGTCAACAATATATTGATCTTTCTGCTCCTCGCTCAAAGAAGCATTCTCAATAATTGTATGAGCCATCTTCCAACGCTCTTCAGATGCTTCTCTGAGAGCATTATTATAAGCAATATATTGAGCTGCAAATCTCTGTTCCCAAATATTGCCGCTGGACTTTGGCATACGATTTTGCCACTTCACACAAACATAGATTGGACGCTTGCGGTTCTTTGCGTGCTCAATCGCATCAAGCAAATCGGCAAAATACATAACATCGCCATTATAGATGCCCAGGGGATTGATATTGTCATACAGAAGAATCTTGTCGTGGAGGTCTGGATAACGGTCTCCGCCAATACAAAGATGTTCATTGATTTCTGCACACAACTTATTGGTATAACAGATAATCTGCCATTCAGGGTCGGTCTCAATCTCGGCCTTGGAAGTCCCATATGAAATATCTGGTGATTTCTCTGCCCAATACTTAATACGAGAAAGAAGTTGCTGTTTGGACTGAGTGAAATCTCTCAAGTCGCCGCACAGTAAAGCGATGTCATTATCAGATCGCAATACCTTATGCAGCTGGAGATGTGCCAGAGTTTTCAAAACCTTGACACCATAACCAGAAGTGTAATTCATCTTAGATACATGAAGGTCATGTCTAAAAGAATTAAGGTCATTTGCCACTTCTGATGTATTGACTTCTGGAAGTTGACACTCATCACCGCAACCAATAACTCGCGCATTAGTCATCATCCACCATTGAGAGATGAACTGCGGCACCATAGAAAGTTCGTCAACAAACAGAACATCATATGGAAACGTCCTTGGGTCACGCCAAGTATTTGTGAACTTAGTGCTTCCATCAGAAGTTGTGCCCAAGACGGTACTTTTCTTCGTAATCTTCGTCACAGTTTCAATGCAGAGCTTATCTTTGTCAAACTCAAGTTCTTTTTCCTCAATCGCCTTCCAGACTTTATTGCGGAGAACTGAAGTCGCTTTACCTGTCATTGCTGTAACTGCAACTGCATATCCTTCACTGAGAAGTTGACAGATAAGTTCACAGATTACTGTTGTCTTACCTGTACCGCCAGAACCAGAGATAATGGTATTATGCCCATTGGGGTCATGGACTTGCTCCAGGACATAATCCATTACTGCTCGCTGTTCGGGTGTAAAAGGGACCAAATTGTATCACCTACCGTATCACTATTTTGCAATTTTAATGCAACTTGCGAGACTCTTTCGTCTTTAACAAAGTTGGTTCTTCTTGGCATTTCGCCCAAATCTTGCGGCTCTTCCGGCCAGAGAGGGCGACTTTTATGCGCGGCTTCCAGTAGCGCCAAGAACTTTTCTTTACCTTTATCTACTGGTGCGTCTTTATGGTCAAGCGGTACTCCAGTATTTGGAACATCAATAATCCTATAACACTGAAGTCCACCTTCATCTTTTATTTTCGCCGCCATACCAGTTGTTCTCTTATTATAGAGGTACCAGTCATGGTCTTCATCACTTTGTTCTTTGTACTGCTTATCAAAAGCAAAGAAGATTTTTCTGGCGCCACATTCATACAACATATTGATATGGTTGAAGTGACACCCGAATGTATGCGAAGCAACACAATTTTTGATGCCCCACTGATGCGCAAGCATTACCGACTTGGCACCCTCAAATATGATCGCTTCCCCGCTTTCTTTAATGTAAGGAGCAGCAATGTGCAACCCATACAAATTGCGGCTATTAGCGAAACTCCAAGAAGTTTTTTCTTCATTGGCCAACATCTCCCTATATTTTTCATCTCTTACGAGAGGGACATATTTTGCTCTTGGAAACCACATCGCGGCCTGGAATGGTGCTCCAGGATAGAGTTTGTAGAAGTCTTTTCGCAACATTCTGAAACTGCGCTCATACAAACCAACTATTTTACTATTGATATTATGGTGAGGAAGAATAATGGTTCCATTTCGAGGAAAGTATGCAACATCATATTTCAACATGATGTCAACATCAATTTTATCTTCTGTATGCCATCTCAACTTTCTCATAACATCTGGTACTTGAGTAAATTGAGTTTCATAAAGTTCATCAATAATATCTTGACGGATTGGCTCAACTGGTTCAATATGTTCAATCTTAAAAGGTCGCTCGGTAAAACCAAAGTCAACACTGATTGGTACGCGCCCAGTTAAATCAATTCGCTGTCCGGCGATGTAATCTTCAATAAACTGCTTAGCAAGTTCTGGATCAGGCAAATCAAGTGCTCGCTTAACCCAAGTATGAAGCAGCATACCGCCACCACACTCACTGAAACAGTTGACTTTCAGAGTTGATGGATCAAATAACGCTGAATGATTTTCACCATGATGGCACAGGCCGATAAGCTGTATTGCACGCTTACCGGCACTGTTAACCCATCGAGGTTGCGCTCTCATATACTCAAAAAAGGAGAAGAAGTCGTCTCCATTGAGTAAAGCAATCTTTTCCTCATATGTCATTGACTTCTTCTCCTTTCAGTTAATTAGAACGCGAGGTCAGGCTCCTTGTCGTCCTTCATGGCTTCGGCCTTCTTCTCCTGGAGGTTGGCCTTGAACTCATTGTACTGGTCAACGGTAATGTCAGCCTCGTCGCCGAAGGTGTAGGGAGTAGGATTGATGCGAGTTACACACCAACGCAGGTTGGTGAACTCACGGTGCTCATCGTCGCCGATGGCGTTGGGGATAGTCACGGAACGGACAACCATAGTCATCTCGCCGCCAACAGACACGAAGTAAGGCATATCCTCGCTTGCCTGGAGGCCCAGGAAGTAGTTGATAGCCGCTTCCTTACGGACATCAAACTCAGCCTCGAGAAGGATCTCGTTGTACTCGTCAACCACATAACCGTGGACGCGGACATAACGGTCCAGATTGCGCTCGGGATCAGCCTCAATCTCACGGATGTTGGTCATCAGATAGTCGCAGCTCCAGGTGTTCTGGTAAGCCTTCTTGGTATTGGCGTTGATGAAAGTAGCGTTTACGCGCTGAGAACGAGCAGGCTCGGGATCATTGGGGTCAGGATTGCGGGGAGGGAAGTAGCTGATGTCGATAGTGCCCTGGATAGCCAGCCACTCACCGTTATCAGCGCCGACCTGGAACTCACCCTGCTCCATCTTGTCGAGCATGGTATAGTTACCATTGGCCTTACCGGACTTCTTCCACACAGGAGTGGCGAATACGCGAATCTTATCGACAGTAGTACCATTCTCGTCGACAATCAGAGAAATAGTGCCGTTGATGAAATCGTCGCCGTTCTTGGTAGTACCACGATTCAGCTCGTAGCCAGCGAGACGACCAGACAGATTTACACGATTAAACTTTTTCATGTTTGAATCTCCTTTTATTCAAGATTTGCTTTCAGAGAGGTATTTACTTCAGCCAACAGCTCTGCCTGATGAGGCTGGAGGGCGCCGACTTTCTTGCCGGGGCCGAGAACAGTTTCGATGATAGCACGAACTCTATCGGCTCCATCTTCGGGATATTTCGCCATCAAGTCCTTTGTGAGCTGATCAAACTCGGTCTTGAGGGCAGGAAAATCAAGGATTCTCTCATCCTCAGTCTGAATGGTTACGCTGGGACCAGTCGCCTCGACAGCCTTAGCTCCCTGCTTTTCGGCGCTCTTCTCAATGGCCGCGACCATGACCTTTTCCAGATTGTCGTAAGAACAATCAATGGAATCAACATCAGGTGTCCAACGACCGCCGGTTCCTTCAAATCCACCCTTGGGATTAAAGTAAATCTTGTGAGAGAAAGTACCGTCCTTATTACGCTCGCGTTTCAGATAGATAATCTGGTCAACGAACTTCTCGGCAACGCCGTACAAACCGGGACTGAGAGAAGTACCAATGTACTGCTTCTGAGTCTGGAAATCAGTCTTATCCTCGGCATGGACGATATTCAGGAGAATGTACCCCTGATTGGCCAATTTCTGGAGCTGAATGCCCAGCTCGTTTCGCATGGCCTTTGTGCCCTTACCATAATCAGCGTCGGAACCGAAATCCAAAGTGCTCTTGTCGGTGGACAACTTCTGGCCGACATACTTATCGAGCAGAAGAATGAGGTTTGTGTAGGTGTCGATTACAACGGTATCGAACTTCTCACGGGCCTGGGGCATACACAGCTGGATTACTGCCTGCTTAAAATCTGCCCAAGAGCCGATAGGCACCGGAGTGAAACCTGTCAAACCTTCGCCACCGTTCTCGGTCATCAGGAAGATAGGACGAGGAGCCTGAGAGCCGAGAGTGGACTTTCCGGATTTGGATTTTCCGACGACCATGAAAGACTTTGACTTCATGCTTGCATTGATAGTATCTTTCACAGGAATGTCAAAAATGTTTACCACGGAAACTTAACTCCTTTCTCATTTTCTATAATTATTATACCATAAAAATTTTTTTATGTCAACCAAAATTAAAAGTCATACTTGGTATCAACAACCGCGTAATCTTTAATTTTCACCTGTGGTGTAGTCTGATAACGGAAGGTATTGAGTTCCGCATCATAACCAATCACAGTGCCGACATAATACTGCTCTGTTTGCCCATCATAAGGCAAGCACAATGAGTCGTATTCCTCTGGAGAAGAGGAGAAACTGATTGCAACGCAATCATGTGGTAACTGAATCTTGAGAGTATTCTTCTTTGGCCCGACCAAAGAGAGAGTGCTCTATGCAATCTTAACATTTGTAATTGCAATGAGCGGCTCTTTAATACCCTGCCCCCAATAATTGGAGTAATCTGCAAGTTCTGCGATAATATCGGGGAGTTCAGGATCTTCAGCGTCAATGATAAAATCAACCATATACGCGGTTGAAGTATCGACATCGGCGTACTTCTACTCGAAATACTTCTCGAGTGCTTTTACTGCATCTGCTTCAAAGGCAATACCCGCCGCTTGCTGGTGCCCACTTGCGTATTTGATTAACTTGCTGGCGTTGCAGTCATCCTTAAAATGCTCAAAAGCAGGCATATTATTGGGACAACGCAGAGAACCATAATAGGCACCATCGTCGCCAAGGAAGGTCAAAATACAAGGACGCTGATAGTAGTCGGCCATTGAACCGGCGACCAATCCAGTGAGAGCACGCCACTCCTTATCGAAGTCGTCGATTGCGAGAAGGATAACTTTCTTCTCATAGAGCTTCTCTTCAGAAACCAAATCATGAATCAAAGCCACAAGTTTATCGACGCGACGCTTCTGTCTGGACTTACAGTTATTGGCCTATCTTGTCATCTCAACAACCAGGTCAACTTCACCGGTATGGCCACGAGCACCATCCTACACTTTCATTCTCGAATCGTCATCGAGAAGTGAACGGAATACCAGCTCTTTTTCTTCCATACTGCCAATGCGGTTTACCGCATTAAAGAGTGGCGCCACATAGAAAGAAACCACATGAGGAGTTAAATCTACATTCTAAATCTTGTAGTTGGCGAACTTCGCATATTCAAGATAATAAGAACGCAGATTTTCGGGTTTCAGACCTTCAAATACCAAGAAGCGCGTCTCAGCAGAACGAAGATCCATAACATCGGACACAAGACCGAGCGCCACAATATCGAGATAGTTGTCGGCGCATACGAAAGAAAGCATATCGTCAAACACGCGGCAAAGTTGATATACAACGCCTACGCCGCTCAGGTCCTTATTCTTATACCGAGAGGACTGCTGATTATTAACCACGATTACCTTCTCGCCGTCGCCACGTTCGCTCATGTCGTGGTGGTCAAGCACTACTACATCAATCCCTGCACTGGTGAGGGCCTGATACTGTTTATTATTACCGCTTGCGTCGGGGATAACGAATAGGTCGGGTTTAATAGTGTTCAGCACCTTATCCATAACCTCAGTATCATCAAGACCGTGAATCTTACCTGTGTGCAGAATGTGGATAATCTCTGGAGAACAGTCTACCCAGTCTCCATATTTCTGTTGCATCCGAATGTAATTGATTAAGAGCGCCGCGCTGGTGTATCCATCCATATCCACATCTACGAGAATAGCAATCTTATGATTTGCCTCAACGTGTTCACGGATTTTATTTGCAGCCTCTTTGATATAATCGAGGTCATATGGAGATTGAACATCTTCCCAACTTACATCAAAGAAGCCGTCAATGTCCTATACTCCTCGATTTGCCAGAACCTACTCTACTGGCGAGAGCTTCCTACCGAACTTTGAGATGTCGACGGAAGGAGCGATTTGTCTGATTTCTATTAGAAAGCACTCCTTTCAAGGCCATTCTCACGAATATAGTGATAGCCAATGCAAATACTGTCTACCACGTCTTGAATTACATCGGAGAGGCCATAATAATTCTCAACAAACTTGCGAGCACCGGCCTTACGCTCGTCTCTTGAACGCTTATGGATGCCGCAGGTGTTTTGCCAAGAGGAGGGGGAGATAATCTCCACTTTCTTTCGATGGGCGGCAATTACTTCAAGAAGTACACCTTGCACCTGACAAAGCGTTTGCATTGTCTTCCAGTTATTCTCTGGACCGCCGCGCTTATCTTCTTCGCCGCCGACAGGATTTTCAATGAGAATCATATCAGGATTAAATTCCTTAATCAAGTCCTCAAATTGTTTTCGAAGACTATGGAGGCGTTGGCCGCCGCGCAAGGTCTTTGGCGACGGCTCAACAGTGCCCCATTTAACCGGAACTTCATCTTCCCAATATGACCAGCCACTTACATTGGCTGCTTGGTCAAAGGAAAGAATTTTCACAGTTTCTCAATGTCCTCCTTGTATTGCTCATACAAGTCATCAAAGAACAAAGGAATGTTCTCATGGAAAAGAGCAAGTGTCAAGAGAGCAACCTCTCTCATGTCTGGATGCGCGGCGGGCGCACAACGAAGGGCGAAGAAGTGACGCCACTCACGGATATTAGTGGTCATCACAATCTCTGTTTTCAGCGAATTTGGAAGCACGGCACGGGCTTGCTGAGGGGTGCATCCATTGGCAAGTAGAGCCATGTATTTGTCCTCAGCTGAATGCATGGCGTCGAGCCAAACATCATACGCAGGAGTTCCGCTTGGAATGGTAGAAGGTCTAATGACAGCGATTCCGCCACCAAACTTATCAGTCCCATAGTTGCAGTATCTTGTTGATTCCTGACTATAAGAGGCGATACGATGCCGTACAATTTCGTGGGTGACCCCTCTATCAGTAGTAATCCGCACCGTGATTGAGGAGTGTTCAATAACTGACTCGTGGCCTCTTTTAATAATTCCTCTGATAAACTTGTCATAGGAATCCTCCGTGATCTTATCCTCACTCTTGTAGCAAGTGCGGCCAGCCTCTTCAATGAGCTATGCCATTGCTACGCCATCGAGATTCTTATTCAGAATCTCTACGCTGGGCTCAAGTACAACCATCAGTCATCATCCTCCTCTGTTGGCCACTGGCCGGCAAAATCTACCTGAGTAGTTACCTTCAGGTTCTCGTCAACAACCTGACCCTTTGACTTCTTCTGTTTGACCTCAATAATCTTCTTGGTGAGGTCACCCTCCTTTGCGGCTTCGTCGATAATCTCCTGAGCCTCTTTCTCAGTATCGACTCGCCAAATCTCAGTTCTGCGCATCAAAACTTTGCTCATTGTATTACTCCTTCAAAATTCCAAGTTCTTTCGCCTCGTCATGACGGATATACCAATCAGAATTTTGCTCAAACTTGTGGTTCAAGAAATCCAGATCCATATTCGTCTCCTCGGCAATCAGTTCTTTCATACGAGTGACTTCAAGGTCATATTGCGCCATTGCCGCCTTACTCTCACGGTATGTGCCGCCCTGCAGAGCAGAACCTTCGTGAGCACAGAATACAGCATTGGGGCGCATAAAGCGTTTTTGGCCGCCAAGATAAATCAGGAAAGCGGCGCTATGGCAAATACCCTCGTTATAGGTATAAACCGGAATCTTGCTGTTCTTGATAACATCATAGAGAGCAAACATCACATACAGATGGCCGCCGGGGCACATAATATGAAGCTTGATAGGAGTCATATCATCGGCCTCATGCTCATTCAAATACATGATGTATTGCATCAACCATGCAGTATTGTCCCAAGTAATCTCATTCTCATCCAACCAAAATTCGCGAGCAGCGATTTGATGCCAGAGAAGGACTTCTTCAGGCTGAGGCAGCTCTTTACGATAGCCGCCGCCAAGGAACTAAATCTGAATGTTATCAATTCCCATATCCATAGTTTTTACCTCCTGGTATTAAAGTTTTGTGTAGTGACCATTCTCCATTTTCAGCAAGCGTTGGTTTCCAGACCCTCTCCAAAGATGCTCTCCAGGTTTTTGAGCTTCTACAAAAGGCCCATCCACTATCACATTTACTGTATTTATTATATCATAAAAATTTTTTTCTGTCAAGGGGTCACTATGACGGTTCATCAAGTCTTCCATTGTATATCCCGTCCATACCCAAATATCGCAATCTGGGAGAGATTCGCGCACTCTCAATAAAAGAAATGCAAGGCCGGGAATGTTTTCATCAGCCAGAGGCTCTCCTCCAAGAATGGAAAGTCCACGCTTGATACCGTCAACTTTAAGGAGGGCAATAACCTTATCAATTAAATGCTCAGAAAGAATAGTTCCGACATGAAAATCCTATAATTCAGGATTATGGCAACCTGGACAATGGATTGGGCACCCGGAAACGAAAATAGATGTTCGTATTCCGGGGCCATTTGCCAGGTCGTTATTTACGATCTTGGCAATTCTCAATCCAACTCAACTTCCTTTCCATGTGTGTGCTTCACACGGTCTCTTACTTCTGCTTGTTTACCAGCATTGAAGGCGCGGCGATAATCAGAGGTAATATAACCAGTTACGCGGCGAAGTCTATTAATTGCTTCGTCTGGTGCTCCACACTCGGGGCATCCACCAGCAGGGATTTCGCCGGAGTATCCGCATACAGTGCACTCATCGAGAGGGAAGTTAAAAGCAAAGTATGGGATGTCATTGTCCATAGCGAAGTTAATGACTTGCTCCACCGCGTCAAGATTGTGGACAGCAGTTGTATCAAACTCTACATAAACGATATTACCTCCAGTGGCAAGTTTAGAGAACTTAGCCTCTTCCTTCAGTTTATCGAATACGTCGATGTCATACCAAACAGGAACATGGATAGAGTTTGTAACATACTCGTGGTCAGTTACATTCTTCAGCTCCTTGCCCCAACGCTGCTGTAACTTGGTCATTGCAGTATAGCAAAGGTTCTCAGCAGGAGTATGGTATGCGGCGAAGTTCAACTTATTGCGCTCAGTACACTCTGCGGCGTAAGCATTGAGCTTCTTCTCCATCTTCATGAGGAACTCTTCGGCCTCTTTAGACTCACCATGATGCTTGCCGAATAAAGCGCAAAGAGTTTCAGCCCAACCAAGGACACCGATAACGAGAGTACCGTGCTTCAATACTTCATAGACAGAAGCCTCATCGTCATAGTCGTATGTGCCCTTCCAGACATGATTGACATACATTTCATATGCAACCTTCATCTTCTGCTTAAACATGATATTAGCACGAATAAGCAGGGACTCTTCAGCCTTTTTCAGAAGATAATCGAAAGCGTGCTCAAAGCCCTCAAGGTCAGGCTTATCACGCTTGCCTGTTACGACACCATACTTGATGCCAAGCTCAACAGGAATAATTGTTACAGGAGCCAAATTACCACGGCCAATACGATTGTAAGGATCGCCCTCACTATAAATATCGCGGCCCATCTGAGTACGGCAACCCATAGCAGTCAGCTCGGTATCGGGGTCATTTGGATTCTCATGGCAAACAGAAGAATCACAGTTGACAAAGTTGGGAGTCAGGCGGCGAGCGGCACACTCAATAGCCAGACGATAAAGGTCATAGTTAGGATCAGTGGGCTTCTTATTCACGCCATTCTTCACTTGGAAGCAAAGAATGGGGAAAGGAGGAGTCTGATGATGAGGCCCAACGCCCTCAATCATTGCTTCAAGAATACCACGAGAAACCAGGCGGCCGTCCTCAGATGTATCCAGGCCAAGGTTCAGAGAGCTGAATGGCAGCTGGGCGCCAGGACGAGATTGCAGAGTAGCAAGGTTATGAATGAGAGCCTCGCATCCTTGATGCACTTCATCCTCCAGGTCTTTCTTTACAAGGGCATCTGCCTGCTCTTTTGAAAGGCCGATATTCTGGTATTTCTTAATCAGCTTCTGACGGCTCATATCAACAAAGCGAGCCAAGTCGCGATCAATATGACCAGAAGCAATGCCACCGAACTGATGTTGGCTGAGCACCTGGAAGATTACGGCAACCTGCTGACAAGCAGATGCAAAACGAGAGGGTGGACGCAAAGTAGCCTGACGAGTCTGGAAACCATGCTCCCAGATGTAATCAAAATACACTGTCAGGCAGTTATGCTGGCCGATAGCAAAACGAGAAAGGTCATGCTGATAAAGAATCGCCTTATTGTGAAGGTCGGCGATCTCCTTTGGCATAAACTCGTCAAGCGCCGTCTCCTTCCACAGCGCTTCATTTGCCTCATACATACGGCCAGTAAAGGAGTTTTCATCGAGATTAGCGTTTGCTCTGGAATTGGCCTCGTCAGGAGTGAGGGCACGAGAGCGGATCATGTTTGCGTAACGATTTGCTTTGTCACGCTCTTGCTTACGCTTCTCACGGAACAAGATAAAAGCCTTAGCTGTCTCGGGAGCTTCCGCGATGGCGTACAAGTCGATTTCAATGAGGTCTTGAATCTGCTCAATGTCGATCTTGTCTTCCCCAGTAGCCTTCAACATCTGCTCAATGTCATCGGCGATGGCGTGAGCTTCATAGTCAAAGTTCTCCTGGTCAGTTGCGATGGCGGCTTTCATTACGGCTTTATAAATCTTATCCTTATCAAATTCCTCTAAAGACTTATTGCGTTTAATTACTTGCATTTATTTTCTGTCCTTTCTTAAAGATATTTGTCCTTTTAGTCACATCCTTAATAAAGGATAAATGGCAGCGGGTCTGGGATTCGAACCCAGACAACCCCTTCAGAGGGAATAACGGTTTTAGAGACCGGCGTCCTACCATTAGACGAACCCGCTATATGGCGGGGGAGGTGGGAATCGAACCCACTCCAGCGGTTTTAGAGACCGCCGCGCTAGCCGTTACGCTACTCCCCAATATTATGGTGCTCCGAACGGGAGTCGAACCCGTAATCCCTCTCGGGCGGCAGATTTTAAGTCTGCTGTGTATGCCAGTTCCACCACCGGAGCAAATAGAAGGGCGATTATGGCTCGCCCTGGGCCTGTTCAGAAAGCCAAGTAAGATAATTCTTACCTCGTTCTGTGATTTTGATGATGTTGTAATCCTTCTTTTGTAATCGCGTTAGCTTAGCTTCACGAATTACAAGCCCATGCCGCACAAGACTTTTTGTCACAGCCGCATCAACTTGTTTCGTTGACAAGCCAAGCCCTTCCGCAAGTTCTGAAGCCTTTTCGCCGTCATGGTCGGCGATATATTGAAGGATTCGCAAAGAAAGCGGCTTCAATGTAATCCAATGAAAGGTCATGGGCATCAGCCTCCAATCTTGGTATTGAATCCATAAACAGTGCTGTTATAGAACTCAATCCAGTAGCGTTCCCTTTCATCCAACTTGCTTTTTGGGCAAATTTCAAGAACTTCGAAAGTAAAGTTCTCAGGGCCTTCTTTGTGCATAGTGCGATAAAACTTATTGGTCATGTAACCAGTAGTTCCAATCCCTAAAGCGCACTTCATATGCTCTTTCCAGCGAGAGCCAATGTCGAGCGCCTGGCCGATATAGCAACGGCCATCTTGAGCGGTAATCTTGTAGATACCAGTAATCTTATCGGCACCCAACTCTTTGCAGAGTTTTTGAAGAGGCTTCTGATAGTATTCTGTCCATACAAGTTTACAGAAAGCCTCAAATCTACTCAACTATGGAGCAAAGTCCATAATCTTTGTGATGTCGGCTTTCTCTCCCTCTGTCAAATTAACAGAGTGAGTGGCAAAGAACTCTTCTTGCTGCTCCTTTTGAAGAGCCTGTTCTTGCTGGATTCGAAGAGTTTCTTTTGCCTGCTTAATCTCAGAATTAAGTTGATCGAGTTCGTCCTTCAACAGCTGAGCAGGATGACTCTTTTGGATCTCCTAAAACTCTTTTGCCAACTGATTTTCAAACTCGGTGCGGCGTGCCTCTCTTTCGGCCGCCAAATCCTTTGTCGCCTAAAGTTCTACTTCACGCCGCTAATCCTGAGCCTGACTTATTTGATAGTTAAGAACATCAAGTTTCGCGGCGGCTTCAGATACTTTACCGCTCATTTCCTCAAAAGCTGCCGCGGCCTCTGAAGTTTTAGCAGATAACTTAGTCCACTAATCTTCAAGAGTTGCGTTCTTTTTCTCCAAATTTTCAGTTTCATCCAGAATTGCTGTTCGTGCTTCGTAAATAAGTACCCTTCCCTTTAAGAAAGCATTCTTATTTGCAAGTAGAACGATGAGGGCGACACAAACAATTAGTACGATTACCAAGGCAATAATCATTTTGTGCCTCCTTTCATCTTCTACTTATATTATACCATAAAAATTTTTTTATTGCAAGCGAAACGAACAGCTGTTACCGAATTTGGGGCAATCCTTCATGGCTGTCACTCAGCTCTACATCTTGTACCAGCAACTTTTTGGATACCAATTTCTTGCCCCTTGTGCTCGCGCCGGTAAGGATATAAGACTGATGAACGGCGATCTTGCCCATATCGGTTTCAAGAATCGCGAACTGTGAAGTCTCAATCTCTCGTCTGGGATAAACGGCGATAACTTTCTCACCATCGTTCAACTTAATGAGGTCGCCCCATCTGCCGCGGCCCAATACAAACTGATTAGCCTTGCGAGTAAAGCCGCGGAACTGATCAGTAATGATAATCACTTCGTCATCAGGAAGAATGAGAGAACTATACATAATATCCACGGCAATAGTCTGAGGATCTTCAGTAGTTACTGTCATGTATTCCTGGCCGCCGCCAAAAATCATAAACTCCTTATCAGACACTTCACCGTCTTGCTGGCTCTCAAACTCATCTCCATGATAAATCTGAGTGCGACGCTTATCACCATAAGCGTTAGCAATGCTTAAATAGCGAGATTTAAGTTCCTCATTGAACAAATCTTCGTTTTCAAGAATTTTCTTCAAATCTTCTTGGAGTCCAAGATTCATATTAAGCTCATCCTCGAGCTTACCAATGTCGATTTTGGTCAGCATATGCAACTTCATATCGACAATCGCGGTCGCCTGAAGTTCAGTAAACTCAAAGTGGGAAATCAAATTCTTAATGGCATCGGCGCGAGAAGTAGACTCCTCTTTGATAACATAGATGATATCATCAATAATAGAGTGAGCACGAATCAAACCACGAATAATTTCTTCACGAGATTTCAGTGCATCGAGCTGGTTCTCAAATTGAAGTCTGTAAATCTTCTTGGCGTGCTCAATATGAGCTAAAAGCGCTTCCTTGAAGGTGAAAAGACGAGGTTTCTTGCCGTTGTCCAGCATGATAAGTTTAATGGTAAAGTGCTTTTGAACAGAAGTGTTCTTATAGAGCCACCTCTCACACTCGTCCAACTTATCCGTATAAATACGAATCTGAACCTTGGTTTTGGTCAGGTCTTTGAAGTCCTTAAAGGGCGGCTTACCTTTATCCAGAGCCTTTTGAAGTTCCACACAGATGGTATTGGTATACACACCGTATGGAAGTTCAACGACTTCAAGATACTTCTCTTTGATATTTTTCTTTACAACGCCGCGAAGAAGCGCAGAACGCCCCTCGCCACGATTAAGACTATCAAGAGTAGTCTTGGGATTTAACAGGATACCACCACTTGCAAAATCGGGAAGAATGCAAATATCAATAGTAGGATCACTGATAAGATCGCAGATGGCTCTATTGATTTGGCCGAGGTTAAACTGAGGAATAGAGCTGATTAGACCAACACCGATAGAACCAAAACTACCATTGCAAATGTTATAATACCCGACTGAAGGCAGAACAAGAGGGAACTCTCCTTCCTCATCATATGTGGGAGACCAATTCTCCTTCGGCAGCACTTTCAAATAATCAAAGAGTGCCATGCCAAGAGGACTTAAGCGACATTCGGTGTAACGCTGAGCAGAGTAGTCGCTGGAGTTGATAATGGTGCCTTCGTTGCCGTTAAACTCCTCAAGGAAATAACGCTGAACCAGAGGGCGGCCCATGCGGATAATCTGCTCATAGCAGGACGCATCGCCATGCACATAAGAGAAGGATGTCGCCGCGGCCACAGATTTCTGAGACTTCTTGAAAGGATGTTTGGCATCTAATTTCTCTCTCAATTGGGCATGGAGAATCTGGCGCGCGGTGTATTTGAAACCATCGCGCGCATCAGGAATGGCTCTGCGTTGAAGCACGAATGCACTATAATCGAGGAAAGACTCCTCCAAAATCTTTTCGAGAATATTCATCTTATCACCTCAATCACAGGAAAGTTACTTGGTCAAAATCGACCTTATCAAACAGGTAATCACGACGAGTTTCTACATCAGTACCCATCAAATCATTGACGAGTTTGGAGAAAGCGTTCCAGTTGCCGGGCTTGAGCTGCTCCCAAACCTTGAACTTGCCGAACAAGGACTCCTCAATGGCGCCGACATTCATCTCACCAAGACCCTTGGCGCGCACGAATCCTTCTTTCTTCTTTACCTTATTCCACTGTTCCTCGGTAAAGATATACTCATGAGTAGACTCACGATAGTACAGTGGAGCGCGCATCCAGTAAAGTCGGCCTTCTTTGATGAACTCGGGCATACAAACATAGAAGAAAGTAATAAGCAAGTCGGCGATGTTCTTACCGTCAGCATCGGCGTCGACGGCGATCAAGACTTTGCCATACTTCAACTTCTTTGCATTGTATTTATCAAAGAGGCCGCCGCCCAAGATTTGAGCAATCTCCTGAAGTTCTTGGTTATCGAGGTAATCCTCTTGCTTATTCTTCAAACAGTTGATGAACTTACCCCGAATAGGGTATGTGGCGACGATGTTATTATCACGACCTTTGTTCAAGGCGCCCTGAGCAGAGTTACCCTCTGTGATTGCGAGCCAAGCCTCTTCGCCAGTCGCAATACAATCCTTCAGCTTTTCAGCAATTTGAAGGGTACGCTTTGGCTTATTGATCTTATCCATAGCCGCTTTGATACGAGCGCGAGCACGCTCAGCAGCTTCTTCGGCCTTCATCTCCATCTCAAGACCCTTAATTACCTTCTCCCAATCCTTAGTCTTGGAGAACTTCTCCATTTCATTCTTGAGAGCGACGGTAATCTCAACATTTACCTCTTTATTGGAGATTGCAGTCTTGGACTGATTGCTGAATAGTGGGTTGCTAACAAAGATAGCAATGTATCCGTTGAATACTGCTTGAGCTTGGTTTCCGGTAAGTTTAAGACCTGACAGATCATTGATAATTCTGGTGAACTGAGTTTTGAAATGAGTGAAGAAAGCGCCGCCGTTCGGCAAGTAGAGTCTATTGCCATAGGGTTTAATGCCGCCTTCTCCGACTCCGAGAGCAATGATAAGGTTGTCTGACTCATAATAGACACGAGTGTTGGCCTCCTTTAAGCCACTGGGGTGCGCAATATTGGTCTTATGCCCATCAAAGTTGAGAGTGATTTTGTACTTGGGATAGAACTTCATCATCTCGTCGAGTTCAGCAATCAAATCACTTTCAACAAACCAGGCGTCGCCATATACCTTTCGGTCAGGACAATAAGATACCACAAGTCCAGTCGCGCGGCCAGGCTTACCCTCTGTGTATTTGATGAGATGCGCGCCATCATCATCAGAAGTAAACATTGCCATTGCACTCACTTTACCATCATTAGAAGTAATGTAACACTCAGAAGCAGTATGATTGACAATACTTCCGCCAACGCCATTAGTACCGATAGAGTTGACGGCACGGCCATCGAAATGGCTACCAGTATGAGATAGCGTAAAAGCGGCCACGAGAGAATAATCGCCATCTTCTCTTTTCTTGTTAGGAATACCGGGGCCATCATCTGTAACTGTGATTCTATGGATTTTTGAATTGATCTCAATGGTAATTGCTCCCTTAGGAGCATTAGTTTCGGTCAAGGCGTCAAGAGAGTTTACATAGATCTCTCTCAAGCCGAGATGAAGCGCCTCGGTCTGGTCTGAAGACAGATACATACCGAGGCGTTCTCTACACGCTCGACCGAAAGAAATAGTTTTAATGTCGCGCTCTGTATTGGGATTAGACATAAAAACTCTCCTTTCAACCGATTTTATTCTTTTTCATTTTCTATATTTATTATAACACAAAAATTTTTTTATGTCAAATTAATCACTATCACTACACGAACGATCTTTACAACTATTACAAGTAATACAAGTTCTGCATTGAATATCGCAGCCAACATTACAAGTATTACAAGCATCATAATCAGTTTTTGCTGTATTTATTGCATTAAAAATAAGTTGAAAATCAGAAGCATAGATAATATCATCTCTTTTTTTATTACCTAGTGGCTTTGCATTATTTAATGCATTTAAAGCTTTTAATAGTCCATTGATATCCTATGCTGTTACAAATTCGCTATCTGAACGACTATAATCTTTTGGGCGACTATCTTGTTGTGATCCCAAATTTGCTCCAGATTGAATATAAGCTAATAACCTATCGTACTCACTTCTTGGAAATTTTTTAATTATAATATCATCTCTTGAAACGGAAGGAGCATTTGCTGGCCCAATATGGGAAGCCACCGTTTGATCAGGTTCATTTGTATTTGCCTAACAAAAACCCTAGCATACCATACACATTGGTAATTTACAGTATTTTGGTGGTGTATAACCACAAGACATTTAATTCACCTCCATATGTTGAGAAAAATATTCTGAAAACTCTTTGGTTTTATCATCTATTTTTGCTTTCATCAAAAGAATCTGAGTTATTCTTCCTAAAATACGTCGATACTCGCAAAAAGCTTCCGGATTTTTAGAAAAATCGTTAAAAAGTCTGTTTGATAGAGAAGGGCATGATCCCATAGCACAATGAAATCTTCCATCACAATCCTCACAATTTTGCTTATCAAAAAATTTCTCCATATCATTTATATATTTATTTATTAATCTTAAATGTCTTTCTTCGTCGATGCCATTATAAATATCTCCGATATAAAAGATATCGTCTTGCTCATTCTCATAAGTAGAATGTTCTTGACACCCAAAAATTTTACCATCTGGGGAAATTCCATAAGAAGAAACACCAATTCCACATCTTAGTAAATCATGCCTCAAAAATTCTGAAGTTGTAAAAAATTCTCTTATAGAATTATTTAAAGGAGTAAAAATTACTGGATCTCTATTCTCTATTATATCATAATATATATCTAAACAAATTTGGAATAAGTTTTCGCCCACTATTTCCATTTTTTCTGAAGTCCAATTTTGCGAAGTGAAATCTAAACCAGCATAATATTTGGTAAAACCATTTAACTTCGCAAAACAATATCCTTCAAATAATTTGTCACAATTTTCAGGAGTTACGGTACTTCTAAAAATTGTACCATAAGGATAATCACTTAAAATAGGTAAAATTGGAGCAATATCATTAAAAGAACCCTCTCCATTAGCTTTTGGCCTTTGTCTATCTTGTATTTCTGGGGTGCCATCCAAAGAACATAAAATGGGAGTTTTAAATTCTTCAAAAAATTTAATTCTTGATGGCGTTAATAATGTGCAATTTGTAGTAATGCCCCAATTTATTACTAATCCGTTGGCTCGGCACTCTTCCATAAATGGGACGATTAAAGAGTCAAATTCTAACATTGGTTCTCCACCAAACCAATTAATATGGGGATGACTATCATTATATTTATTTTCCCTCATTTTTAAAAACCACTGTAAAGTCTATCTCATAGTTTCCAAAGACATTCTTTGTGGCCGATGTTCAGTAAAACAATACGGGCATCTCAAATTACATTGATTTGTGGCATTGACTACTATTCCAACTGGGGAACATTTATTCATTAGATCACGGTATTCACTTTTTGTCATATTTTCCTCCTAGGATTTTTAATAGACTTAACCTAATCCAACATCCAATTGGGGATAATTGAACTGGATAACAAATTTTATTCTTGTTGCCCTAAAATGATTGCAAAGGACAGTTATGGCAATCAATTACCGAAGAATAGCATTTAGGGGATATATCTTTCATATTCTATAGGCAAGAATAACTATAATCTAACTAACCTAAATAAATTTTTTCTGAAGCAGAGATATACTGAAATACTTCCTTTTTACTACTAATAAATAAAGCGTTTTCTCGCATTTGATTGAATCTTAATTTATGATCACTATTTCCATCTTTTAGACTTCCAAATCCTAATTTATACTATTCTATTGTATTACATCTTTCTGCCAATAAGTTATAAAAATAAAATATCTCTTCTTCTGTCCAATTTTCAAACCAATTTAATTGAAAAGATACTCCAGCAACAGGCATTTGTAATACTTGTTTTATATTCTAAACATTCTCTTCAAAAGAATGTTTTTTGTCAATCACCATCATTAAATTAAAACATTCTGGATATTTTTTTACTAATTCTGGAATTTTTTTGCTTGTTATTCCACTAATATCTCTTTCTTCTTGATAAATCCCATCGTAAGAAATAGAAATATTTATCCTATTAGCCAATAATGCCTATATCATTTCATCAGTTAATGCTAATCCATTAGTATAAATATTATGATAAACTCCTTTAGGCAATCTAACCAAAGATCTCTTTAATTCTTCCCAGTTTAGTAAAGGCTCTGTAAATAAATGTAAAATTTCTAAATAGCCCTAACTTTTTAATATAGATAGAGCTAAATCATAAATTAAAATATAATCTTCAGCTTTAAGATTAGTAGTAATGTTCTTTTCTTCTTTTTCCCAATGAGGACAATACTAACAGTGCATATTACACTTATTTATATCTTCCAATACAATAAAATTAGTTCTGGGGATCTATATTGAATTAATGATAAAGATCCCCCCTATCATCACTTGATATATTTGCTACATAATCAAAAATTTTTATTTTCCCATATTGGTCTAGGCCAACATTTCTTAATCCAAACCAACCAATATGAAATTCTTTAAAAAAATCTTCAATTTGATCAAATTGATTCTAATAATCTGTTTTAATTCGATATGAAATAAATTTTGCCTCAAAACTATCTGACATCTAATCTATCGAATGCATTTTCATAATAGTTGGTTTATCACATTCTATTGGAATCCATAGTTCATTCATTTTATCTTCTTCAAAAATTATAAAAAGTTCAGTTTCCTTTCTAATACGAGGTTTAACAAAAATATCAATTCCTCTTTTTGTCGCCTCTTTGTATAAAGCTATCCTTTTTAATCCTTCTAAACGAGTATCAATTTTAATTATTCTTCCTTGTTTTTCTGATGGAAATACCAATTTCCCAAAAAAACTAAAATTTGGTGAACTTTCACTTAAATTGTATTTTTTTGAAAAATCCCTAATATGATTATTGTTTATAGCTATTTCTGTAAAGGATTTTAAAAGCCCATCTAGTTCAAACTATTCCATATTTCCTCCTGCTCAAAAAGAAAAAGCCCTGAACATATTTCTATGTCCAGGGCCTATCCTATTAAATCACTCAGTAACCTCGTTGGCTACCTCATAGTGGCAACCATTTGGTTCCTAGTTCAAAATGTAACAGCTATTTGGGTCCATCGGCCCTGGCAGACTGAACGGACCACTTGAAAAGATATTCCGCTTTGCTTTATGAGCCATCATCGGCTCAATCATATCTGCCACATCATCCGCTTCGCAAATGACTTTCTTCTGGCCTTTGGAATCAACAAAGTATAAAATCAAGGGGATCACTCCTCCTTCTTGATTACCCTCCGAGTACTGGTCTTAGGAGCCTCGTCCTCTTTCTTCTCAAAGAGGCCGGCGCGGTCCAGGATAACCATAGTGCGCATCAGGTCATGAGAAAGACGAATAATCAGGTTATCACCGGAACCACCCTCACCAGTGCCGCCGAGACAGCCAGCAGCAACAGCGTTGCGGACAGCCTGCTTAGCATAATCGGGAAGGTCTGCAATGGTCTTATAATTCTTACCAATTCTCTCGTCGAGAACGGCTTCAAACTCAGCTTTTGTCATAGTAGCTAAATAGTCTCCTTTCGCGTTAATTAGAGCTTGCACATCATTTCTGAACTGTGCAAGAGAATAACCGACATGGTTCCAAAGATGCTCAGGATCACCGTGATTGGAACCATATCCATCAAGGCAAGCCTGACGGTGTGTAGTGATCGCTGTCACCGGAAGACTATGGAAAATGCACAAATCAGCGAACACTTCAGCGGCCGTGGCAGTTGTGCGCATAATGAAATCCTTGGTCGCTGTGGGATTGTTGTCCCTAAAATTCGCGCCTCCAGTGTAAGTGATGGTGCTTGGCTCAGTCATCTCAATACCAATTCTGGTAGAGTTAAAGGAACCTTTCTTACCAGAACCGACATGATAGCACTTCTTAGCCTTCTTCTTCTTTTCATCACAAGGCGCAGTTTTAATGAAAAGACCAGGCTCAATGAACCCGTGGACAGAAGCGCCGGCGCTCTACTTATTGAAGTTCTTCACAAAGACAGATGCCTTTGGCTGAGGACAACCAACAGAGTGGAGAACCAAGCCGTTAATGGAAATTTCAGGCAGGTACCAGTATTTGTTATTGGTACAGTACTGAGTCTTGGACTCGTATGCCATCGTCTCACTCCTCTCTTAGTTTAATTATATTATACCATAAAAATTTTTTTATTGCAAGCAAACCGGATGCAGGAAGAAAAATCCCACATCCGGTTACTGCAATTTTACTTATTGAAGCGGTACTAATTCGTCCGCAAATCCAAATGCTTTCTCTGCATATGCCCAATACGTTACTCCGTATGGATGGTTTCCTGTATTATGCCAGTAAAGCCATTTAACCTGCCCATCACGAGTTGATAAGTCTAAGCCGTATGTGTCGCGGCAATAAACCATCATTTCTGCGAGGGTTAGCAAGTTATCATATGGATTAGTGAGGTCTCTGCTGGAGTAGTCATCTGTAAAGTGCGTGATATTAGCTCCGTGAATCCAGAAGCTATTGATTTGGCAAAGGCCGTAACAGCCTGCATTGTATGCGTCTGCCTGGAAAGTTGATTCAGTGAGAATCATTCCATAAATGGTTTTTTCAGGGAAATTGTATTTCTCGCACATATCTCGAATATACCATTGGAGATCTGTGTCAACTTCAACTTCCCAGCCATTCTTATACACTTTATAGAGTGGTTTGCTACGATCTGGGGATGGAGGTTCAACCTCCTCGACTACTTCTACCTCTTCAGAAGCATGAGCCGCGTACGCTTCGGTTACGGCTTGAGTAGCAGCTATTGTACTTAGCGCAGTTGGGACTACAAGCGACTCGGTGACGGTGGGAACCACTGGTTCATCTTTGTCATCTAAATGTCCCGCGCCGGCAGTACAAAGCACGATAGCTAAACAAACCGCAAGTGCGACAACTGTCTGTGTCACACGCTTCTTGGATGGTAAAATCATCTTAACTCCTTTCGACTTTAGAAAACCATCTATCAATCACAAATCAATTCTGCTCTTTTTGCGATCCTGCCACGATAGATATTTTCCAACCTGACGTGACCCGCATAGTCCTCTCCGCGGAACACCTCGATAGCGGCGTTAAGACCATTAAGCCCATTCTCAAAGCCATCATGGTCAACTTGTCGCTCATCACCTTCAACACAAATCTTACAGGTATCATTGGTGCGCTGCAAGAAAAGTTTCATAAGGTATCGAGATGTATTTTGGGCTTCAGTGAAGTACACAAATGAATCTTCGGGCACTTCATAACCGCGGCAGTCGCCCATCGGCATTAGGATAAGTTCCTCTTGATCGAGGAGCCGTTGGACATTATCTCGGCCGCCCAATTTAGAAAGTAAAACGCTGCCGACGGAGGATTCCATCAGCTTTTCAATTTTACTCCCCGGATAAAATCCCATCTTGACGGCGCCCGTCGCAACATATGGATTACAGAATACCACAATCTTGCTAATCGCGCCGCGCTCCAGCTGTTCAAAGGCATAAGCCAATGCAATTTGGGTCTTACCAGAACCGGCAGGACCAGTGCAGAATGTTAGCTGGTTGTGGGCCAGACTATCCATATAGGCAATCTGGTAGGGATCTTTATCCTTTGGTTTGACATCGCCAAACATTTTGGAAGAAAACTTACGGTAGAGAATTTCAGTATGCCCTTCTGACTCATGCCAGACATAGGGGCCAATCAATTTACCTTCAGGCGTTTTCAGCACGAGGTATTGATTTTGTTCAAGATGAAAGATGTTCTTGTCCATATTGGAATAGAACTGTTCCATCTACTTCTCTGTCACATCAATTGTTTTGATTCCAGAATAGGTCATTAAATCTATCCTTTCGTTTCTCTCTTAAAAAGGAAGTTCCGCCCAGAGGTTGTTTCCAACATGGGCGGCTTCCTGAGAATGTTTAATCTACGTCCGTCTCAGAGTGCGGACGCCATTTCTGCTTGGGCTTCGGCTTTGGCCGTGGCTCGTCCTTCACGTATTCATCAAATTTTGCCTTACGCTTCATATCGCGCTGCATATATTTGTTGTTCTTACGCTGGTCACGAGTGAAAGTTTTGCCCATAAGTAGTGATTAGCCCTCCTTAGGCGTCTCCGTCTCAGCTGGAGCATCAGGCTTGTTGGCGCGCTCAGCAATTGCAGCCTCTACAATAGACTCCAGCTTCATTTGTTTCTACTCCTTAGCACTAAACTCGTTCTGGGGATTGTTGCCCTTGGCATTGGAAACCAAGCTATAAGCACCAGAGGCAACCAGACCAGAACAAATACCTGTTGCGATTGCATCAAAAATCTGCAAGTCCGCAAGCTCGGCAACACCAGTCATCTGACCGACAACACCAAGCACGCCGCCCACGACAGCAGAGATGATGGGCACCCACTTAGTGGCCAGAGGAGTCAGCTTGACAACCTGGCAAACGATAAAGCAAATGACTGCGATACAGCCGATGGTTGGGAACATCTACATGATCTGTTCCATAAATTTGCCATCCTTTCATTATGAAGTTTCGGAGGTGTCGGTATTGATGTAATCCAGTGCAGAGACGCTTGCGTCTTCCGCCATTTCTGCCTCAATGCCGTTCTCAGTCTCCGCTGTTGCCGCCTCGTCTTCTTGTGCCTGCTTGCCCTTCCACGGCTTGTCAGGCCATTGATTATTCTTAGACAAATTTTCAACGAGTGACTTCAGTGCATAGACCAATACAACTCCGATTATTTCTGTAATGGCAACCTGGGAAAGTTGCTCAGCTATCGTATACTTGTCCATAAAGGCCAAGATATAGGAACACCAAACCCAGGCGTAACCATTTAACAGACTGAATAGAACAACCCACTTCATGGTAGTGAATGGCTTACGTGCCTTACGGCGCTCCAGTTTATACTACCACTTCGCCATCTTCATAGCGGTCTTTGTGGATCTTTTTCCGTCACCCATGTCATTCACCCTCTTTCAGTCTCTTTTTCTAAGATTCCTTGAAGAGCTCGGCCATGAGTTCCATGATATTGTTAATGTATTCACTACCGCCATCTTGTTTATATAAATCGGTGGCACGCTTATAATCAGCATCAGATATTTCTCCACTCAGTTTTGCAACTTCGTAGATTTGAATTATCTGGTCATGTAACAAGGACATTTGCACTTCATCATTATGCTATAAGCGGTCTTCGATGCGCTAAAGGTCATCATCGTATTTATCAAGCCGCGTATTAACATCTTTGAAATGCTCATCCATTGTTCTCATGTTTTCTGAGAGCGTTTTCTCCAGTCGATCTGGGGCAGTGAATATTTTCCAAACTGGTTTGCATAACCTCACAAAAGCAACAATTGCAGTAATTGTAGCAATAATCCAAAGAAGAGGCGCAAACCAGGCCTACAGATCTGCCATCTGTATCCTCCTCTCCCATTATTGCTCCTTTCACTCTTTGATTATATTATACCACAAAAATTTTTTTATGGCAAGCCAGGAGAGGAAGTATTATCCATCTCCTTCAATATGGGTTCCATAATTTAGGACATGGATAACATCTTGTGCATTTTCCGCACTAATATCGTCATAAAGAACGGAATACATCAAGTCGAGGTCTTCTTTTGTTGGATGGTTGCCGGGCGCTGGGTCTGGCGGCACAGGAGGAACATATGTAAAGCCATATGTAACTCGCCATTGATTACCCTCATTAGTAATCAATTTATCATAACCTTCAACATCATCGGCTTCAATAGTCCATGTATGATTAGGGTCAAGATTTTGCCAAATCCAGTTCCACTCCCATCCATTTCCAATGCGAACAGTATCATAAAGAGCGCCATCGCGCATCAAATGAACTGTCACATAGATAGGCCGCATACCGAGAGCGTCATAATCATCTCCGTAAAACACTACTTCAGCATTTACATTGACTTTTTCTGGCTCTGGAGTAGGATTGAAAGTCATTGTAATAGTAGTGGTATCGGTATATTGGGGGTTCCATCCACCGCCACCAGTCTATTCATGACGATCTTCATAAGTTGCAGTATAGCGCTCCAACTAATCTGTTACACGAACAGTATATTGATAACGCCAACTTGGATTTAAATTATTCCAGGTATGCTCCCATCCTTCGGCGGCAGTTATGGTTCCATTTGTATTGGTTTCACTATTGCGTAGAATAGCAACATTTAAGGAAGAAGGACGCTATGATGTATCTCCATTTTCGCCAACCCAATTAACTTTAGCTACTACTGGCATATTATCCCTCCTTAAAAGGAGAGGGGCTTAATGCCCCTCTCAACCTCCAGATCCGGTACGACGACCAAATCCGAATACAATCCACTGCTGCTCAGGCATCTCAAGAATAACTTCCTGAGTGCCATCTTCCTTAGAGCGCAACAGCTGAGAACCGTCGTCAGTACACCACATAAAGTGAGTGTCGTCAAGCTGAACCATGTGCGCGTCGCCGCCGGGATGCAGCACTTCTTCAAGGTCAACAACTTCCATCTTAACCAGATCAAATCCGACGGGCTTGCCGGTATCATCCTGAGTAATCAAGATGTCGCCATCATTCATCAGAATTGGCTGGTTGTATTCATGCTTGGTGTTATCCAAACCACCGAAGGGAATTGTTACCTCTTTCCAAGTACCGCCCTCATAAGACAATACTAAACCTTGCTTAGTAGTTGCACTGGAAAGGAGATAACGCTCACCAGCAGAAGTGGGCAACTCATATGTGCAGCTCTTAGCCTGAGGATTTGTCTGAGAACAATATTCATTCTCCTCACGATTTGCAGACTCTGCGATAATTGTATCACTATCACAATCGTATACAAACCATACAGGGCAGTTAGCACCAGCTTCAACCTTTACGCACAGCACTTGGTTGCCGTTGGTAGTTGCTTCAACAACATAGCGGCAGGCGTGCGGCGTATAATTGTCGTTGCCATGTGCTCTTACAGTAAGAGTACCTCTTACAGGGTCAAAATTATAGGTGATAATTCTACCTTCTGGTGTATTTGTGAATACAACATTATTATTCAAACAAATCGCAGAAGAAGAAGTGCCATCAATGGGGCCTTCAGTTACAATATTTCCAGTGTCAAAAGAGAAGGAAGTAAATGCTGGGGTCTCTGGATTGGTGGAGGTGTGCATATAGAATTTACCAGTTGGATCAATACCAGGTTTTGTGTATTGTCCAGGATCTGATAATCCTGAATATCCAGTTGGACGCCAAGTAATCTGTTTTGTCTCGTGAGTTACTCTATCTCCCCAAACTCCTAATGTAGTGGTGATATACATGAAGAAATATCTCTCATTAACATCAGTAGCTAAGGAGAAAGGAACCTCAGTATTTGGAATATGATCACGACTATAATTTGGTACATCAAAGATGAAATGATCTCCAGTATCAATATTATAGCAGAACATCTGAGAACCATTGCCAGCAGAGCCAAGCATAAACTTCTCATGCTCAGAGACCCAAACATAACCAGTAGGATCAGTCACGTCTGCCAGAGGGCCGATTGTCTCGCCATTGATCAGAGTAGAGTATTCGCCGATAACAGTAGCCCAAGGAGTAACGCCAGGCTCAGTTCCAGGCGGAATTTCCTCTTGAGAACCAACTGTCAGAGACATAGTATCCAGATGGAACAGATACTGGATTAGACGAGTAGCGTTGGCCGCAGTAAATACATTACCAGGCTGTACAGTATTGGTCCATGCCAGAGTATTCTGAATTGGATCTGGATTGTCAATGTCTTGAGTCTTGTAATGCTCGAACTCATGCTCATCAGTGAAGCAAGTGATGTAGGCCTTTGTGGAGCCATCATCACGCGCCATACCAACCAGCATCTTATACCAATCAGGATGCTTCATAACTTCCTTCCAGAAACCTTCATGCAGCTCAGTTACCAGATGCCAAGCAGAAGGAGACTTATAAAGCTCATAGCGCTTCTCATTGGTATCAAACTCAGAAAGAACTTCAATGTCCTTAATCAACTGAGAGTGAACGCTGTTGTCAAGGACATAAAGGATGTCGAGCTTATCACCCAAGATGGGCTTGCGGCCGAAGACCATAGAGAGAACAAATTCTTTCTCGCCACGCTCATTGGTATGAACAATATACATGGTTGGGCAATGACCCTGGGTCTCATCATTTTCGACATAGATAAAATCGCCGTCCATAGAGTTGGCAGGAATGTCAAACTCATCAAGTTCAGCCTTAGTACCGAGAGTTCCAAGATTGATTGGCGCAGCAGGACGGCCAAATACCATGGAAAGAACAAATTTCTTTTGACCATCGGGGCCGGTCTGAACAATGTACATTGCTGGACAATGATTTTGGGACTCATCCTCTTCGACAAAAATGAAATCGCCATCCATAGAATCGGCGGGGATTTCAAATCGATCGAGTTCGGCCTTTGTGCCAACAGTACCAAGGTTAATTGGTGCATCAGGGCGACCGCCACCAGACGCCTCAACTTCAACCCATTCAACCTTACGAGTCAGAGCATTGTATTGACGGGCATACTGTTTGCCGTCCAGAGGAATTTCTGGATAAGGCTCCCATTCATATTCGCCAGTTACTTGATTGTAACGACGCATATAACGCTGACCGTCATTGCCAACTTCAGGATATTTTATCCAGTAGGTGCGGCCATTCTCGTCAATTCTGCGCTGGTAGTTCATATTGAGAGGATCATTTGGAACGTCCTCAATTCCCGTGTCCGGTGTATCTTGAGTCTTCGAAATGGTTACATAACTGGTTGATTTTACTGTGGAATCAGCGACAGAAGTCGCAGTGATTTTCAGCACTCGTGCGGTCTCGTCCGTGGCGATGGTCAACACACCCATCTGATTGATTGTGGTCTCGGCCTTCAGACTTCCGTCAAGGCTCCAAATAACCTCTTGAGAAGGATTATTCTGTCCAATTACGGTAGCCTTAAAAGTAATGCGGTGACCAGGATCAGACTCAACAGCCGCTGGGCTAATAATCACAGCATCAACTGTGGTCTTGTCAATACCAGGAGTATCCTCAGACACTACATTGATAGTTGACTCAGCGAACTTGGTTGGGTCATAACTTACTGTCGCACGGAGAGTAATCTCATGCAGTTGCTCGTCGACGCCGATATAGACAACGCCATCGCGAGAAACATGAGTTGCAAGAGAAGTCGCACCAGTTAAGTCCCAGATGATAGAAGCGGGAGGATTATTCAAACCAGTCAGCTGAACCGCAAAGCGCGCGCTCATTCCACGACCGATTTGAGCATATGCAGGATACAGCTGGATAACAGTTACCACAGGCTCGTCTTCGGCGAGCTCTGGAGGAATTACTGTTACCAGAGAAGTATCAGTAAAGTTAGGATCTGCGGCGCAAGTAGCAGTGACAATCAGAAGAGCGCTGGTCTCTTCCTTGTCTACATAAAGCACACCTTCAGGAGTAATAATAGTCTGACGAGACTGATTGCCGCTCACAGCGAAGGTAGCTTCATGATTTGTGATATTTACGCCAGTCACGATGGCCTGGAAGCGCAGAGAGTGGTCTTTAATAACAGTAGCCTCGATAGGCTCCAGATAGAAACCAGTCACCTGCTGCAAGACAGGCGCTTCCTCATCAATACTGATGGTCGCGGTTCCGTACTTAGAAGTGTCAACGATGGAGCGCGCAGTCACGCGAATCATCATTGCATCTTCATCGGCACCGATTGTAAGAACGCCGTCAGAAGTAATCTTAGTATTAGGGTCGCGCTGACCACTAATAGACCAGGTTACTTCCTTAGACAGCTCCTCAGAGCCGTTTACGATGGCCGCGAATGTGATTACAGAGCCAGGCGCCACAGTTACAGCATTGGGAGAAACCTCAACACTGTTGATTACGGGATCAGGCTCTGGAATTGGCTCTTCAACTTCTTCCTCAATAGGAGTCCAAACAGCGGAACCGTTCGCAGTACGCTCACGGACATATTTAGTATTGAGGGGAGTTGCAGGAATATCGGTAAATCCATTGTCGCCACCGGCGTCATAGGCCGCGATGGTAACATAGGCGATGTTGTATTTGGTAGTATCCTGCTTGGATGTTGCGCGAACTTGCAGGCTCTGAGCAGTCTCGCCAATGCCGATACTCAAAACACCATCGTCGGTCAGGTATGTAGTCTGAACATTATTGCCTGTCAGACTCCAAGTAACTGCCTGAGAAGGATTGTTCTTACCAATGACTACGGCTTTGAACACAGTCTGCCAACCTTGTTCAAGCTCCACCATATCAGGAGTAATGATAATTGCATCGACAGTTACTTCATCAACACCGGGGGTCTCTGCGGGGACTACATCAATAATAGCCTCGCCATATACCTCAGGAGTTTTCTGAGAGTAAGCAGTCAATACAAGCATATTGCTTTTCTCATCTTCGCCGACAAATACCAAACCATTGGAAGTAACGCGAGTATCAGAAGATGTCGCGCCAGTCAGTTTCCAAACAACCTGCTGGGAGGGGTTATTGACGCCGTTCACCTTAGCGGCAAACTGCTGACTATAACCACAACCAATCTGTGTTGCACCAGGATATACGATAACTTCAGTTACAGTAGACTGGTCAACAGCATGCTGAGAATCAGTTACGCTGACAGTCGCAGTAGCGAAGAAACGCTGATCGGCCGCCGCCTTAGCTGTTACGACGAGAACCTTAGATTGCTCGTCAGCGCCGACATGGAGTGTGCCGTCCTGGTTGATATAGGTATTTGTAGAGCTTTGTCCAGATACAGAATAAACAGCGGAGAAATCACTCAGATTTACGCCGTTCACCATTGTATTGAACATTACAGAGCGACCAAGGACAACTTCTACATCAGTAGGAACAAGAACAATACCAGTTACGACTGGTGCCAGAGGATCCTCCATATTCACATCGACAGAAACAACTGCCTGTGCATATACGGATTCATCGGCTTCAGAAGTAACACGAACGGTGATTGTCTTAGAAGTTTCCTTCTCGCCAATCTTCAGGATACCATCCTGAGTGATAGTCGTATCGCTGACGCGCTGGCCTTTAATAGTCCATTTTACGCCGCGAGAGAGTTGTGCATTTCCTTGAACAACAGCGGTAAATGCAACAGTTGCGCCCTGACCAACAGTAATGTTGAGAGGGCTAAGGGTAATTCCTTCAATTGTAGGCTCCTCACCGGGTACTGGATCGGGATCTACAACTTCAGTTCCGCCGCCTGGAGTATTACCGGAGCCATCTCCACCTGCGTTGCCGCCTCCAGCACCACTGGAGCCTCCGCAACAACCACAGCCAGACTCCTTGATATACACCCACTTAAAGTGAGTATTCAGAATCCACTTCTCACCAGTGGTGAGAGAGCGTGCTTCTGACCCAGGCTGAATGTCTGTGAAGTTGGTAATTGGAGGAAGATCTTCGGCGCCTTGATCCAGGTAGAACAGTTTTCTGTTGTACTGCTGTGACTCAAGATGCTTTACAAGCTAAAAGCCCATCTGCTGAGCACCTCCTTATTTAATTGCCTTTTACTCAGTGAATACATCCACCCAGTTGAACCAGTCAACTCGGAGCATGAAATTGGAGAAATTCCCGTGATCGTCCCATAACATATAGGAACCGGAAATATCTACTTGGTCGTTCTTGTCTTCGAGCTGAATATGTAGCTGTCCAACAATAACTCTATCACCTACGACAAATGTGTCGTCAGTGGTCCAGTGATCTACATAGGCGCCATTATATGTGAGTTCTGGATTATGCTGCAAATACATATCAGACACATCCATCCACATCTTGCGCCCGTCAGCCATTTCAATATGAACATCTCTGTTGCGCAAACACAGAACAGCATCCTTCAATGGATGACCCTTGGGAAGAGTGCGATCTTTGAAGTAGTTATCAAAGCGATAACGATGTTCAAGAGCGTCATGCGGCACATGGATATTCATCATAAAGGAACAACGAGGGCCGTATACTTGCAGTTGGAAATGTCTGTGCGGCTCATCGTCGATTGGCTGATAGATATAGGGAGGATCTGGTTCGATTGTTTCAACCAGGTTCTCGGGAGGATCAGAAACTAAAGGAGTCTCAACTACGATAACATTTGGATAATCCAAAGTAATATCAACAGCTTCTGTCATATTGATAGAATAGCCTTCCTTATGGTCAACTGTTCTATTAGTTGGGCCGCCAACTACTTGTGAGCGGCACATACAGATGCGAGAGACGCCGTGGTCCTTTACAAGCTCTACATCCCAGATGTAAGGGCCGGGATGAAGCCAAGTTTCCTTTGAAGACAATGTAATATTGATGCGCCCTTTAACAGCATTAAGGTCCGCTACTGGGATTTCTTTTGCAATCAAAGCGCGCTCATCATCATAGTCATGGTCGAATTGCTCGGCCTTCAAAGTAAAGAATACTTGATAGCCAGACAAATCGAATGGAGTGCCGTCCGCCCTATGAATCAACACAGGGATTGTCAAGGACTCACCACGACCAATGTCATCAAAGGGAGTTACAGTGATTTTTCGTGGCATTTTAACACCCCTTTCATGGTACGATTCCGACGGTATCTTGCAGCTCCTCAATCTTGTCAGTCAAGGCTTTTACCTTGTCGTCCATATCTTTGAGGGTAGTCTCCAATTCTTCGATTGTGGATTTCTGCTGGTCCACAATACCCATCAGGGAGGCTACTTGCGAGAACACTTGAGAGTCCAAAGTTAGCGTCGGAGTAATAATTACGATAGGCGCCCCTTCAGCAAGCGCCACAATAGAAACACTATCGCCGACCTGTAATTGCCCCAAACCAGGGTTTACATAACGATTAGACGGGCCGCCGTCCAGCGTAAAGGATAAGGTACACAAACGCATAACTGCGCCATTGGTTTGATGAATTAACTCAATATCAAACCAGAAGTTGCCCGGCTCAAAATCTGTATCGCGGCTTGTCAGTTCGATATTGAACTTACCAGTCGTGGGATTTAAGAGGGCAATGTCCTTCTTGATGTAGCAGAAATCATCGTGGCGGTCAAAATCAGTTTTTACAGGTTTTACTGTAAAGCAGGCCTGATAGCCGGTCAAGTCGATAGGATTTTCATAATTATCCTTTATTTCAACAGGAATAATCAGCGAACAGCCGCGCTGGATTACTCCATAATCTCCGCTTTTCTGAGTAGTTCTTGTTGATGCCATCTTTTTCCCTCCTCTCTCATACTCAGACTTACTAATATACCATTTTATAACATCAAAAATAAAAGATTTACTTCACCCAAAATTTTACTATATAAGTAACAAAAAAGGTATAGTAAAATTTTCGACGAAGAAAATCTAAAGGGTATGACTAAGCGGCGGGCCAAATAAGTTAAATGCCCCGCTATGGTAGTTATTATTCATTTCTTCTTATTTAATTAACAATGCTTTTTGATTTGATAATACCAGTCGACAATAAGGTTGGCGCACTCGATGACATCTTCATTGTCTGCGGACAAGATGTTACCACGAAGTGCCTCTGAAGAGATAACATATTGTATTGTTCTCTCCAGAATGTATTGTCTTATTGCCTGTTCCACCTCCTTATCAGTAGGGATGGTATTATCAAAAGCATTAGATGTGTCAATCTCTCTGAAGGCATCAGAGTAATGGAAGTCGATGGCTTCCTCAAAGACACGAACGGTATTGGAGTTTGCAATGTGCTGCGCCTTGGAGTTCTGATAGGGGTCCTTTTCACCCTTATTAAACCAATGGAACTGGGCAATATCTCCAGCCAACTCTGCGGCGTCGGGGAATAACTGAATCAGAGCCTGAATAAGATCCTCGTTAATCTGAACATCAATAACTTCTTCATAGTCAAATTCCCAGCCAAAGTTAGCAAGTTCGGCGCGAACCATTGCACTTACAGCCACACGGATATTATCTGTGAACATAACGCGGCCATCAGGTCCGGCGAAAGACTCATAGCATACCCAGAAATATTGCTCTGAATATTCTTTGATGTATTCCTCATCGCAAAGCTGTTTTTTACCAGGGATGGGCTTAAAATGGTCCTCAGTTATGAAGGTAAAAGCCTCTTTGAAGAGTTTACCACGACGGATGGCACGCCACTGATCCTTTTGCATAGAGTTAAAAATCTCTTTCATATAAGGATACTTATTGATGGCATCAATGGTAGGAACAGTAGAGAGACCCTTCGTTAAAGTGGCATGATAATCAATGGGTTCTGGGTCAATCCCTGCTTTTTTATTCAATTCGTTTTGCTTAAGCTGAACTTGTAGATTAAGATATGCAAGAATGACAGCGAAAGAATGATCCCACTGGGCGATCTCTTTCTGCCCATTGAGCATGAAGTGCTTTTTCTCAATCCCTCGCTTATTCGCGAACGATTTTAATACTGTCAATGTCAATTTGCGCACCTCCTTGCTCATTTGATAATTCAGCAACAGCAATTATAGCTTGCCTCTTAAATTCAGATGGGTCGATAAAAGGGTAATTTTTAGAATATTCCTTTATCAATGCTTTAACTCGTCCCAAAGCTTCTGTAGTAGAATCTTTAGAATTTAAAGAAATAGAGAGCACATCAGCTTTGAACTTATTAAAAATATCCATATGTCTCCTCCTTTTTTATATATAGAAAAAGTCCCGTAACCATGACAGTTACGGGACATCTATCCTGAGCCTGTAGTTGCCACGGTAGAGACAGTCAGCACCACCTGTTACTGTCGCATATCATCTGGGCTATTCCAGTGATAGATATGCACTATTCTTCATAGCTTTACCGCGCAACTGAAGCCAATAGCAACTCCAGCTCCCTTAATGAGAAGCTGGGTTGGTGGCCGCAGCGCCTCAGGATAGGTAAATTGATATGGTATAATTTGATAGGGTCTTCCCCCATCATCTATTTATATTATACCATAAAAATTTTTTTAAGTCAAGCGAAATTCCTACTGAGGCAATATTACTCGTCGCTCATTTCTTCTGCGAGTTTTTTGTTTGTTTCAAACCAACCGCCGTTAGGTTTTTCTTTGGATAAACCCGATTGACCCAGTTTTGCAAATTCGGATGCAGCGGCCGATGCGACGCGGCCCTGAACCTGGTCACGAATGGTATCACAGAACCTGTCGTATACCTTCCAGAAAAGTTCAGGAGATACTTCTTTCCAGAATACCTTCTGCATGGACTTCAGCGGATGTTCACTCTCGGGCAGGTCGCCAGTAAAGAAGGTATCGTAATCGAGAACGGCACGGCCCTTTGTGTCATGGTCTAAAGACTTAAAGTACAGGAACATGGCGGGGAGTTGATACTCATTGAACTCTATACCAGTCTTTGTATGATATTCCTCTGGAACATCAATAATGATGCACCAGATGTCGGCATCCTCTCTTTTGAAGCAGCGACCGATGTATTTTGTGAGGATTTCCTTCTGCTCCTCAATCTCCTGTTTACGAAGTTTATACATCTCGTTGCGCACTCTTATCCATTCGTTATTGACTTCGTGCATCCGTTGTTTAATTGCATCGAGATTACTCATCTATTTTCACCCCAATATTAGAAAGTTTGTTTCGTCATTCATTTAATTTCCTCCGTTTTCAAAGAAGGAATTTTATATTCATATGCGCACCAGTTGGTAATGAGATTATCTAAGAGCATGGCTCTTGTCATCTTGCCAATCTTGGGGACATATTTAACATTGGCTGCCATGTCAATAAGGCCGCTGTCGTCATCGAGATTACCGCCAATGTCGATAATCAGCAAATCTTTCGCCATCCTCAAACAGTTGGCGTCGAACTTGTATTTCTTGCCGGGAGACTGCGCAAGAATGAGAACATCAGAGAAGTCACAGGCAAATCGCAGGTCCTGCATCCCAGAGTTGAAGTGCATTACAGTATAGCCAGAGGAATTGAAGATATTGGTGCACGCTTTACCCACAGGGCCGCGGCCGAAGATAGAAACTCTCTTACCTTCGTTATAGAACCAAGCTAACTTGAGAGCGGCATTGGCTGTTGCAGGAAGGCGGCAATACTTATACATATTGCCGGGGTAGGTAGTTGCCATAAGGCCGCGCTGGATGAAGGTATTGCCGTCAATGTCCTTCTGCCAATCAACGACATTATCGGCGCCGGACTCGCTGACTAACCCCTTGTAGTCATGATGGACGATAATACCATGCACATTTTTGTTGTTATTAAAACTCTTAATCTCTTCAATAAGAGTATCAATGGTTGGCGCAAAAGAGCTAAAGACCATAATGCCAAGGTCATTTGCGTCTTTTGTCAGGTATTTGATATAAGGGGCAGTCATATCTTCTGTCAGCGCCACGATGCCAAGACCAGGGCCGCGGTACATTCCATCTGCTTGCCAATGGTTTACAGTTTTGCGAAGTTCATCCAGGTTTCTTTTTGCCAGTTCATCGCAGATTACAATCATAAAATCCTCCTATGAAATGAGGGCGATTTCTCGCCCTCATTTTGTTCCGGTAGAACCAAGACCACCGCGGTTTTTCTTTCCAAGGTAACGAACTTCCTTGAGGCGCGGATTGCCCTGGTTGCGCTGAATACGGAATTGTGCAATTCTATCACCAGCATCAATGTGAGCATTTCTTGTGGCAAACACGGGCATCATCCAGATGTCGTCGTCGCCAGAGTATGTCTCATCAATAACGCCGATGGAGTTTGTCTGAAGAATACCATACTTCTTAAAGGTAGAACTGCGGGGTGCCAAGATTGCTTCGTAGCCGTGTGGCACTCTTACAGAAATACCGAGGTTGATGACATACTTATTGCCGGCCTTAAGGTCGTATGCTTCGGCGGCGCGTACATCGAACCACTCACCCATATGCGCCTGCTCGACGGGCTTGGCGGCGGGAGTATGGTATTTAATGAGAATTTCGGGTCTCAGTCGATCCAGAACCTTGTTGTTATCCTTGCGGATTCCTTCAATCGCTTCCTCCAGCTTTTCCTTATTCTCCTTACGGATCGCTTCCATGCGCTCATGGACTGCTTGCTGCTCTTCAGGGGTGCGCTGGCGACGGAGAGACTTAATATTGAGACTGGGAGGTGGCTGCATGGGGTTTCCTTCACCACCTCTAACTTTGGTTCTATCTACTCGGTCAGGAACAACGAACTCACCGGTACTGACCTCCTAATTCTTAACTTCGTTTTCCATTGGGATAACCTCCTTACAGGTCGATATTAATATTCATTACCACTGGTAAGTGGTCAGAATGGCACGCAAACTCGTCATCCTGGAGAACATAGATGTCCTCAACTTTGTCCATCAGTTCTTTGGAAACAAGGAAGTGGTCGAGGCGCATACCCTTGCCATTCTCCTTGGCGTTATACATATTGCTGTGCCAGGTAAAGATTTGCTCGTCTGGATTGAAGTTGCGCAGAACATCAATCAGTCCAGCGTCCTTCTTTAGGGTGAAGAAGGCGTTTCGTTCGGTAGGTGTGGTTCCGGCGACAGATTTGACATTGGTATCCTCGGCACTAGGCGCAACGTTGAGGTCGCCACATACGATGAAGGGCTTGAAGTCTCTGTTGGAGACGACATAATCATGTAGGGTGGTTTCAAAGTCTCCTCGAGCGTCCAGTTTTTCTGCAGCTCTTCCAACATTTGGGGAGTAAGAGGAGACGAGTTTGAAATGTTTGAAATCAAGGATTTCAATGCGGCCTCCTTCAAAGCCGACTGCTCTTCCATCCATGTCAAACAGCGGTCCAGCCAGGCATCTTCGAACAAAGATAGCTGTGCCCGCATACCCCGGCTTGTCGTGCACTGAGTAGTATCCTACATAATCTGTTCCAAGGACGGATGTTGGAATTTGATCGGGCTTGGCTCTAACTTCCTGTAAGCAGAGTATGTCGGGCGCCATGCGGCGGACGGCGTCGGAATAACCGTATTTAGACAGTCGCGCACGTAATCCATTGACATTATGCGATATAATTTTAAGCATTGTTCAAACTCCTCTCGGGCCACGGGGACCTCCTCTATACCACTCAATGAAGTATGCAATCCCCATGACAATCACAAAAGCCACGATGGGCGCCATTGGATCAATCATTGAAAACATCACTCCATAAACATTTTTCAGGGGCTTTATCCTCACGAAGTTTCATCAGACGAGGATGACGGAGAGAATGACCAGACTGATCAACACTCATGCAGTCAACCTCAATGACAGTGCCGATGTAATACTCAGGGTTCTGCCGAGCCTCGGTACGCATCTCGTCATCCAGACCGCTGGCCACGGTTCCAATCTTGACCAATTCGCCATCACGATAGAGGCCAATATCAAAACCATTCGCCATATTCTGGAGCCACAGACGATTGACGGGATTACCTTCCTCGTCGCGATATGAATAATTCTCCGGGTCTTTGCCGGTATATTCCTTGGTCGGCAGATTGATGCCCATAATAACAACATCCACAGTATCAACCTGCTTAATCTTGTATGTGGTGTGCATCGGACGCTTCGCTGTCTCACCGATATTGGAAACTGCGTGCTTCGCAGAAACTTTACCGTTGGAGCGCAACAGTTTCAGAACGCCACCCTCATATCCCTGAGACAGCCACTCCGCAATGACTTCCTGCTTATCCTTTACGATAAGCTGAGCAAAAGACAACCAGGGATAAGTCTGGAAATCGGTTTCCTCTTCCAGCTCCTTAAGGAAATTGTAACGGTCGATGAAGTCTGCGGAGTAATATGCCTTGCCGCCCCAATACAGAACATCAAAGACATACGCGCCGCAAGGCCCAATCTCTTCCTGACGCTTGGCGGCCTTTGCCGGAGTGCAGAGCATAATAGAGTTGACAAATTTGCTGGAAGAATGGTCTTCCCACTTGCCCGCAGTCCAGTTGTATTTGCTCCAAATCTCAACGCACAGCTGAGAACCAAGAGGAAAAAACTCCTCGGCGAACGCCTTCATATGTGGCATATTGTCAATCTTGTCGATGACCTCGCCGGTTTTCTTGGAAATCTTGTCGCCATACAGATGGACAGAACCGTCCAAGTCCTTAGACCAGACATAAGAACTGCCGTCCACCTTCAGCTCGATACCATATTCATCGGATACCAGAGCGGCATCCAGAACTTCCTTTTTCTTCGCCGTGGCATACTTCATAGGCTGCCAAAGACGATAAGTTTCATTAAATCTTTCCATTGTATCTCCTTCCAACAACCATAATGTCACGAATATCTGCAAAGATTTTCTTGCCGTCTCGATCAATCACGGCGGTATTAAATCTGGGGATAATGTCGACCAGCTCCCCACAAAGACCTTTGTTACCGGACCACTGGGAAACAATCTGAACCCTGTCTCCCATTTTCATATTGCTGACCATAAACATTACCCCTTTCCCATTTTCTATAATTATTATACCATAAAAATTTTTTTATGTCAAAGAAAAAGAGTTGGCCTTTTAGACCAACTCTTCTCTGTAATAGTCAAAACCTGTAACCAGTACGCCGCCGATGACATTTCCTGCCGTAGCCGTGCCAAGGAAGGCCAAATAATTCTGGACAGAAAATTTCTCAACGAACAACATATAGAACATATCGGCGATACTGTGTTCAAAGCCAAAGAATACGAAAAGGAAAATCGGGAAGAAAATGCCGAATAGCTTTAATACTCCTGTATTGCGCCGCGCCATAGATACTGCATAGCAAACGAGCATATTACAGAAAACAGCGAGCACAAAAAGTTGTGGATAAGGAATTAAGACTTTGATGTTGGCAACTCGCTCAATAGCGTGTAAGTCGAATCCGGGAATTGAGATACGGACTCCATATGCAACCCAGATGGAACCTATGAGGTTTCCAAACCAAGATATGATGAGTAAGCCAAGAGCCTGCCATTTATTGCATCCGTTGGCTACACACGCGCCGTAGCTGTAAATGTTGCCAGTGAAAAGCGAAAGGTTGGCCATGATAATCAAAATCAGGCCGATGGGGAAAATTATTGCTTTGATTAACGCCGCCCACTCAGGAGATGCCGCCGGACCGCCTGCAATAACTGCTGTGGCCGCAGCAAGTGAGAGAACTGCTCCAGCGCCAATCGAGTTCAAAAATGTGATAAAAGGTCGTGGTAGCTGATATGTCAACTTTCTATGTCCTCCTCTTCATCCTGATCGCCCGGACGAATTTCCAGGCCTCTTCTGAGAAGCTCGGAAAGCGGCTCAATCGTTATACCAAAGTTTTCAATGGCATAATCTTTGCCGTGTTCGTCGTAAGGCACCAGAATAAGAACTGTCCCGTTTCTCGCATCGGTATCAATGGAACCGACAATCCAATAAAATGAAGGGTCAATGCCGCCCTCACCCCAAACTCTAACGACAACATCGCTGATTTCAGAGTCGAGGCAGAAGGTCATCCAGTCGCCCCAGTGTCCACTCATCATTTCTTTAATATTCATCTTCATCCTCCAAAAAAATGGGCGGCCAATAGGGTGAGAAAACAACTATTCCCTAAATGCTTGAAAGTTTTTCCCCTATCGCGGCCGCCCTATGGTGTTAAACTACCGGCTGGACAGAAGGGGCAATGAAATAGTAATGGACATGAGAGCCATAGTCTATATTCATTGAGCCATCCTCGTTCTTCCAACAGCGGTAATAATAACCGAGTTGTGAATAGTTGAGTTTTTGGTGGGCAACCATTGCCTTCCATGCTTCATCATAGCTGTCGTATTGCCCAAGCCAATGAGAGGTTGATAAAGACATGGTGCCCCAATAAAGGTCAAACTTCATCGGTGGGCGCCTCCTCGTCCTCATCTTCATCTTCGGAGGCTTTGCGGCGCTCCTTCTCAATGTCTTCGAGAACCATCATGTCGTAAGCGAAAGCAGTGGGACCTTCACCGGCACCAAACCAAGAGTTCCACATAAAAATGCCTCCTTCTTATTTTCTATGATAATTATAGCACAAAAATTTTTTTATGTCAAGCTCGTCAACTACTCCACTCGTAATTCCTCGCGGACTTTCATCAGAGCTTTTCCAAGCCAGTTAAGACCAACTTGGTCACGCGCCTGGCAACGACTGCATTTGCAAACGCCCCAGGTGTTGTCGTGCCAAGTATTACCTTCTTCCAGATACTCGGGATCAGTTTCCAAAAGTTTGGCGGCGAGGTCTTTGTTCTGCTTGAACTTGTTGCGGACGATGCTCAACATGACATTGCGCTTAATCTCTTCCCAATGGGGACGGAGTTCTAAGTGACGCCCTTTGCGCTTGGCTTGACTGGGCGACAGGATTGAGAACTCTTCTCGGATTGCGGGGTCCAGCGTCTTGGCGGCTTGGAAAGCGGCTTCAGCACTGGGATAGACGACGCCTTCGTATTCAACTGGACATATGTAGAAGTTGGATAAGAAAGCGTACTCTTTATCGAAACTGGAAATCACCTATCTTTAACCCCCTTTCCTATTCGCCATACTTGGCAATAAATCCTTTAGCGGACTCTTCGGCGATTTTTCTTTCCCGTTCAGTTATGACATGGCCTGTGCCGTGACAGTCGGGGCAGGTAATCCAATCACTGGGGTCATTTGGATCAGGCCTGTCATCTTCGGCGCAAGCTCGAGTGCGAAGGATTTTGCCCTTGCCTTCGCATTTCTCACAGGTGGTATTGATACGCTGAACGGCGAGGATAGCCGTATCAATACCAATCAGTTTGCTTTTGTATTCAGCTTCAAGGTCGGCTTTCTCCTTTCGGAGTTCCTTGAGGGCTGCAACCAGATTAGGCATCGTCATCCTCCTCTTCAGTATCGTCGGCGCCGTCGGCGGGGACTACACGAAAAGTAATCCAGGACTCCAGCTCTTCCTCGTACATCTCGGCGGCATCATCGTCGGAGACATCGTATTCTTCCATCAGAGTTTCAAAGTCGCCATAGTAGTCGTCGATAGCGTCTTCATCAACACCGGCGTCAATCAGCAACGCACGGCGGCAGTCGTCCAGGTCCATGATGCCGTGGCATCCTTCAAAAGACTCGTAATCCTCAATAGCCAGACGGCGGGCCTCTTCCATAGCTTCCTCGCGGTCTTTGAACTCGCCAGTGTAATCGTATTGAGCACCACCAAAGCCGCCACCCATGCCATGATAAATCTTAAAGAAAGGCATTCTCTATACCTCCTATCGCTATACATCATATCCTTGGTCTCTCATAACCGCGAGAGATTTGTAAACCATACGGTTCTTACTTTTGCTTTTTGCCTTGACCACATTTCCCATCTCAATGAGGTGGCCAAGGATGCGGGCCATCTTTTGAGGAGTGACCCCCGCAAGATTGATAGACCGCGACTTAATCTCGTCGATGTCGAGGGCCTCCTGACTTTCGGCGAGAATAATCATGACTTCGCCCTCCCACAGAGCGGTTTGCTGGGGACGATACTTACTTGTTCTTCTGCCAGGCATGATTATTACTCCTTTTCTCATTTTCTATATATATTATACCATAAAAATTTTTTACTGTCAAATTGTCAATAAATAAAGATAAAGGGGCAAGGAAAAATCCTTACCCCTCTTAATCATACATCTTCTGGCGTTTCAAGTTGAAAGAATTTCTCCTCGAACGCGATTTTCTCTTGTTCTTTTTGTGCGCTATATCGTCCATTTCGAGAAGTAACTTCATCGTATTTCTGGATTATCCACATAGCGCGGGCTTTCTTTTTTGGCTCATGCAAGTATTCCACAATTTCTTGCAACACTTGAATTGCTCTTTGGTAATCAATCTTATAGGCATATGCTTGTTTACAATTAACGCCATTTTCCGATTTCTTGGAAATAGTGCCGCCTATGATTGATTGCACATATTCAAGCATTTCATATGTCGTGGAAGAAATTTGAATTGTTGGATGTCTCCATTTGCCACTTTTCGTTAAACAAATGGAACCTTCTCCATCAATTATTCCTGCAATATAGCCTTTTTCGAGTTCTGTCATATTGGGCCTCCTTATATAAAGTGGCCCGTCAGATAAGTCCACCACCAATTTTTTTAAGTGAAAAATTGGAAACACTCTGGTGGAGATGACGGGGAGCCGCCCCCCGTGTCCGCAACCAACTAATAATTTTTACATTCTTACGCAATAGTTAGTCTTTTTTTCTGTTTTTAGGGGACAGAGCGCGGCACTAACTTCCGTAGCAAGTAAACCCCAGGGCCGTATCGGTTAAGATATTGCCTCCACCACTTGCATTTTCAAGGATATGCAAGAAACCCCCATGCGGTACCACCAGTTTTTACTAAAACTGGAAACTCCCACCTTTCTCCCGGTGGTCGGGCGGTTCAAGCCAAATTAGGCGGCCTGACGAACCTCCATCATAGCGGAGATTAGTGCAGGATGAACCATAACAATGACATTAGAGTTGTCGTTTAATTTTTGTTGACACCTTAAGGCGGTTATCATTACCTGCGTGTAAAAATCCTCATTGACCACGTCGAAACTACTCATCCCCATATAAGTTCTGCGGAAAGTAATGAAAAGATAATCAGTCTTTTTTTAGTAAAAGGAACTTTCTATGCAGATGCGAAGCGGATAGTAAAATCTGATTAAAAGTCAGGTGCTTTGCAGCAAAAGGAACTATCTATGCTTCTTTGAAAGACGCGAGAAGTATCTGATTACTTTGGCGCAAGCGCCATAGTATTCCTCCTAAAAAGGAACTTCTTATGCGTCATTATAGCAGCGAGAGGTAGTCAATTTCATATTTGCAGTATGTTTTATAAAAGGAACCTCATTTGCTGCGTGAGGGGGATAAGCGGACGGTAACTCCAATGGGCTACATCCCCAGGCTCCCATTGGCTGAGTTTCTTCTTTTATACTTACAAGTAAAAAAGGAACCGTCTATGCTGTTTGGCGAGGAGTATCTTGAATGGCGCCGCCATGAGCGGCAAATTATATAGAAAAAGGAACTCCGTATGCCAGGTAGATAAGAGGCGAATATTATAGCGCGCACCCCACAAAAAAATCTGAAAGAAAAAATACTGGCCGGCCATAACCACTGAAAAAAATTCATCTAAAGGTGCGGGCCGAAGGGAAATATCCCTGCCTCTCATTCTATAAATATTATAGCACAAAAATTTTTTTATGTCAACTCAATTTTTTGATAGGGCGAAAAAGATCGCCAAAATCGAAGTTGGTTTTGTGCCGGGCATTTCGGGCTTTCATGTCCTCTGTTGCGCAATGAATACAGTATGGAAGTACCCATCCCGTAGAGTGGACAGAAGCCGGAGCGCCGCATTGAGAGCAGACTTTTTCTGATGCTTCCAAAAGGTTGGTACAAAGGGTATCGAGTTCCCTATTCAGTTGTTTATTCGGCGTATCTTCGCAATAAATGCGGATGCCGCCGAATTTCTCTTTTGCTTGCATGATAACAAGACTCTTGTTCACATCCATATGATAGAACTCAAAGAGCGCCGTTACCTTTTCGCAAAAGCTGAGAAGTAGGTTTGTCCAGCCGGGGCAATGCCTAAAGGCATCATCGAAGATAGTGTCGCCAGGGTCTGGGGGATACATTCCCGTGTTCTTTTCAGCATCGTATTGCAAAAAACCAAAGCGGTCAAACTTAGAACTCATGTATCACACCTCCACCTGTTCGAACCAAAATCCCTTTTCAACGCCCTCGCGCCGAACTACCATTTCACGGGCGGCCTTTACAAAGTTGGGCCAATGAACATGGCCAATCTTGTCAGGCTTGGCAATGGGAGGAATGGGGGTTCCTTCAGGAGCATACCAAATGCCGCCGAAGAACTCGCCGTATTTCCAGCAGTTATGGAGGTCGTAACCCGGTTTATTCCAGTTGCTGTGGAAATACTTTTCAACCTCCTCTTTGGTCAAGTTACGAGCGCGAATCGCCATGATGGTGTCGTTCTCGTCCTTGAAACCAAAGCACTTCCCTTTGAAGGTTTTCTCCACTTTGCCGCCGGCGGTCACAAACATCTCGTGATGCTCCTTGTCTGTATACCACCGAACCTTCTTCTCGGCGCCCGTCTTGGGGTTGATAGCGATGATGTACCAGTATTTGTCCTTGAACGGCTCACCCTTGAACTGCCAAGTGACATAGGTCTTTGCTACTCCACCATACATTTTCTCAACCCCTTTCTCATTTTCTATATATATTATACCATAAAAATTTTTTTAAGTCAACCCGGGGCCGAAGCCCCGGGGACTATAAGGTTACTCCACTTTCCCGTCAACGAGGTTGAGCAAGGTACCAGGAGTCAGGTCCTCAGGCATCAGGGAGATTACCTGAGCGGCGGCCTCGGGATCATCCTGCTTGAGCTGGGCGAGATCCATAGGAGTCATCACCCAGGCGCCCATAGCGCGCAGGAAGGTAGACATATGCATCTTGCTCTTGAAGATGTTCTTCATGCCGGCAATCGCAGACTCGTAATTGGCGCTGGGCACAATACCAGTCTGGAGCGCGCCGCCATAGATGTAGAAGCGATCCTCAGTGAGCATACCGAGAGTCATGCCATGCTGACCGTTGAAGCCGAGGCGCAGGGGAGTCGCCAGCAGCTTGGAGGCGTCGAAGGTAAAATCGCGGTTCATGTCGTTACGATCATTTCCGGTGAGGAAGAACTTGAACTCAGTCTCGGGGAGACCAGAGAACAGGCTTACATCGAAAACGATGTCGTCCTGACCGAGCTTTACCCAGAAAGCCTCAGCCGCGCCGCCCTGAGCGATAGGAGCATTGGTATTGTCACCGGAGTAGACAACATCAGTGCCATCGCGCCAGTAAGAGTTCCAACCGAAGTTGGCCTTGACAGAATGGGCGTGCAGGTCGATGTCCACACGAGACTCGCCATGCTTGGTCTTGTTATTGGTCCAGTGGACACCAACGGTGAGATTGGTGCGACCAGCAGGGATAACAACACCGGTGCCGTAGGGGATAACGCCCATCATCTGCTTCTCGGTGGTAGGAACGGCGTAGTCTACATCGTCGGGCAGGACAAAGGTCTTGCCGGCGAACTGCTCGTTCAGACGGGTATACAGCGCCTTCATGCACTCCTGAATGCAACGCACATAGACGTTTGCGGTCTCAGGGTTCAGAGGCTGGATGCCGCCATCCTTAACGAACATACGGCCATTACGCACGGTGTAAACCGCGGGCAGGCTCTCAGTGGAGGCACGAGTAGAGCAGGAGTTGATAATCTTGACGAGGTCGCGGTTGCTGGCCTTATCAAGGACTCCCAGCGCCTTCAAATACTTGCCCTGAAGCATCAGGTTGATGAAGTTCTGGACAGCGGTATCGGGCAGAGGCTTATGGTAGGTATCCGCCATGCGGCGCATATGGTTGACCAGACGGGCGCAGTTGGGATACTTCTTGAACGCCAGGAACAGGGGCTTATAGCGCAGGAAGATACCAGCATAGCCGGGCAGGTTGGCCATAAAGACACGAGCAGGCAGCTCATTCACAGGGGAATAAGCAGAGCGGTTCTTAATGGTCTCGATGGTGCGGCGGTTCTTGATAATCATGGGCACGCCAGTCACCTTGTAGATAAGGTAACGGAGGCCGCTGATGGGCTGGGCAGGATACACACGCTTGTAGTCGCAGTACATGACCATAATCTCGAAAGACTTGATCTCGTCGGGGGTATTGGTCACAAAGGGGAACAGCTGCTGCACAGCGTTGCGGATACGGTCGTTGGGCGCAGTCAGGGTCTTGAGGTAGTCATTCAGAGTGCCCTTGAGGGTCATCAGGGGCAGCATACGAATGACAGTGATGCGCTTGATGTTGAAAGCGTCAGCGGGGATCTCCAGCGCCTCCAGAGGCACATAGTTGCCGGCGGTGAGACCGACAGACTCACGGCCGTAGGTGGACATATAGTTCATCATCTGCTGGAGCAGCAGAGTGAGAGGGTCGCCATATGCCATCTCCTTGAAGGACTTGTGGAAGGTCTTATTGAAGGCGATAACCTCGGTGCCATACTCCTTGACAGCGGCGGTATAGGCATCCAGAGGTGCATGGCGCACAGAACCCTGACCATCCACAAAGAGAATGCCGTGGGCAATCTGCTCCATAGGGGAAACACCACCATTGATGCTTACGCTATCAACGGCAGACTTGAACAGCTGGATAAAGGCGGCCTGCTGAGCGGCAGTTACGTTCAGACTCATAGCTTTTTACTCCTTTCATTCTAAAGTCCAGTAGTCCTGGACCTCAACGATTTCAAATTCGGGATACTTCTCGAGAAGTTCCGTCCCTCGAGCAAAATGGAGAAAACCCCAAGTGTTCTCTGGGCCGGCGACTTCAGTTGGGAAGCCATGTTTTAACCGACCGCAAATTCGACAGCGTGCACCAGGTGCATAATCAATTCTGCCAATGAATCCGCGTTCTCGGTCAAAGTTGGCATTTTTATTGAAATACTTGATGATACATGGCTCAAACTCATGTCTGTGGTCGGCCTTTTTCGGCCGAGGCTTCTTTTTCTTACTCCGATAGCGAACCTCGCTTTCATAATCCTCGTAGTTAATCATTGTTGTATCCTCCTTAAAAGGATTGGCGGAGTAGACTGGACTTGAACCAGCACGCCGTTACCGACTACTCACGGTTTAGCAAACCGTTGCCTTACCAATTAGGCTTACTACTCCATATGATGGTGAGAGATGCCTCCTCGGCTTCATGCCCACATTACGCGATGGTGGGGTCTCCCAATGCTCAGAGGTTCTGGGTACTCATCTCTCACCTTGTATATATATTATATCATAAAAATTTTTTTGTGTCAACTATTGGCTTTTACATACCGATCATGTTCGGGATCGTAGATGTAGCCAACGGGCGCGTTCTTGACCGCCTCCATCTCCTCAGGAGTAGTCTTGGGCTTGGACTTAGCGGCCTCTTCCTGAGCCTTCAACCAGGAGGGGAGGGCTGGGAACTGGTAGATGTTTTTACTCCCCTCGGGATAGTATGAAGTGCAGGGCAGAGTAATGTTATACTTGTGTGCTGCGCGACGGTGCATACGCTCAATCTTCTCCACCATGTCATCATTCAGCTCGCCGCCGCGTAGATAGCTGTCAAGATCAGCATAGGTAAAGCCCCAGCGGTCTTCATCGGTCTGGCCGCACATTCCATCATGGGGCGCCTTGCGCATAGCCTTTTCGGGCATACCGAGCGCAATGCCGATTTCGATGATTTCAGATGCGGTATAGTTGAAGAAAGGAGAGAAGTCGCCACACTGATCGCCCCACTTGGTATCATAGCCGACATAGGTTTCGGACAGATTGCTGGTATTGGCTACACGGCCGCCGACCTGGTTGGCCAGCATATAAAGGACGCAGGTGCGCAAACGGGAAGGGTGGTTGTAGCCAACAATCTTATTGATTTTCTTGAAGTCCATGTATTTGGAACTGGTTTTCATACGGTCATAGGACTCCTTGATGAGCGGCCCAATATTAAAGGTCATGTAGCGGATATTCAGGAAACGGCAACAGTCCTCCGCGTCCTTAATATCGTTCTGGATTCCCGCCGGCATCAGTACGCCAAAAACGCGGTCTGGTCCGACCGCAGCGACGCTGGCTGCCGCGACTGCTGCGCTATCCTTGCCGCCCGAAATACCAACAATGATAGGCGCCGCCTGGCCATTCTTATCCATATAATCGCGGATGAACTGAACAACTCTATCCGCTTCAACAGCTGCATTAAAAGCCATTTATCTTCCTCCGTTCTTAAAATTCTCCATAGTCTCAATGAAAAGACTAAGGAGGTTATATGCTGACTCAAGACCGGCTCGGTCGTCGAGATAGATGTTTGCGTAAATCTTTCTGCCATGTGGAACAACCCAAGGGGCGTCCTCATTGATTGCTTGGCATGGGATACCATTCTCCCTAAAGTATTGCCACATACTCTGATAGCGCTCTGGCACGGACGCCGACCAGCAGATTATATAGGCATAGGGCTGCACCCTACGGAGCAGCTCTATGACCTGATTGTATTCCCAGCCAGGGCGTTCGTGAGTATTGAACACGGTGTCATCAAAGTCGAAAGCGACAATGAGTTTCTCGTGCATGGAATACTCCCGTATTAAGCGACCAAGGGCGCGTTCTTGGTCCATGTATGGGTCTCTTACCATTTCTGATCACGCTCCGCGTCTCTCTTCTCTTCTTCACGAAGGCGCTCTTTGATGGTGTCAAAATCTTCAAAATTGAAGCATACGCCGTCCATATACTTTTTCACCATGATGTTATCAGAAGCACCCAGGGTTTCAATATAGGGCAGGCCATCAACCATCTCGTAGTCACCGTTCTTCACGATGACTTTGACGGCGCCACGAGGAGATTTCTTGCCGGGATCGGTCTTAGGCATCTTGTAGATGGGGACCTCTTCACCGTTGATGATACAATCAGTGGCCTTGATGGCATAACCGCGAGTATCACGGGTTACATACTGATAGGTGTAGGCGCCGATACCAAAGGAGATATTGGTGATGTCAAAGCTACTCGCTACACACCACTGACCAACCGCTCTGGTAATCTCAGGCGTAATGGCGTCACCATAAATCATGCGAATATGGGGATTGAGAACGCTGCACTGATGCTCGTTAAAAGAGCCGCCGAAAATCTGCCACAACAGATGGAGGGTGCCCTTAAACTCGGGAGAGCCAGGCTCGGCGTTAGGGTCGCCGCAGATAATCTTCACGGGATCACCGCTATCGGGGCGGACAGAGAGGACGCCATCGCGGTTCAAAATTACATCCTTCAGCAGGGGGAGCACTTTGGAAACGACGCCCCAGTAGTCGTAGGTATCAGACACATAGGTCATGACTCCAGTCGGCTGAACCTCGGTCAGCAGATGATTCAGGAACAGCATCTCAGCAATGAGATTGATGTCCCAATTATCAAAAGCCGCTTTCTTGAACAGGTGGCGTTCATCAGAAGTCAGCTGACCGTGTGCAATACGCTGTTTGTAATCAGCTACACCCTGCTCAACGACACTGTGCTCCAGAGAAGGAGTGCCGCGCATAGGCGGCGTAATCAGATTGGCGCCATAGTAGTCACGCAACAGGATGTTGGAGCCGATAGTTGCAGTTCTGTCAAAAGACAGAGCATGAGCGGCACCAGAGATATAACCGGCCTGGAGAGAGGTATGGCCGCGCAGAGAGAAGTCGCCACACATATGGTCGAGTGCCGCCATATCGCCGTGGGTAGCCTTGACAAAAGGCGCCAATAGCTTACGGCGATAATACGCAGTCGTCGCGCTGGTGCTGGGGAGCCAGTTGTTGGCGCTCCACTGGTCTTCGATGAACTGAGGAAGCCATGTGAAGTCGGGATCGGTATTGAAGATTACATGGTCAGGAATACCAATGGGAAGCAGAGTGCCTTCGGGAACGCCATAGACGGCGATGGGCAGATGGCCCAGCTCATGGAGCGCATAGAACTTGGAGAAGTCACAATAGGTTTCGTCAAAGGTCTTGCCCATGACCTCTTCCCACTGTCTCTCCAAATCATTGACCGGAACTTTGAAGAAGTTTTCCTCCCAGAAATCATGCAGTTCAGCCAGTGTGTATTGATAGCCGAAGACTACAGTGCGGTCACAGCCAGGATGATGCTTATTGGAGCGCGCCGTCCAGGTAGAATACACCATCTCGGCGCTCTGCGGCTGCATCTTGATTGCATGGCCAATCTTATAGTAGTCAGCGGCGAACATAGCGAAAAAGTTTCTCATCCAGCACAACCCCTCTCTTCTTTTGCAGGCAGGTTACAGGTATCTCTCATTTCATCAATGGTCATCTTGCCGCCATAAGGATACTGGGCGTTATAAGGAATAACGCGAATTTTCTTGGCGGCGTCGCCCTTCTTGGTTTGAAGCGCATAGTGCATAGAGTCGGTGGTATAAACCTTGGCATAATGCTTGAACACATCGCCAAGTTCGATGGTCGGCTCACAATGAGTGATAGCAAGAACCAACTCACCGAAGCCCATCTTCTCCAACTCAAGAGCGGTATAGGTAAAGGTTCCGCCGCGAGAGCAAATGTCGTCGATGACAAGGACTTTCTTGCCCTTATACTCGCTGGCCGGTACGCAGGCAGGATTGATAATGTCGAGACCCTCAATCTTGCCGGTTTTCCAGTTGCGAACCTTCTGACCATAGAAGAACTTATAACCGGGAATGGAGTTGACATATCTCTCTTGAGCGCCCTTGTCGGGGAATACGATGTAGTCAGGCTTGACTTCATCAATTACCTGCTGATGGAAAGACCGAACATCCATAGTTTCCATGCGGTCAATCATATAGGAAGCGGGAGAGTGCGGGTCAAGCACGATGACTCTTTCAAAACCGAGAGAGTTGACCCACTCGGCGAAGTATTTCAGAGTGAAGACCTCGGTGATGCGGTTCTTCTTGCGATCCATCCGTGCATTGGGGATATAGGGCATGGTCAGCTCAACCTTATAGCCAAGGTCTTTGATATGCCGAGTGAGCATATCAATAATCGGCATCTCGGAGTAGTTGCCGAAAATCCAGGCAATAGAGAGAGTCTCGGTAAAGTACCAAGTCTTATTGCCGTTGGCATCAAAGGTGCGGCCCATCTCGTCGAGGATGTCAAAGAAGGGGCCGAGGTCAGTCAGCGCAGGTGTGCCGTCGGGAAACCAACCAAAGTTCACTTCAAAGCCTTCCACATAAATCATCTGACTACCTCCATCTGCTGAGTGGCGAATACGGTCAGAGCGGCGTTATGGGACTCGGGAGTAACGCCGGCACAGGCATCTGCATGGATATAGATAGGAGTATTGGGGAACTGAGCGCGCAGGATAACGGCATTGGCCGCGACGCAAATCTCAGTGCAGAAGCCGCAGATATGGATTTCCTCCAGAGGATTGGGATAGATATGATCCAGAACCATATCGCCGATGTCCTCTGTGCCAAAGGTATTCTTGAAGATCGTGCAGTGAGTGGTCGGCTCAATCATATCGGCGACCTCCTTGACAATCTCCCAGCCGCGGGTATTGTAACCGCAATGGAAGACAGGCAGTTTCTTGCCCTCCAGGGTATCAGGATAGTTTCTCTCGTAGTGGGTATCCTGAGTGGCGATGATGAGGGTATCGCCGTCCTCGTCGGTCATGTCCTTAATCAGCTTCTTGATATTGGGGATAGCGGCCTGAGCTTCCTTGGTGCCCAGCGGCCCAGTCACGAAATCGTTCTGAACATCAACCAGGATTAGTGCTTTCATTATTAGAGTCCTCCTTTTTGTCCGGTTCAATGTGAAATCCCATCGGGATTTTATTGCTCGGGGTATTGGGCTTAAGCACCACAACCTCGCAGTTGGGGTTAAGCATATCCATAATCTCCTTCAACTCCGAGAGTTTCATGCTCAATCTCCTTTTCTCATTTTCTATATATATTATACCATAAAAATTTTTTTATGTCAAAAAGAAAAAGCCCACCCTTTCGGGTGGGCAAACGCCGCTTTAGGCGATGTTTTTGCGGATAGTGTAGTTACCGCAAGTGCGCTTCTCGGTGACTTCCTCGCCGTTGCGCGTGACCTTCTTCTCGACCTCGTTGTTGCAAACCCACACATTGGAGTTGCCGGCACGGGTCATCTCGCCGCCGCACACCTTGCACTTGATGGGGCGAGGCTCACGCTTCTCGGGCGCCTTTACACCAAGCGCGTCGGCCAGCGCAGAAAAGGAATTGAAGGTGCCGTGGGTGGTAGCCAGCTTCTGAGCGAAATTGTTGTTCTTCTTGTTCATATTGAATGTCCTCCTTTTAATCCAACATATTGGTTACATAATCGAAGATGAGCTTCTCGGGGAAAGTAATCGCGGTAATAATGTCCAACGCCTGGCAGATGACGAGAACGAGGCCAATGGCCATTGCGCAAAGAGCGACAAAGCAGATGCACCCAATCTCATCATAATCCAATTTGGAGTCTTGATAATGGGTATAAGCATAAGCCATTTTCACCAAAGCGATAATGGCGCCGATAACAAGTACCAGACCGGGCACTAACCAGACACATGAAGTGCCGATTTCAAGCGCCGCCCATTTGGAAACCAAGATTGGCCACCATTCCGAGATTGTCTCTGCTGTTACAGAGACTGCCATGCCCAAATGCTCAAAGAGGGCATTGACAATTTCTACTCCTGTGTTCATACTTCTCCTTTTCTCCGTTGGCTTGTAGTTACTGGTGATCCCGGGGGGATTCGAACCCACCAACTTCCGGCGTGAAAGGCCGGCGTCTAAGCCAATTCGACCGCGGGACCATATGTGTGGGGAGCCACGGAAACACTCCCCTCCGGACTTACGCGCCGGATTGCTCTGGCCAGACCGATTTGACGCCAATTCCATTTGCTACTCGGTCGCGAGTCCTTTCACTTACAGGGATACTGGAATTGGGAATGAACCCTACCGTCTTTTTCTTACGCTTTGGGCACTCCCCGAGGGTTGTGGTTGGAAGTGTTATTCCCCAGCAATAAGTGTGGAACCGGAAACCACTCTGGCGATGCCGATGGGACTTGAACCCACGACCTCCAGCGTGACAGGCTGGCGTTCTACTCTTCTGAACTACGGCACCATATAAAACCGCTTTATTTATGTGCGATGGAAGCGGCCGGAAACCACCGGAGGCTACTTATTTAGTGTAGTTGCCTGAACAAACACCCAACTAACGCATGGGCGCGGGCACAATGACCAGTTGGTGCACAAGGCGGGACTTGAACCCGCACGCTCCGAAGAACACAAGCACCTCAAGCTTGCCTGTCTGCCGATTCCAGCACTCGTGCATATAATGGATTGTAAGGTAGAGTTTCTCCAGTTTCCTCATTTAAGACTGACTAACTTGCCATTTCCACTGTGGAGCCAGTAGGTCTTAAAAATCCAGTCCCCTTACTAACGACATCCCTGCCGCCGTTTAGCGGGTTCTCCGCAAGGATAACGGTACCCTTTGGTGCGGGCAGAGGGATTCGAACCCTACGAGCCATTTAAGGCGGCGGCTTTTGAGACCGCTATGTCTACCAACTGCATACACACCCGCATATAACTCGCAGGATTTAGGTTTCCTGCGAGAACCTAACACCAAACTAAGGAGGTCATTTAATACGACCTGGTACAGTCGGTGGGACTCGAACCCACAACATCTGCCACCTGAAGACAGCGCGTCTGCCAAATTGCGCCACGACTGCATATTGAGAGGAGAACCGGCCAGACGGTTAAACTGAGCTACACCGGAAGTTCTTGGAATATCACTTTTCTCTGGACAAATCCTTTCGCGATTCTCCTCATGGCACGGGCTGCTGGGGTCGAACCAACAAATCTTGGGTCAGAGCCAAGTGTTTTGCCATTAGACTAAGCCCGTATTTACGGCCAATCCCACTCGAAATCCTCCACAAGGTCATAGATGTGATAGATTTCGGCGTCAGAAAGATAATCGGTTTCGATACCGTAGGTGAAACACGCTTGAGCCAAAGAGCAATCATTGATATACATTTCAGTTGCCAGACGATAACAAAGACCATCTCTAATCATCTTTCATCCCTCACTTTCTATAATAATTATATCATAAAAATTTTTTTATGTCAAATTACGGAAGAAAGTAAGTGTTTGAAAGAGGAATAACACTGATTGACATAACTACCTGATTGGGGTCTTGCGTAATGTGCCGCCACACTTTTGAGAGAGCGGCGTCTGCGGAATCGGCTTGGGTAATGTAGGTGATTGGACAAGAGGCGTAAGAGCCGCTTGGCTGTATTAGATGATTACCCAGGCCGCCTTGGAACATGATTTCTGAACGGAGAACGGCAGTTACCTCAAACAAATTCATGCCAGCACCTCGATGCTAATAGAGCCATCACTGCAAAAGATAACCTGAGAGTCAAGCTCCTCGCACTCTCTTGCAGACATATCGTCGATATACTCGCCCTGGCCCAAGACAAAGGGTGGATTGGGGAGAGCCATCGCCGCCATAAAATGACACATGGCTTCATATCGAGTATGCGCGGCGAGAATGCAGTTATGATAGAAGTATGCGTGCTGTGCATCATAGCACTTAACAGTGACTTTGTAGAAGTTCATACTAATTCTCCTTCCAGAATGGTATCCCGAGAGGGACTCGAACCCCCGATCTTATGGTTCGTAGCCATACGCTTTCTCCGACTAAGCTACCGGGACATAGCAGCGACTGTCAGCAGCGTCGCCCCCGCTGCATTCTGGATCAGCAGCATTACCCGAGTACTTATATTGCGTTCTCAGCACAACGCATCCGCCTCTGTCCTTAACTTGAAACTCATCGGTCTCCAGACTTCACCGGCGATGGCGGAGTGGACAGGACTTGAACCTGCAACCCATATTTCAGAGCACATGATTTCCAATCATGCCGACTACCAATTATCACACCACTCCATACGGTGCTAACCTAATTTTTAACGAGGTCGTTAGCCTCCATCCCCGGGCCCTTTTCGCCACTCCAGATTGTATCTCCAAGCCAGCCGATCTCTTTGCACAGCGCTATACAAAGCCGCTTCAACTTGGCCTTAAGGCTCTTGGCGCCTTTATGGGTTGTAAGATGGGATTCGAACCCACACCTGCCTCGGCCACAACGAGGTGCTCTACCATTAAGCTACTCACAACATATTTGGCAATAGATTTTTATATCGGGTATCGCTCTTCGCTTTGGCCCTCGACTGGCGGTACAATCTCCGGCTTCCCTATCCAACCCTATCCGACTCCGCTCAGGTCCAGAGCGCATACGGACTGCGCAGTAAAGTGGCCACAATACTTAGCAGGTTAGGATTTGCTCCTTTTGCCGCGTCTATAATGCCCCGTCGGGCTGGTGCTTCCGCAGGGACTTGAACCCTGAACCTCGTGATTAAGAGTCACTTGCTCTACCAAATTGAGCTACGGAAACATAAAATGCGGGATATTCTCCTACTTGCCGGCCGTGCTTTCAGAGAATAGTCATGGCTCCAACCCGCAGGCCATGCAAACCCAGTGTGTCTCGAGCCACTTTGAACTTTCTCGTCCTCGGCCGCGGGGTCGGCCTCGCTGGTGCCTCAAGGTGGAGTCGAACCACCGACGCAGGGATTTTCAGTCCCTCGCTCTACCTCCTGAGCTATCGAGGCATATATGGGGATTTAAAGCATCCCCTGGCTTTGTTGGAACCGCAGATGGGACTCGAACCCACATCCAACGGTTTAGAAGACCGTGGCTCCTCCATTGAGCTACTGCGGCGTAGTTAGTTAATCGCTACGCCAGCTCTCCTTGCCACCTTAGTCAATGTCTTAGGAGAAGTAGTGTCCTCGGCCACCAAATGACAGGGCTTTCCAATAAGAGTGAAAAGACCAAGTAAGGAACGGCAATCCACCATAATCATGCCATCAGTGGAGTGCGCCCACAGAACATCTGGGGTCTTACAGGCCACAGCACTTAACTTCTCGGCGTCCTCAGCGGACTTGATATTGATGTCCAGTACCATTTCTATCAGCCTCCCTTCATATTAGAGTTAATGGACGCATAGCCCAGATTCGAACTGGGGATCCAGGTTTTGCAGACCTGTGCCTTAACCAGACTTGGCGACTATGCGATGTTGGCGAGCAGTAATCAAGATAACCAATCTATTAAAAAGGAACTGCTTATGCCAATGGTGTGTCGCGAGTAGTAAAAACTTGTTCCAAAATACAATTTCAAAAAAGGAACTACTTATGCGACAATGGTGATGCCACGGGGACTTGAACCCCGAATCTCCAGCTTGAGAGGCTGGCGTGTTAGACCAGTTCCACTATGGCACCATATAAATCGACAACTCTTCCATTTGGGTTCGGCTCCCGCACTATCTATCGTTTACCCGAACTGGCACCCTAAACGTGTCCAGCCGACGATATTTATTTCTAACCCGAACTTTTCCTTTGCAAATTAAGCGGGACATTGCAGGCTTATCAATCACGCCGCCCTGCACGGGGAAGATTAGACAGGTAACTCCAACAACCTTGTCTTTAATTGTCTGGCCGCTTCAGTCACAATCTCTCCGTGTTGGTTATGGGAAATTGTGTTCACCCTCGGGACGCGAACCCACGGCTTATTGGAGGGCACCCGCCTTTCGGCGGGGACTTGAAAGTGTACTTTTCAAAAAAATGAATGGAGGTGGCCCCTTTCGGGGTGGAGCTGGTGACAGGACTCGAACCTGCAACCTGATGATTACAAGGCACCTGCTCTACCAATTAGAGCTACACCAGCATATAGAAGGCCGCCACTGTTCTAACCACTTAAACTACCGGGCCTAATTGGCCCAGGCGGGATTCGAACCCAGCATCTTTGGCCGCCGGTGCACAGAGTCAGGTTTTTACGGAAGCCGACTCTCAAAGAAAACCGCCGCTTTCTATCACCCCTGATTGTGGGGCCGCGCACTCAGCTTTATCCGCGGTAACTGTATGCGCTGTATGTCAGATTTTTTACGCCCATGTGCTGAGGGCGCCGGCAGTCGTAGGGGCATTCCATTCTGACGACCCATGTTTGCCGTGGTGCTGATTTGTGGTGCTCTTTGAACTGGCCTTACCCAGAGAGAACGCGCATCGGCACACCAAACCTTCGAAGCAGCTCTCTTTTGTGAACCTGCCTATTTCCTGACCCGACAGCGGGGGCAATTAGCGACTCGTTCTTTGGCCTGGCTGCCGCTTCCACCAGGTACATTATAAAAGGCTTAGTCTACTTTCGCCTTTGGGCAAGTGCCTCACCCTTCTGCGCGCGTTCAGAAAAAGGATGCCCATGTAGATTGGCACTGGTGACGAATGCTGGGATCGAACCAGCGACCTCATGCTTGTAAGGCACGCGCTCTAACCAGCTGAGCTAATCCGCCATTTCCTACTTTCTGTAATTATTATAACACAAAAATTTTTTTGTGTCAACCTGACGCTCGGCTCTCAAATGCGTTTCATAGGTCTTATCCCCTCTCTCATTTTCTATAATAATTATACCACAAAAATTTTTTCTTGTCAAATAGCGGGAAGTAGAACCCTATGGCGAGTTGCAAAGGAACTTCCTATGCTATTGGAGAGGTGGCGTCATCCCATCAGACACTCATTAAGGCGCAGTAACGTTGCACCGCCCCTGTGGTGCTCCCTAAGGGACTCGAACCCTTAACTTACAGAACCTAAATCTGCCGCGTCTGCCAGTTGCGCCAAAGGAGCATGGCGGCGAGGGAGGGACTCGAACCCACAAGCCGCTCATCACGACCGACAGTTTTCAAGACTGCTCCCCGCACCTACTGGGGTCAACCTCGCCTTATGTAATGATTGGCTGGCCGAGGATACAAAAGCAAATCCCTGAGCCGCCATTGGATGGATGCTGAGGACAACCACGACACGACTCAGGGACTCTGTTTAGGTCAATACCGAAAAGGTTTCCATTGGGAGTTTCCAATGGTTTGAAATACTCTCGGTATTGCTTCAACTCTTTAAGCCACTCGGCCAACTGTCGGTGCTGTTCGGCGCATTCATCGCATGACAAGGAAGCTCGCTCTTCAGCGTGCTTGATTGCTTCATCCAGCGTCATAAGGGACGATGTATTAAAGTCTGCCATGCGATTACCTCCTTAAAGATTATTTATGGTGGAACTGATCGGACTTGAACCGACGACCCCCTGCTTGCAAGGCAGGTGCTCTCCCAACTGAGCTACAATCCCATGAGGGGGACGACAATGTCCCCAGGCTTTTATTTATACTCGCAGTCGACGAGTTTGGCTGGCATGGTGGGACTCGAACCCACAACCCCGCGGTTAACAGCCGCGTGCTAACTACCGATTGAGCTACACGCCAATATCCACAGGAGAGGGACGATGGCAGTCGTCTATCTCCCCATTTGTTTAGGCTCTGCCAAGCCGCAAAATGTACCTTTTGTTTCTTACAAAAGGGTTGGTCGAAGTGACAGGACTTGAACCTGCGGCCTCTTGACCCCCAGTCAAGCGTTCTCCCAGCTGAACTACACCTCGATATGGTCCGAGTGGCGGGACTCAAACCCACGGCATCGTGGTCCCAAACCACGCGCTCTATCAGCTGAGCTACACCCGGATATTGCCGGAGTTTATATTTAAGAGAAATCCCCGGCTTAAACCTCTCCGCAAAGGTTTATCCTACGAACTCTCGGATAATGCCATTATCCAGCCGCACAACGGCAGGCGGCGTATCCGGCCGATGAACCAGCTTGCACTGGCGCAGAGCGCGAATCTTATCCATCCAGATAAGGGTGCCGTCGCCGCCATCAATGTCGAAGTGGATGTCGAAGAAGAACTCGCGGTCATTGGGGTCAATCTGATGGATGCGCCCCATACCATACTTCGGATGACGGACAACATCTCCAATCTGGAGAGTCTTACGCTTACTCATGTGAACTCCTTTCACTAATGGGTGGGTAGGTGTGTATCCTCTGCGTTTTCACGGGCTTGGAACCGTTCCTTTCGGAGCCGCATTATACACTTGGGGCGGATTATCCGCCGCTTGGGTATTGTCAGATTATTTCTGACTGACAATAGGCTCTTCATCGCCAAAGATGAAATCATCAATGTCTTGGTGGTTCCAAGGAAGCTCGAAGTACAACAGCATTTTCATGCCTCCTTTCTTATTTGGGATGATGGTATCTCGACAGGGACTCGAACCCCGACTTGCGCCTTATGAGAGCGCCGTGACTGACCAATTACACCATCGAGATATACAGGGCTGGGCTTTTGATGTTCCAAAGGAAAAGGAGTGCCCGTACCGTTTCATCTCCTTATGGGTGCAGAGGCAGGATTCGAACCTGCGATTTCGACCTTATGAGGGTCGCGAGATAGGCCACTTCTCTACTCTGCGATATTGAATGGGGCGGCTCGACACGCAACTCCGAGCGCATTAAGGCGTGGTTTGTCTTATCGACCTCTAACGCCACCCTCATTTTCTGTAAATATTATACCACAAAAATTTTTTTAAGTCAACTTGGCGAATCCACGAAACTGTTTTCCTTGATATGGCAACTCGGGACAAGACATTCCATGCCGCCACATCCACTCTTGAAGGGCAATACGCTCAGAGCATGGATTTTGTGGCGCCTCGTGAACCATCAATACGATGATAGGCGGGCCTTCAAAGTGATTGCACTCACGGACTTGGTCTTTGATACGAGCGCATCGACCAATGAAATCCATAAAGTCAACCTTCTCAAGCTGACGACGATATGCGTCAAGGAAGTTGCAGGTGTCTGGCGTATAGGGACAAGCGAAAGCGCCACAACAAAGGTTAGCGCAAGACTTATCGGGATGCAACATCTCGGCGCGCAACCCATTGCATACTTTGTTATTATCGAAATACACAAAGTTTTTGTCCCGACCTGCGTGATACCATGCGGGATCACCACACGCAGTTGACAGTGGTATCATATTTGGTGTGAAATTGCGAATTTGGTAGAAGTATGAAGTATAGAAGTCCATTAAATTGCCTCCCATTCTTCATCAGAGAACTTTTTAATTACATTCTTTTTTCTTGGTAGTCCTTCTTTGTCGCACCACTTACGAATAGCATTATCACTAACGCCAAACATTCGACCAATTTCAAGAAAAGATTTTTCTCGAATAAGAGATTTCAATTCTTCTCTCGATGGGCGGGCAACTTTTTGTAAAAGAAAGTCTCGACAATTTCGACAAGCTGTCGCTCTTGTAGAAATAATTTCTCCACAATAAGGACAAACCTTGGGCTTCTGATGTGTTCTAATAGGATAAGACCAATCAGAATGTCTGCGAGTTTTACCTGTATTGATTTCTGAAATCGTGTCTTCTCCTACATCAAAAATTTTTGCAATATTCCTTTGAGTATAAGAAGTATTTGCCAAAAGATTATAAATCTCCAAAATATCTTCCTCTGTCAATTTGACAGGAGCAACAATCCCAGAGCCACCAATAGTTTGATTGTATCCATTGGTAAAAGAATTATACTTTTGGATATACTCTTTTTCTTTGGCGTTTAGTTCATTTTCTTGACACTCTTCCAATACTTCAAATGAAAAATTGTCTAACCCATACTTCTTGAAATCCTCATAAAGAGGATAAGAAAAAGAGGAATGTTTGTGTTGTCTCCAGCGACGGAGAATATCGACAGATTGCCCAATATATACTTTTCCAGTTATTAAATTGGTAATCTTATAGATACCACACATACTATTCCTCCTTCCTTCTGGCAGGCCGGCTTGGATTCGAACCAAGGTGGGATTTCTCCGCCAGTTTTGGAGACTGGTGCCATCAACCGCTAGGCGACCGACCTATATGTAGGGCTGGCGTCCCAGCCCCTTAACCGAGTTACTTTGGAGCTGCTCTCCACTGTCGGGCGAACTCGATAAACAAAAGCCTTTTGTCCCATGTTCCAATCTGAACAGCAAGATACCCTCACATGGCCGGGCCTGCGTGGTCTTTGTTTATTTGTCCCACACAGCATTTCTAAGACCGCGTCACTTGCGCTTCAACACGATGAACCTCCTTAGAATGCCGTAAAACTGGCCAGAGTTCAACGCGCGGCAGTAAACCGGTTGGTGCAGAAGAGCAGACTTGAACTGCTGACCTCTCGCTTATCAGGCGAGTGCTCTAACCAACTGAGCTACTCCTGCATATAATGTCCACGGAGCCACCCTTTCAGCAAGGACTGTGCCGCCTCCATATGTAACGAGTCAACGGAGAACATATCGGGGCTTTTCGTACTACCGACCCGCCAGATTTTTCAGGCTATGAGGTATCTGGAATCTACCTTGGCTGCTCACGAAGCCACCCGGAGCTGTTACTCTCTCCCAGCCCGTCTTTAATTGCCAGGTGTCGGGCGCGGACTTTCCCTAACCTGCTGGACCGATAGACGGGACCCGAACCCGCAACCTCCTGCATGGCAAGCAGGTGCTCTACCAGTTGAGCTACTACCGGATATTAGGGAGAGGAGAGGTGCTCTCCTCTCACCTTGTATATATATTATAACACAAAAATTTTTTTAAGTCAAATACGGAAGTTCCATATAGATGTCGTTTGGCACATTGTCCCGCCATACATACTCGTTCTCGAGGATGTAGTTGTTATAAGTGGACGCCGTGCGATTGGCGCGCATCTTAGCCTGAGCCGCCCAATCCTGCTCCTCTTCGTCATCAGAGTCTTTGTACTGCTCATACATCAGCCGGTCGGCTTCATATGTAGCAATCATGGCTCGGCAGGTATCCTCGACTTTCTTGATGGTGTCGTAGTTCGTGTGGTCATCTACCTCTTGAACTTCGTGAAACCAAGAGTTCCAAACACCGCGGCCGGCAGGCGTCACGCCGAAAAAGACCGCGGCCGCGATTGCAAGAGTACAGATGACGGCAATAACAACAGTTCCGACTTTACTCATTTCCTTCACCACCAATCACAATGGTCGGCGTAGCGATCTCGAAGGGAATATCGGAATACAGGTAGGTTCCGTTCCACTCCATGTATTTGCCGTCCGTGGTAAAGAAGAAAATGCCGCCGTCGTTCTCGCCGAAGGAGCCGTCCACATCGGGAAGCCACTCATTGGTGTAGTTGGGGGACTCATAGTTCTCGCTGTCCGGCGACAGGAAAGAGTTGAGGGAAGAAATCTTGCCGTCAACGGTAAAGCGCCCAACGACAGCGCTATTGGTAAAGAGAACGATGTAAGACAGAGGTTTGTTGACCTCACAAGGCAGGTTGACTGCCTTCTCTCGCTGGCCGTTCACCCAGTAGGCTCGCCGGATAAGGTTGTATCTCTCAAGAGAATACTCCAAATCCGTCGGAGTCGGCTGGTTCTTCATCAGCGTATTGCCAGCCTCATAGGTATTATGGATTTCCTGGTCTTGGCCATTCATTTCGTCGCACGCCGTAAGGGACAGACACAGAACTCCGGCGCAAGCCAGTGCCGCAATACGCTTACCAAATTTCATTTACATTCTCCTTCTTATCAAAAGATTATGGACCGGCTGACGGGACTTGAACCCGCAGTCCCCTGCTTGGAAGGCAGGTGCGTTAGCCAATTACGCTACAACCGGATATGTGGTAGTTTCCCGTCTTTGTAATCTTGGAGGCACTACCAAGCCCCAACGCGTCGTGCAAGTTCCAACATTCTTAACCCAAATGGAACTAAGCTCAAATCCAAGGGTCGCTTTACGAACTATTCGGTTCCTTTCCACCGGCCTTACAAAGCAATAACGAGGGCACAAGTCAGACGGTTACAACGATGCTGTTACCGACAAGAGCCGCGGTCATGCGAGCTTGACTTTGGGGGCCTCGTGCACAGGCACTCCTACTCATTCAATCGCATCCAACCAATGGTGACTCATCGGGGGTTCGAACCCCGGCAACCCGCCTTAAAAGGGCGGTGCTCTACCAGCTGAGCTAATGAGTCATAGAATGGCCGTAATTTGTTTCCGACGGCCACGGAAAGGAACGCTCAGTATTTATGTGGCGCGCTGCGCTCACGTACACGCGCAACCGACAGGGTTTTACCCGCACTGTCGTCTACGGTTACTCTTCCGGCCAAATATCCTCAGAATAGAGGGCGCGGTCAGAAGTGTCATGGGTGAGTTGACCGCATCTCAAGGCCTCATACTTGGCGTCGTAGCGGTCAAGGAACCTATCCATTTCGTCGAGGAAGCCTTCAACGATGTCGGGGGACTGGAAGTAGGAGTGGCCGAAGTGCTCCTGAATTGTTTCATAACAATCAGGATGCCGCGGGCCAGCCACAATGATGGGATAGTCAGTGCCAAACGGCACGAACTTTACAGCGGAACACTTAATCATCTACCACCACTCCTCTCTTATTCAGTCCATAAACCAATGCGGTTCCCCAACGCTCGTCCTCGATATAGAAGAAATCACTGGGCTTTTCGCAATCATGGCACTCGGCATAATCCTGAGCCATTAGTTCAAGCACTTGCCCGAACCGGAGGTCGGTGCCGACGGTCATCCAATAAGTCTGGAATAACCCAGTCAGATTGGGAATACGGTTTGGATTTCTCATAACTCATCCCTCACTTTCTATATATATTATACTACAAAAATTTTTTTGTGTCAAGTGAGGGGAGGAGTTATTGATTACAGTCGAGCGAGTAGGCCGGCCAGGTCAGTCTCGTTGGCCGCCTGAGCCGCTGCGATCTCGTCGATGTTGGCCTCGGTACGGGTAATGGCCGCACGGGTCTTATCCATCTCGTCCGCCAGGAACTCCAGGTAATCGTACTTCTTGGTGAGCTGAGCTTCAGCGAAAGCCTTGCGCCGCTTCAGGATCTTCTTCTCCAGCCGCAGACCAGCGAGAGTCTCGCCGTCGTCGACAGAAGGAGTATCGTTGGGCGCGCACTTGGCGGTTGCGCGTACTGTCTCACCATGATACTGTCCGAGGGCAATCACCTTGTGAATACCGTCGCGACCAGTAGTGTGGATGAAGCGAGTCTCTGCCTTAGTCATTTGTCATACACTCCTTTTATTTATCAGATTTCAGATAGCTTAGCAGAAGAGGAGTAAGTGTATAGCCTCTTACAAAATTGGGAAAATGTAAAGTAAAAGGCCTCTCTTCATCTTCAAAATAAAGCTCCAAATCTTGTAGATAAAATACTTTATCACCTACATGAACTGGATTTTTTTCAGAATCAAAAACTACTTTTCTTACACCATCTATCTGGTATTTATCTCTTCTTTTTGAAACTGCTGGATAATTTACTGCAAGGCCATCATCTTCGTATTGTCTGATAGAAATACCAAACAAATAATCTTTAAGAGCTTGCATATCTCCCATAGATTGATTGCCGCGGAAGTCTGTAAAACCGAACATTGCAGGCGTTACAGAAATATAGTCCGAGGTTTTAAAGCCGTCATCATCCAGCTTTACTGCTCCAATCCAAATTCCGCCTTTGGGGAAACTTAGATTGAGATACTCAGGGTTCTAAAAGATTTTCTGAGACATAATAATCCCTCCTGTGGTAAAAAAGTGATAATTCGCGGGTGTTAGCCGCTTATGGTGGTTCCTGGGGGAATCGAACCCGCGACCTTCCGGTTATGAGCCGGCGGCTCTCACCAACTGAGCTAAGGAACCATATGGCAGCCCCGGCTGGACTCGAACCAGCGAGTGCAGGAGTCAAAGTCCTGTGCCTTACCAACTTGGCGACGAGGCTATATTAAAGGCGCGGTTCTATAGAAGCGAACTTAATCACCTATCCAGTCTGCTATTGTTTATTTGCCGCCGATGTAGCGCGCGCCATATGAACTCAATAAAGAGTCCACCAATAATCAAACAAACGATTGGAAAGGTTACCCTTGCCAAAAGTATGTTTACTGCGACGTACTTTGCGATGAGCTTGTTTCTTCAAGAAACTCTTTCGGGACATTTAACATCGACCGTCCTTCGGCTAAGCATGGAAGACGACCCATTTCAAGGTCATCATGCCGCATAAAATGATACCCTTTACATCTTTTACAATAACAACGAACATGGCGCTGATGGTCAGTGAACAATTTGCTGGGATAATCTCGACCTGCAATCACTAAATCCCCAAATTCCTTTCCATATGCAATCTCTAATCCTTCTCGATTGATTTCTTTAGAAATCGTTTTATAATTTTGAGAAGAATAATAACAGGAATTGGGTCCTTTGCAGTTTTTACATTTTTGTAAAACAGGGACTAAGCCATCCATCCAGCGCCGAACATTGCTGTTCTCAAAAGCATACAAAACTCCACATTCATCATTGATGCAGAGATAATGGCTGTTCTTTCTGCCGAGTCCATGCTCTACACTTATGGCGCAATTCCAATGTTCTAATATACGCCATCCATTAGCAAATTTGGTTCCTGCGGGAAGAGGTTTCATTCGTTTAGCCATAGCATCACATCCATCATTTTATATGGTGGGCCAGGTAGGAGTCGAACCTACTGAGGTGTGAACCAACGGATTTACAGTCCGCGCCGCTTCCTGATACGGTATACTGACCCATATAGAGGCGGGTATTAAGCCACCCGCCCGGGCTTTAGTCGATGGCCTCTTCCTCGATGCGGATAAAGACGCGGTCGGGCGCCTGGGACTCGTCAACCTCCAGAACCTTGTTGTCCTGAAGATAGTCGATGGACATGATGCCATTGAGGTCGCCCTCATAAAGAGTGCGGTTGTCATCGGGAACATCATCCACCACATAGGTTGCCCTGGGATACTTTGCACGCATCTGGCGAAGAACCTGATTCAAGGATTGAGTCATTGGTATCTCCTCCTTTGATTGTATAAATATTATAACACAAAAATTTTTTTGTGTCAACCTACGTCGTAGGCCTTGCAAAGCAAGCGGTATGCGAGGTCATCCAGAAAAGCTCTTACTTCAACGCTGCGTTTGGCGGCAAGTTCGCGCTCAGCCGGTGTGCCGTAAGTCTGACGAGCTTTCTCAAGAAGGCCGTCCACGAGTTCCATATACTCATCCCGCAAATTTTTTGCGACGTCATAGGACTGAGGGCCAGTCTTGAAGGACATGAGATAACTTCTCATAAGCCTACCGGGGTTAAGTGCAAAAGCAAAGTCATTGAAGCGCATATAGTCATTCATGAAGTAGTAGAGCCGCGCAAGGTGATGCAGCTGCTTGGGGTCATAACCGTACTTCTCAAGGACTTCTTTCTTGCTCTCGAAAGGTTTGTCAAAGGCTACATACTTCTGACGGGCCATGCCAGCAGCCATCTCCATAAGTCGCAAAGGGTCACGGTTGGCCACCATATCACGATGGTCGCGCAGCTCCTTGGCCTCGGCCAGATAGTCGGCGCCGACAGAGAAGTAGTCGGTATAGAGAACTTCAACGAAATTGATATTGCCCTTGTAGAAGTTGTCAAACATAGCGCGCACATCCTTTACATTGCAAAGGGCGCCATAGGGATCGGTAAGGTCAGTGGATACCATCTTGCGACCCAACACAACATCTCTGAAGGGCGGCAGCACCATGCACTTGGTATCTACATCGCTGTCGTCAGTATTGAGGCCATAGTTCTGGGAACCATACAGGCCGCAGTAGAAGACAGCGTGGTTGGTGAAATGGTTGGCGACAAGCTCAACGTGCTCTTTCACTCTATTTTTAAGGAACTTCACATCCTGCATATTCATCCCTCACTTTATAGGTCATAGTATTTCTTACACCGGTGGGCGTCGATGGTTTCCCGTATCTGCTCAGGCAGCGGCTGAGTTTGAATTGTCAGATGTATGAGAGAGCCGCGGCCCAAAGTCTGTTTCGTTACACCTGCGACAGGATACCAAAGAAAGTTCTGATTGCTGTCAAGAACTACATTGATATTGCCCTTAAACCGACAAACATCATCGGGGCAAGGGTCTATCTCCCTGATGGACGGCTGATATATTTTGACCTCGATGCGGGAGTTAGGATATTTGGCTCGATAACTTCTGAGCGCATCAAAAACTGTCATTCTTCTTACCCCTTTCTCACTTTCTATAATTATTATATCATAAAAATTTTTTTGTGTCAAATAAAGACCGCCCCTCAAAGAGGGGCGGTAGGTTAATCGGTGATCAAATTGATAAAGCTGCCGAGAACTTTGGCGGCAATGCCCAACGAGGCAAATACGATAGTCCATGTGGGCGCGCCGACATAGACCGCGATACCAATAACCGCGATGCCGATGAGCATATTATACCTCCATGACCGTCATGTATCCGAAACGAATCGCCGCCCAGGAGTCTCCGTCCTCGCTGTTGTCAGAGAATACAGCGATGTCGCCGTTCACCCCAATGGTGATGTCCTCATGGGCGAGCACATCCATGAGATAGTCCTGCAGGGTGTCAAGCTCTTCGTCGGTCAACGGCAGATCGGTATTGACCTCTCCCATCTCGAGGTCGGTATCGCAGAGGGTACAGTCTTCGAAGTTATAGCGGAAATCCTTGCCAGAAGCACGAACCTCCAGCGCCAGATTGAAAGTATCCAATTCACCCACGACGCGCACAGTCGCCAGGGAAAAGTTGCGAAGAATCATATCAAATATCCTCCTTCATGTATTGTTTACGGTAATAGTTCTTCATGGCATAGCCTCTTTCGCCAGTTACCTCGGTGCAGTTGGTCAGGTAGTCGATAGGCTGCCATGCAGCTGCTGCTTCCTCAGAAGGAAACTCAACTTCAGCGTACCACCAGCCGCCGTCCACCTGATTAACTTCGAGGGTAAGGCCGTCATTCATGGGGAACTCATACCAGTCCTTGTGATAGACGCCGTACTTGGCTTGCTTGAGCAGGCGATTGTATTCCTCTTCGGAAATCCACCCTTCAAGCTCGGTACGCTTGAGGCCATCACCAGTCTTAAAAGTCCACTTATATTTGGGCGTACCAAAAATGATGCCGTTCAGCCCTTCGACGACTTTGATGCGCTTTGAAATACGCAGTTCAGCGTCATCGTTCGCAAGGAGATAAAAAGAATCAACCGATCTGTGCTTGCGAGGACGATAGCCTTCAGGGAGTCCAGGGACCAGCCACTTACGCTCGATTTCGATTCCGTTAGCGCTCATACTTCCTCCTCAGTCCAGGCAGTTCTCGATGTCCTTCGCCCAGAACTCGATATTGCACACCTCGTCGGCGAGCCGCAGGGTCAGGACAATCTTCATGGTATTGTCAAACATATAGATGATGGACAGCTGCGCATCAACGCCATCAGGTTCCTTGTTCAGAGCGTAGCGCATACGCCGCATAATGTCATCCCAGCTGGCCTGAGCCTGGTCGATGTACTTACTGGAGACGCTGTCCATATAGAGATAGAGGTCGTTGGTATGGGCAGTCTTAAAGTACAGGGTCGCGTTATTGTCAGCCATGGTAAAGCTGAAGTCGAAATCCGTAAACTTCATTAAAATCCCTCCATTTTCATTTGAATATATTCGGGTTCTTGGTCGGCTTGCAGGTATTCGCCCTTGATCCCCAGTATGTCAGTCTTGAACACATAGAAATCATTGGGCTGGCGGCGCAGTATTTTGCGCATCTGTCCCAATACCTGTTGCAAAGTGTCGAGTGACTTTTTGTTTTTGTCGCACCAGTCGGCCCAGAGAGAGGTAACTTCAAGTTCTTGCTTGGCGCCCCGTCTGTCCACGCGTAGTTCGTGGAGCTTCCATTTGACAGTCTCCGCATCTAATTGCTTTGGTGCAAGCTCCAAGGCATGAAGCAAATCTTGAATGGCAGAGTTTGGGTATTGCTCTGCCTCTGTCGCTCTCTCAAGGTCGCTCTTGGCTTCGCGGCAAATGTTGAAAAATTGGGTTATGAATTGCTCAAGTTCTGCCGCTTTCATATTATCGCTCCCTCAAATTATCAAATCCAAGGTTGATAAAGGCCAGAATTACCAGCAAATATGCACAGGCAATACTAACGTTGTTGGCAAAAGGCTGGCCATTCGCCACATTGACACAGCCAATAATGAAGTTTACCAGCCAAAGGGCGGCAAGGAAGAAATCACATACTGCCATCGCTTTCATTGCGCCACACTCCTTTCTTAATAAAATCTGCTTTGACAATCTCATAGATGTTGTCCAGCGCCACAGGAGTGAAGTTGGTTACATCCACGGAAAGGTTGAAAGTGTGAGTGAGCGTATTGTAGAACGGCTCATGGTTATGCACATGGCCGTGGCACAATACCACCTCAGAATTGTCGCGCACAACCATGTCGTAGAACGCCTCATTCTCCAGCGGGAAATGACACATGACGAAGAACAGCCCCTTGTATGGCAGGTAGGCAACATCGTGAACAGTAATCTTCTCAGGATACTGCTCATAGATGGCGAGCTTGCGCCGCGTATCATGGTTGCCGCGCACCAGATGGATATGGCCGTTGAGCTGATGAAGAATGGATGTGGTATTGTCAGCTAGGCCCATGATGAAGTCACCCAGATGGTATACAGTGTCCTCGGGCTTAACGACGCTGTTCCAGTTGGCGATGAGCGTCTCATTCATATCCTTGTGGTCAAGGAAGGGTCGGTCGCAATACTTGATGATGTTGTCGTTATTGAAGTGGGTATCCGAAGTCAGAAAGATACTCATTTAATCACTCCTTTCATGCGAAGATCGTGTTCGGTATGTGCGCGCCGCAAGATGTCATTGAACTCAACGATGTCGTTGGTCAGCATCTTATCGAGGAGCAGCTCATAGATAATCTTGGACAGGCCGCAGTAGTCCTGACTCTTCGCCGGCTTGGGATAAACCATGTCGGTGGCCAGCCAGATTTGCTCGCCGTTGACCCAGATGGAGTAATCTAAGAAAGAAGCGCCTTCACCATCTCCCCAGGGGTCACAGTCAGAAATGTCTTTGCGGCGGTCAATACGAGTCACGATGACGCAGGTCTCACGGTCATCGTCAACGATTTTCAGAATCATAGCGGCTCCTTTCCAACAGCTCGTTGATACTGATAAGCTGGACGCCATTGGCAACGGCGTCAAGTATGAAGTTAAAGATGGTTTGTGCCTCTTCGGGCCGCACACCGAACTTTGAGCCATTGATGTAAAGCCCTGACCCATTATCGTAAGTCATCGAGTTAATGTGCTCGATATGATGTTTCGATGTCTGGATATACATTATTCGTTCGCCTCCTTCGCGGCGCGCAGAATGTCCCGCCAGTTCAGAAGGCAAGCATCCTCCATGCGAGAGACCAGCGCATCAACGATGGTGTCCTGAAGCGCGACGATATGAGAGTGCGCCTTGATGTCGCCAATCTCACAGCTCTCGACCCACAGGCACTCGCCATTCACGAGGACGCTGACCTGATGATAATGGGAAGTCTTACCAAGAGCATTAAAGCTGTACTTCTTGGTGCGGGCTTCAACAGAATTTACGATGAAGTAGCGGGTATTCTCGCCATCCTTAACACGCAAAGTCATAGTTTTTATCCCCTTTCTCACTTTCTATAATTATTATATCACAAAAATATTTTTATGTCAAGAAAAGGCCGTCCTTAAAGGACGGCCTTGGTAATGTCAATGGTGGCTTCGTGTTTGATGTTCTTGAAGAGGTAGTCAAGAGCTTTTTCTGCCTTGTCGTGGCCGCTGAATACCTCGTCATCCTCATATTCTGTCAGGAGAGTAGGCTGTGGCAGGCCGAGCTGGGTGGCAAAAACGCCCCACTTGTTCGGCATAACCTTGGTCATGCGGATGAAGAAGTAGCCGTCACAAGGGTAAATTGCGTCGTTTGTTTTGACAAATACAGTCATGCTATCACCCCCTTAATACAAATCGTTGATAGTATGGCGGCAGATAATCATGGGGAGCCGCATATCGAGGGTGTATGCCTGCTGGCGCACGACAGCCATGTCGAGCAAATAGGATTTTGCCATAGAGAGCATGGTATCCTCGGGGACACGCTCAAAACCTTCGCGCTTAGCGTTGCGCTCAAGGCAGACGGCGAGCGGCGTGCAGACCTGCTCGAAGATAATCATGTTGAAGGTAGTATAGAGCGACAGAAGCGAGTTGAGGCCCTTCAACAGTTTGTGCGCAGAGCCGTTGGACAAAGTGGTCTGGTCAATCCAGAGGTCAACGCCACGGCCAGCCGCATCAATGGCCGCATAGCGGCAAGCATCAAGGAAGTAACCGTACTCCTCGTCCGCAGAACAGGGGAAGTACTGGTCAGAATGAAACCGCTCACGAAGGGCGGCGCGCACTTCATCACGATGAACCACACGGTCATCGGCGAAGGCCCATTTCGAAATGTATGTGGTCTTGCCGCTGGCCGGCAAGCCGCACATGATGTGCAGATTAGACATCGTGCACCTCCTTGTTTTCCCAAATATAGTTGAACGCCGACATAAGGATTTCCTGAGGCGGCTTATTGTAGGCTGCGATAATGTCGAGGCAGCCAAACGCGGCCTCGGGCACATCTTCAGACTCGGCGTCCAGCGCGCGAATATGGAAATCGTAGTTGCGATGCGACAGGATGAACTTGATAAAGTCCTCGGTATTGAAGTCTTTGAATTGCTGAAAGTCGGTATGATACCGGCTCTCGTCCGCGTAATCAACGCGAATAACTCTGATAGTAGGCATCATGCGTTATCCTCCAATTCACTCCAGATGTTCTTGAATACGGTGATGTAATCGCCGTTGGCGTCCATGCGCCAGATGCGCTCCAGCTCAGCGGCGGTGTTTTCGTCCAGCTCGGACTCGTCGAAGTACAGATACTCGAGGTCGGGCTTCTCCGTGGTAATCTTGTGAAGGGCGCCGCTCTGGGAGAGTGCGGTCAAGAAGCCCTGCTCAGACAGGAAGAACCAGGCGCCGGAAGGCGGAAAGATGGAGTAGCCATTGCCATTGATAACGAGCAGTTTCATATTAAAATACCTCCCCCATAAGATAATCCCACAGACGGTCAAAAGCGTTGCGGCGCGTGGTCTGGTCTCTGCTGTCCATCATCAGCTCGATGTAAGCCTGAATGGTGTCGTCCTCCATGCCGTAGTCCATATACTGGAGATTGTACTCGGCGGAGTGCGGCTTGCAGAGCATAGCGATGAACGGCTGCTCGGCGTACTCATGTTGAACGAGAGAGTTGACGCGGACAATGTATTTAGGCTCACAGTCGTAGGAACCAACATAGATAACTCTAATCATATTTTTGACCCCTTTCTCACTTTCTGTATATATTATATCATAAAAATTTTTTTATGTCAAGAAAGCCCTGCCGGATGGCAGGGCTTTAAGGTTAGGACTTTACCTTGGGGTCGTACTCACGAAGAGTCTCTGCCAATACACGGAAGAGCGCTTCATAGGCATCGTTCTCCTTTTGGAGGGCGGCGTTTTTCTCCGCCATAGTGGATTGCTCAGTAGAACGATGGTTATACAGACTGGCGATCTGCGCATAGGCGTCAGCCAGGCGGCGCATACCAGTAGAGTTGACAGGCAGGACGCCGAGAGGTGTAGTCATCTTGGGGGACTCGGTGTTGAGGACAGCGCGCTGGAGATTGTCATACAGCTCCTTGATACGAGCATCCTTGGACTTGCTGTCGCTGAGGATCTTGGCGTTGCGCTCACGCAGCTCGGCGACGGTCTCCTGAAGGTTCAGGATGGCGACACGCTGCTCGCTGCCATACTTATGGAAAGTCTCCTTCATGCTGGCAATCTCCTGGTTCTTCCTCTGGACAGTCTGGGTCAGATCGCGAATCTGGCTCTGAAGATTGGCGATGGTGGAGCGCTCCTGGTCATGGGTCTTGGTACGGATGGACTGGCCGGCGAGCAGAGTATTGTATTTGTCGAGGGTGTTCATATACTTCTGGCGCCAGTATTCAGCCTCGGGGCTGAGGCCCGTCGCCTTAGTATTAGGCTTAACTTCGGTCTCAGGCTTAGCCTGGGCGACGAACACCTGGGCGCTGGGCATAATCTCCTGGAAAGCAGAAACCAGTTCGGAAATGGCCTTATCGAGTTCGGACATATAAATTTCCTCCTTTGAAAATTGGAAAAATTTGGAAGCCCGCTTAGTGGACTCCTTTGATAACATGATTGGTAACACTCTCGGGCGGCACGCAATAATCGTCGTCGATCTGCTCCCAGTTGAGTTCGAGATTGACCATAGATTCGATTGGAAAATACAGAATGTCGTCGTTTTGAAGAACAGTGAGGTATTGCATGGCGGCCAAGTGATTTTCTTGGGTCGGCTCAAGTTTGGCGAGGAATGCGATGGCGTCGCGCGGCGTCCATTTGCGGTCGCAATAGTCATCGTTAATACGATAGTTGACGCGCATCTTTGTGAAGAACTGGCCGACGGCTGTGTTGTTGATGTCTGTGATGCCGCACGCCGCAGGATTGAGCGCCAGACTGTCACCTGTTTGTGTATTCTTCGCTGTTGCAATGAGGTTGAGCAGCAAGAAGAAGTCACGAGGTGACAAGGTGATGAGATGTGATAACTTGGGCAGGCGCACATGGGTGCGGGTAACAGTTTGAATTTTGCCTTCGGCGCCGCGTGTTGAATAAAGATAGAAACCTTCATTACCGAGCGGCAGCACATCCATGAAGTCGCCGATGCGCAGGGCGGTAATGATTTTTGCGATTGTCTCAGGCAGCCCTTTGCGCTCTTGTTCGGCGGTCATGAAGAAGATTTCACGGGGATCATGTTCATCTGGGGCGTGGACACAAACTGCGTTCTACCGCATCCAAGCCTGATATTGCTGATAGATTGGGGACAAGTCCTCAAACTTAATCTTTCTACGATAAAAAGGCAAGTTTTACTCCTCCTTTAGAAATTGTAAGATGTAACGCGTATTGCGTCCGCCGCCAATTTGTTGTAGGAAGCCGTACTTAGAGCCGGCTGTGATTGAGGTCTTAGTCAGACCAAATTCTTTCAGCTCGGCGGAAGTGTACTCCTTATTGGGGTCTTTGTCGGCGAGAAACTTTCGTAAAGTTTCAAGGTTAGATTGCTGGTTGTTGTTTAAGTTGCGCTTTACTTGTTTTGAAGATAAACCATTCGAAAACTTAAAATCATTCCATTTAAGAGTATCGTCGTATGGAAGGACGCAGTTTTCAGGCTCACTGATGACAGGATATGGAACTTGTGTCCCGATACTGTCAATACATTTGCCGCAATACACACGAATATAGTTCTCAACTACTTGTTTATAGGCACCTGGTACTGAACAATACCAGCCCTAACAGTAGAAGAAGTTGGTCATGCCGACCTTCACTAGTTCTTCGACGCCGGGCCGCACGCCGCTTAGCGACTTAGAAACAACTTCATTGTAGATTGTTTGACAAGCATAGATGAGCCGCTCTTGGAATGTGAATGGGTAGTCAATCTCAAGATGGATGCCTTCATCGGTCTTGGTCAGACGATGCATTGAGGCGCCTTCCATTCGAAGGTTGGAGCCTGGCGCGGGGCCAAACTCAAGGGCAAGAGCAGTTGCAAGTTCATAATCATAACCAGTTGCCCAAAGCGCGCCGGTATAGTCGATGCGCGCTCGGTAGGGTGCTTCAATGTCTTTCATTAGGCCGCGATAGTATGGTGTAATTGCCTTGGTGAGCGGCGTAACGAGAGGCTTGATAAGATGAAGTTGAACGGTTTTGATTATGCGATTGCGGCTTGTCAATCCGACTTTGAGTAGACCATCGGGAGGATCTTCCAAGCGGCCCCAACTTCGTTTATAGAGGTCAGGCGCGACAGTCTTGAGGAAGTTGCCGCTTGAGTATTCATTTCCTTTGGTATCTACCATCTTGTCGGTTTGGTCAACTTGGGTATAGGTTTCGCCGTTGACTACTACAACGGATGGGGTGAAGGAGTGTGACGCTTTTACTTCGTCGAGAGTATTGGAGAGCCTTTGTACTGCCTCTTCTGGAGTTTGGGAGAACTACGCTTTGTTTTCCAATTAGGCCCTCCTCTCCTTTGAGGTTTGTAGAGTACTGATGTGATATTTTGTAAGGCGCGTAGCGTGTAGGGGATATAGCCATATTAAGTATTTTAGGGGGCCGGATTTTGTAACAAATTTTAAGAGGAAATGTGGCTAATTCCGGCCCTCGTTCATTCTTCCGGCCCCCAAGGTTACATATTATTATTATTATTATTATACAATTTTGGGGGCCGGAGGTAGCCATATTCCCTCAATGGTTATATACAAAATATCACATTTTCAAGGTACAAATGAGGAAATTTTATCTCATTTCCTATTTCTAATTATATTATATCATAAAAATTTTTTTAAGTCAACTTTCTGCTGAAATATGCCATTTTTTCGCATTTTTGACGATTTTTTAACGATTTTTAACCATTTTTACGTCATTTTTAGCCAATTTTGATCAATTTTTAACGATTTTGAACCATTTTTCTTCATTTTTGCGCTTCTTGGGCCGCGATTTTAGCCCTTTTGCGACGATTTTTCAAAAAATTTTCAAAAATTTTTCAGAATTTCACCCTTCATTTGATCTTTATTGGTGTTACGAACCGGTTTATTTCCAGCGACAGGCAGCAAATCAAATCGTGGAGCAAATATAATCAATTTTTCTTCTGGGGATAGGTATTAATTGCTCCGATTTAGGAATATAAACGCGCCGCTGCGGCCTAAATTTCATTAAAAATAACGGTCTGGCGCCATTTTCGAAACACGGGACCTACGGTCGGCGCGCCGCGGCCCACACCGGATCAATGCTAAATGCCGGTATAGCGCGCATATGTATGAAAAGGCTGCCCAATCAATGAAGACTGAGCAGCCGAGGGAGGGGAAAGAAAGAAAGAAAGGGAGAGGAAAGCGCCGCTCATCAGACTTGAACTGATTGCCGAGCCAACTGGGAAGCGGCAGATTGACCCAAACCATGTGCACTGGTATTGGGTGTCTCAGAGGTGTAAGTTGACGAAGTGACTCTGACACTCCGGGCCTTCACCCGTCCGGGGCTTCCCTTACGGCGGAGAGCATGCCGCCCACTTCTTGCTTATTAGTGGTAACGCAGCTGTGAACTAAGGGACGTCACAGCACCCCGGAAAGTTGGCACGTGCCCTTTTACCATCGGCAGTCAAGGTTGCAGGTTCCGCCCCTGCGAAGGGTTGATCAGGCCCGACATCTGTTTACCTTGATAGGGGGAGGGGGCCGAAGCCCCCTCGTGGGGATTATCAGCCGCGCTGATAAGCAGTGGCTTCCTTCTGAACCTTCAGGCCCTTGCCGTCGACGGTATCGACAACAATCTTCACGGCCTGCACGCCAGGCTCAGCGTTCAGAACACGGGACACCCAGGGAGCGGCCCAGCGGGTACCCTTGGGGCTGTTCTTGCCCTTGGCCTCGGCCATGTCAATCAGCTCCTTGGCGGTCTTGGGCTCGGAGCCAATCAGAGGCACGATAGCGGCACGCAGGGCGTTGGCATAGTCGGACTGCAGAGCATCCTTCTTCTCGCCGGTAGCCTTGTTGGAAGCACGCATCTCGATGCCCTCCAGCTCGTACTCAGCCGCGGCGCGCACCAGGTCGACATCGACGTCCTCGCCGTTGCACATATCCACGACGGCCTCGAAGAACTTCTGCTTGGTAAAGCCCTTGGCATCTCCAGTGTTATAGAACTTACGCTTCTCCATAATGAATTTCCTCCTGTAATGTGATTTTTTGGATTTGTGTTTTACCCCGGGCCTGAGTTTTCCTTCTCATGTACGGGGGTGGGCACACGTTAGGCCCTTCCTTTTACTCCGGGGGTAGGGTTTCAAGTTCGGGGGGTAGGTTCTCTCTGGATGGTGATTTCGGTCAGCACATTAGGTGTCAGGTGCAAAAGCATCTCGCGGAACTCGACAGCGCTCATCCAGCGCTCAATGGTTCCATTCCCGTGCCTCACGGTGACAAAGCGGACGATTTCAACTTCCATTGACAACCACCTCTCTCACTTTCTATATATATTATATCACAAAAATTTTTTCATGTCAACCTGCCGCAGAGGGGAAGTAATACGACGGGCGATGAAGATTTTTGTGCTATAACCTTCAGGATGGGGAAGGGCGGCATTGGGAGCGGCCTTAACCGGAATTTCCGAGGGGCGGCATGAGGAGCGGCCCTTCCCTCATCTTCTATATATATTATATCACAAAAATTTTTTTAAGTCAAGTCAATCGACTGGGGGTACATCGTTGTCCTATGCGCGGCTCAGACAATCCATAATGATGGGGCGGCGGAGTCCGAGGGTAAAGCCGATATTATCGCGGCGCAGATCAGACAGCTCATAGTCCTCGATGAAGCGGAACAGGTCATTCAGGGCCTGGGCGCTGTGTACCTCGAGGTAGCGGTTGAGCCAGGTCATACTTTCAATGCGGGAGTGGTAAATGGCATCAGCATCCCACTCAAAGCCGTCCTTGCGGAGGTAGCTATCGGTGAGATTGGGCTGATCCTCATAGTTGGTAATAAGGCGCATGGGGGTACATTTCTCTTGGAAGATGATATAATCCCCGGCGATATTGTAACAGGAATTGGGGGATAGGGAGCGCCAGGTACCGCTGACATGAAAGCCGCCGGGCGTAGTATGAGAGTGCTCCCAGGTGCAGAAGTCAGAGCAGTCCAGGCCTTCCTTGATAGGGTCCATCTGCATCAAAACGGGGGTAGTGATGAAGAAAGTCTCGGGGAAGATGTCCAGGCCACGGCTTTCTGCAACTTCGATCAGGGCTTTCTCGCCGATGGTATTATTGGCGCGGGAGGCCAGCTTCATCACCCAGCCGTTAAAAGGCCAGGGGAGTTCATAACACTCCTTGTAAGCGCCGGAGGAGAGGAAGTTGAAGTACTCAACCAGGGGGTACTCGTGCCGAATGGCGGCCTCAATGTCGGCGATGATTGCCATGGCGTTGTCGTATGTAATGGGATCAGTGGTATCGGCCATCTTACTGAGGGCCTTGAACAGGTTATCTTTGAAATCCGCGAGTTCCATCTGGAGGGTACGGTCAGTCATATCAATCATATTTATCGCTCCTCTCTCACTTTCTATATATATTATATCACAAAAATTTTTTCCTGTCAAGTGGGAGCCGGCGTGTTATTGATCCGGTTTAGGGCGGGAGCCTATACTCCCCCATTATATTATAACACAAAAATTAATTTATGTCAAATGGGGCAGGAGGCGAAGAGCAGCTGCAGGGGATGGGGTAGGCGTTTGGAAGATCCGGTTTAGCGGGGGTTGGATTTTTGTTCATTTGCAACGAATCGGGGGTTGGAGATGATATGGGATCGGGACGCAGAAATGAGGGGGATCGGTTTGAAAACTGGCGCTGGTTTTAAATGGATTGTGACAGTGAATACAGGGGCAGGGGTTGGCTCAGGACAGGTGTAAGCGGGGGATTTTGGGAATCGGGGGAAAGTCGCAGTATGGCCGCTGAATGAACGAAAAATCGCAGTATGGCAAACAAACAAAAATCGGGCTGCGCCGGCCGGCGCCGCCCGTCTCGTCAATAGGGAAACAAGGCGAG